GAAGTAGTACCTCTTTTGCATCTTGCAGCACCAGCACGGCAGGCTCGTTCACTGTATGGGCTCCTTCGGCGTGCGTCTTTGTGAAGTAGTATCTCTTTTGCATCTTGCAGCACCTGTGGGGCTTTGGCTTGAAACCAGGGCCGCCCGTGTCACAGAGACTCCGCTTCCTTTGCGAGAAGAATGGCTTTGTCAAACCAGTTCATTACGTCCGTGAATGTAGTACTAAAGTTGTCGTTGACCATCGACACTGTCTCACTAATACTGGCTTCTGGTATGCCAACAGCGGTGTGAAGGTACTGGAATGCTGGATAGACAACCAGTTTGAACCTACTGTCATCCCACTCAAGACGGTATGCCTCAGGCTCAGAGTGGTAGAAACCGGCTGCTTCGTAGAGTGCACCAAGCATGCAGTGCCGGCCATCGCCTGTTTTGTGGTAATACTGCGCCCAGCCATCCTCAAGAAGGATGTTCTGTGCTTTCTGAAGGATCTCTGACGGGCGTTCGAGGTTCATGTGGGGTTCCTTACTTCACGTGTTTGATGGCGCGGGCCTTGCGAATGTCACGCGGCTTCACGCCAAGTTTTGCGGCTTGGATGACAAGCCGCATCCGGTTGATCGCGTAGCCAATTCCCAAGAGGACCGCGACCGCAACTACAATAACTGTCATTAGAATTCTCCTTTGCGAGACTAAACCTCTTCGACTGATATCACTTTGGCTGTAAGCTTCTTTGATGACGAGGATGTGCTGATTACCTCTTCCGAAGGCGGTTCATACTTGTCACCTCGGACGGTTGTTGTGCTGATTTGCGGCCCGTCTTCGCCGCCGAGCACTTGGTAGGTAAGCTCATAGTCTTTGTCTGGGTCGTACGTTGGCTTCCAGCCGGCTTGCACTTTGTAAGTCACGTTGCAGCCAGCCGAGCCATAGCACTGCTTACTAAGAACCTTCACGACCAGTTTGAAGTCCTGTGGTCTGGGTTTTGGGAACGGTGCGGGGACCGGTGCGGTGGAAGTCTCGGTGACTTCGGTCACACCGGTGGTCTTGGCTTTGTTCTTGTCGTCTGTACCGCCGTCAGCCAGTATTGCCGCGACGATGATGACGACAATAATGGCGGCGAGTACTCCGAAACAGCCAAAGAAGCCTGCGTGGAATGAGCGTGGCTTTGGTCTTTTTGGTGGCTTCGGTCTTTTTGGTGGCTTCGGTGGTGGCTCCCACCCTTGGTGCTGCGTACTCATGAGTTACCTTTCCATGCTGTTTGGTAGGCGTCGATCAAGAACTGGTTGGCAGCGGTACGGTCTGGGTGTTCTGGTAGTGGTGATGTTTCGATAAGTTTTCGTAGAACATGCTCAATGCCGTCCACTTCACCAAGGATTTGGGCCAGTGGTACCTGGCCACGGCGCACGGCCAAGATATGTTCTCGTTGCGATGGTAGCATTGGCAACGTAATCTGGCCGGTGTTCAGCAGCTCACAGCCTTGGAACCCGAGCCGAAGCATATGGCCGGCGTACTTGGTGTCATAGCCGAACCTCTCAACAAGTTCTGGCCGGTTTGGCAGTCGTGCTTGGCCACGGTTCCCAAGCATTCGTTGCCGTTGTGCATGCAAGTAGCCAAGAAACCGCCTGCCCGCATCTCGTGAAACGATATGTGGTGCGAATACTCGAAGCGCTACGCCAACTGGGTTGATGACAAGCGTCGATTCCGGCGGTGCAAACAGTGGCAAGAGCACCGTTGGGTTTCCGTGTAGTGCGAGGCGCATCCACTTTCGAAGCGAGTAGACAACAAGATCCAGGTCACCTGGGCCGCTCCGAACACCTTCTGGCTGGGTACGACAGGTATACTGTTCAAAGCGTTCGAGCCCAATGACATATTCTAGTGGCTCGATGCAGATCCCCATCTCGTCACGGTCGTCAGTCCCGTCGATGGTGAGCCCGTGGACTTGGGAGCCAACGACCGTGCGGAGGATTTCGGAGTAGTTCATTTTTGACTCCACTCGTTGACCGCGTTCCACGCTTCAGCGATCCAGTAGGCGTCAACGAGTGCATGGTGCTCCCTGCCACGGTGTGCTGGCAGCGTTGGGTTTCCAAGTTGGTCAACCCACTGTTTCAGGTCTCGGCAGTACATTGGCCAGCCATGAGGCAGATTTACCATCGTGCCATAAAGCTGACACAGTGCCACCCAGTCGTAATCAGCGTACCAGCCCCAGAATTCTGGTTGCTCGCCAACGAACCGAACAACCTGCTCTGCAATATTCACGCGAGGTGTGTAAATATCGCTGAGGTGAGGAAGGACGTTCTCACGAACCCATGGGTTGGCGCGGGTGTGGTCGGCTTCTGCTGGCTGGGCGTAGTATGCGCTACCGTCCTCATGGACAAGCCCAATTGACAGTAACTCAATGGTATGGCCGTCCTCGATGAACTCGGTGTCAAGGAAGATCTTCAGTACAGTTCCTTTTCAACGACGTGGATTTTATCTCCTTCGACGGAGTACCGAGCGTAAAACAGCCACCCGGGGATAGTTACTTCTTGGTAGTCATCTTGGTGGCGTGCGTACTTCTTCGCGAAGTTGCGTGCCCAGTCGATGGCGGAGCTGTCGGTGGTGAAAATTTCCACGTCGGTATCAACGTGACGGTCCTCAATAATCGCGGCGTAGACCTTCATTTGTCACTCTTTACTGGTTGCACGAACTACCCTCCTAGGTCCTTGAACTCATTGCTGCGTAGTCGTGGGTACCTGGCACTCAGCAGTTTTCTGTCGAGTGTCTTTAATGACTTAATTTTCGTTTGGCTTCGAGCAGACAGTTCATTGAACCGTTCATCTGGCATGTTGGCATACCAGCCAAACAGTTCTGCTTCTTTTTTGAGCAGTGACCGTATCTGCTGCCACTGCTGAATGGACAGTTCCGGTGTAATCACAGTTCCCTTTCGTTGTCGCAGGGCGCCGAGGCTGTTCCAGATCGACGGTCTCCATGTAGGCGCCAGTTCTATCGGCCACGATATCATATTGACATTTGGCGTACAATGAGATTAGGAGGTTTCAGGACCAGTGACAGTTCGCCACTCCATCCACGATATCGTGCTCGTACAACGCAAGTATAGAAAGTGTGTATGGGCCTGGCACACACCACCGTACAGAGGGGGGCATCCGAGGAGGAGTCGATTGTGCAGGTCCATGGATTTTGTTCGTGATGGGAGGGACTGACCATGTCGGTGCAGCGTGAGTGGGACGGCGACCACCAGCTTGAGGCGCTGGTGATGGAGCGCACCATGCTCCCAGAAGACACACCGTACTCAATTGGTTGTAAGGACTTGCGAGCCTATTTTCCTGCCGCAGTTCGCAGTATTGCCCAGCTCTCACTGTATGCAACGCGCGAGAACATTCGCCTTGAGGCTTCGAAGTTTATTGTGACCAAGGCGATGGAGCTGGAAGTGCAGACCGCTGCCGACCCGCTCGTCAGGTTCTTTGACGAAGTGACGGAGTTTGCAGAGACCAACGAAGGGAAGGTGGAATGACGCAAGTCGTTCGTAAGCAGAAGGGAACAAGCGGGTTCCCAAATATCGGCTACCGGCACCTCGACGGCCAAGTGTTCCCGGCAATGATTGTCTCAACGGCAGCACTTGGCACGCCTGGTACCCCAACCGTGACACCACAGGGGACGACTGGTGCCGCTGCATACAGCTACCGAATTAGTGCAGTAAGTGGGACCGGTGAGACGCTTGCTGGTACTGCTGGCACGACGGCAACGGGGAATGCCGTCTTGTCAGGGGCCAACTTCAACCGTGTGACCTGGACGGCCGTGTCTGGCGCAGCAGCATATAAGGTCTATGGTCGCACGGCTGCTGGTGAGCTGTTTATGGCAACAGTGGTTGGGTTGCAGTTTGATGACACCGGTGCCGTTACGCCGGCTGGTGCACTGCCTGGTGGTAATACCGCAAGTGCCTATACGATTCGGGTTCCTGCACTTCGCCAGGGGCCGTCTGGTGGAACAAACTACCAGAAAGTTGCCGGAATTGGGATCAACAGAACCCAGACTGGCACGCTTGTCGTTGGGCGGTAACCCATGACACAAACTGTCGAACCAGTTAGCCTGCCAGTTCATGTGCATGTGTGCGACAGTTGCAAAAAGATGACCGACCCGAACGGGGTGCACCTCCATGTCTCTGCGCACGGCCCAGGCAAACAGGGAACCAAGCACACTGCCTGTGGGCCGTTGTGCATGAAGGACTCGCTTGACGAGGTAGGCCACAAGTATGGAACATACAAGGGCGAATGAGGTTCTTTGCGAGGCCAGAGTTTCTTGCAAGGATGCATGCAGTTGGGACGGTCCTGTGGTTTCTCAACTTCCCACTTGTGTTTGTTCTGCCGATGCGGCTACTAGCTGCCTACATCGCCTTTTGTTCGGTGTATGCGAATTTTGTCGGGCATTTCTCTAGCTGGCAGGCTGTCCGTACGGAACTCAAGCAGGACGAGATGCTCAGAAACCTTCAGGAGAGGAAGTTATGATTACGAAATACGACACCACGACCTTGTATCGCATTGGTTGGTTTGAAATCACTGGCACCGATCCTTGGCACTGCTCCTGTGGGGTGGTTGTTGTAAACGTTGAGCAGCACATCTTTTTCCACAAGCTGCTCGGCCACGCCTGCGACGACAAAAGGGCTGATGCACATGCTGGTTAATGACTGTAATGCGGGAACTGCGCTGAACTACTTTATTACGACGCCAACGACATCGCCGTATACCTATCCTACAACGACATACGTGTCTACGTGGTGGCCACTGTCTGATGCAGATGTAGAGCGGATCGCCAGGCGAGTAGTCGAACTACTCGCACAGCAACAAGAAAAAGGAGCAGAACATGCAGGTTCGTAAGGTGCTTATGGCTGTTGGCGTTATGGCTGCGGTACTGTTCTCAGTCCAGCCAGCATTTGCTGGGAGTCCACATTTCGTGGATGACAAGGTCCAGCTTACGCAGGACGGTGCCACACTGACCGTATCGTTCAAGGAAGCCGGCTTGGGCGATGAAGAGCAGGTCCACGTCGTGCTGAGCGCCGATGCCCAGTGTGTGAACCCTGGTAACAATGAGCCGCAGGCTGCGAACAAAGAAAGTTTCAGCACTGCTGGCGACTTTCCGGTGCAAAATGGTAAGACTGAGGGCACACTCTCACTAACCGCAGTGTTCCAGCCGTCGTGCTCACCACCGATGACCGTGGTGTTTAGCAATGTGGTACTGACCGACACCACGAACGGAATCTCAGTAAGTCTGTAATGGGAAGAGGGCTCGCAGATGCCATATGTCCTGAAGGGCAACTGTGTTCACAAAAAGAACGCCGATGGAAGCCCTGGTGAGCTGGTGAAGTGCCACAGCTCAAAGGACCAGGCAACAGCGCATTTGCGAGCCCTCTACGCCAATGTAACCGCAGCAGAGGTGACGGTTCCACGCAATCACTGGGAGATGGCGGAGACTAAAAAGAAACAGAAAAAGAAGCCATACGGTGATGTGGAGTATGCCGACCCGAAAAACGAGAAGTATCCGATTGACACGGAACGTCACATCCGGGCGGCATGGGGCTATATCAACCACCCTGAGAACGCAGCGAAGTACCCACTCAATGGCGTTTCGTTGGCAAGTGTGAAGAGTCGGATTCGTGCAGCGATGAAACGAATTGGAGCCAACGTTGCCTAAGTTTGTCAATGCCACCATTGAGATGGCAGATCCTAAGCGGTTCCGACTGCACCGCGATGTTGACGTTTCTGGTGTGTCTGGGACTGGGTATGTGGCTTCGGGCGTCGAATGGGGTGACGGCACCGTAGCACTCCACTGGCACACTGTTGTTCGTAGTCATGCTATCTACCCATCAATGGATGAACTTGAAGTGTTGCATGGTCATGATGGTACGACGAAGGTGGAGTGGTTAGATGCTTGAGGCACTGTCGGCTTGTCTGCACGATATTTACCAAGTCGAGGCGCATCGCCAAGACGATGCTCGTCATGTTGACCGGTACGAAGATCTTTCAGAGTCAGTTAAAGAGTACGACCGGGTGCTTGCTCGCTGGATTCTTACGCACTGGACGCCAAATTTTGATCCAAAGCTTGGGTTCCCTCCACCGGAGGTGTAATGCACACAATGGATTTAGGGGACAACCACTGGCTTCGGTTTACAAGCTGGAAGCCGGATCGGGAGCTGAATCCACAGTATGAGGGGTTCCCTGATATTGAGCGGCTGGGCGCCATTATGACACACAAGACACCGAACGGCATTGAGTGCGAAGGCAGTATTTTCTTCGACAGTGAAGTAACGAGAAAGTTTTTCGAGAGTCGTGATCGGTGGACTGTTGAGTCATGGGAACCGCTGACGCTCATGCCATCTGTGCTATGCCATTGTGGCGACCATGGGTTTGTCCATAAAGGGCGGTGGGTGCATGCCTAGTACAAAACGTCGTCGGGTTGGCGCTTACGTCAACTACCGTGACGCGACTGGCAAGTGGCGCCCAGCACAAATCATTTCTGCTGGTGCTGGTGTCACGCTTGTGCTGGCATTTGACCGCTCACCACTCCATTCCCTGTGGGCTGCGACGCCGAAGGTTGCCGCGACGACGGCGACCACCGGGCAAATGAGTCCGATCAATGCTGGTGTTGCGGTGGCAGAGCAGACCTCGCACAACCAGACGAATGTGTACGTTGTGTATCGAGGAAACTGATGGGTATCCTGAGCAAACCTGACTGGCGCACTGCACTTTGGAAGCGCTTGGTGCAGCGCTTACGAAGGAAGTAAATGACCACTGCGCGAGTAAGCAAGGCAAAGTTCTTCCAGTCCGTTGGCTATGTACCACATGGACCTGAGCAGTGGGCGTACCACAACAGTCCTGCCAGATTCCGTGTACCTTGCTGCGGCCGTCGCTACGGGAAGGCGTTGGATGTTGCTACGCCGATCCCTACGCTTAGTGGTTGGCGAACAATGGCAGAATTGGAGACTGGCGACATTGTATTCGATGATCGTGGACAACCTTGTACGGTTACGGCTGTAACTGACGTGATGTTCGGTCACCACTGCTATCGAGTTGTGTTCAGTGATGGCAGCACAATTGTTGCTGACGCTGAACACAACTGGCTAACATGGGATAAGCCGGCTCGTAAAGCGCTAACTGACTCTCGTCGCCATTCACAACCAAGAGTTGTGACCACGATGGAGATGGCTGAGACGCTTTGGTATGGCGAGGAACTGAACCATGCTGTTCGTGTGGCTGAGCCTCTTCAGTACGACGAAGCGAAGTTGTTAATTGATCCGTATGTGCTGGGTGTGTGGCTTGGCGATGGGCATTCGGCTATGGGTAGAATTACCTGCTTTGACCAAGGGATTTTGGACGAGATTGAGCAGCGTGGATATGTGGTGTCACCAAACGCTTATCGTGGTAACTATGGCATTCTTGGTCTTCATGTCCAACTGAAGGAAGCAGGGCTGCTGAACAACAAGTACATCCCCAGTGAATATTTCCGCGCCAGTGTGAGTCAGCGCAAGGACCTCCTTCATGGGATTATGGACACCGATGGCGGTGTCAACCCTAACGGGCAATGTGATCTTACGATGATGAGTCGTGAGATTATTGATGGCGTTGAGGAGCTAGCGCTTGGCCTTGGATGTAAGGTCGTTCGGTCAACTCGACGTGCAAAGCTTTACGAGAGGGATTGCGGGCTGGCACACAGGTTAAATATTACTGCAACGTTCCCAGTGTTCAAACTGTCGCGTAAGGTGGCTCAACAGTTCGCTAAAGCGTTTTCACCGTCGCGCGGTATTCGTACGGTGAGGGCTGTCGAGTCAGTTGAGACAGTCCCGGTAAGGTGCATCCAGGTTGATAGCCCAAGCCATATGTACCTCGCTGGACGAGCATGTATTCCAACACATAACTCAACGATGGCAGCAAGAGACAGGGAACTCACGTTACTACTTCCTGGTACACGTGGATGGATTTGTGCGCCGACGTACGACCTTGGAGAGAAAGAGTTCCGGGTCATCTGGAATGACTTTATTATTGGTAAGAGGATGGGGCTCGACAAGCGTGTGAAAAAGGCGTACTCGGTCAAACAGGGGAATATGTATATTGAGTTCCCATGGCAGTCGCGAGTCGAAGTTCGCTCTGCTGACCACCCGGAGACGCTTGTCGGTGAAGGGCTCGACTGGATTATTCTTTCTGAGGCCGCAAAGCACCGTAAAGAGACGTGGGAGAAATATCTTCGGCCAGCACTTTCTGACCGGCATGGCGGTGCAGACTTCCCCACGACACCAGAAGGGCAGAACTGGCTGCACAAGCTTTGGCAGTTGGGCCAGAATCCAGACTATCCGGACTGGGAATCATGGCAGTTCCCGAGCTGGAACAACCCAGTTGTGTTTCCTGGTGGCCGCCAAGACCCAGAAATTAAGCTCGTTGAAGCAACTACAACGTTGGAATGGTTTCTTCAAGAGTATGGCGCAGAGTTCACGGCGTTTGTTGGCAAGATCTACTCGGAGTGGGATGAGAAGACACACGTCAAGCGGCTGACATTTGACCCGAAACTCCCGAACTATATGGGGTTTGACTGGGGGTTCTCAAACAGTTTTGCGGCGATTGAGTTCCAAGTTACACCGCAAGATGAAGTAAGGATTTGGAGGGAGCATTATGCGAGCGGTTATACGCTTGAAGATCACGTTCGTATGCTCAAAAATCGTGCTAATCCTGACGGATATCATCTGGACTGTGGTTTCGGGGACGCTGCTGACCCCGATGCGGCTGTGTATATGTCTCGCCACCTGGTTGGAACGTGGGCTGAGCCGGATGCGAAAAAGAATTGGCGTATGGGAGTCGATCGTGTCAAATGGTTTCTCCAAGAAAGAGAAACCGGTGTTACCAAAGACGAGTTCGGAACGCCAGAACTGGCTCCAAAGCTTTTCGTGGACCACTCCTGCAAGCACGTCATCCACGAGTTCAATAACTATCGCGCCGCTCCTGAGCCAAAAACCGGCGCAGACCCTCAGGACAAGCCATTCAAGCGCGACGACCACGCAATGGACGCTATCCGCTACGCCCTCGTCCACCTTTACGACCTGGGGGCTGGGCGCCACCTGGACGAGCTGTACGATGCCAACCGCACATCAGTCGGAGAAGGTGAGTATACCAACTACCCGACCATCGACCAGGAAGCGTCGGTCTACATGGGTGGCGAGACGATATTTGACTTTTCTAAGGAGATGGTGTTCTGACAAGTGGCGCCGTCGCGATCACAGATCTGCGAGGAGTACATAGGCGCCGTAAAACCAACAGACTGTCGGGTGATGTTGAGGCGCCGACACTATCCCAGCTTCTCGCGTGTACATTAGGCGCCAACGGAAGGGAACGTTGATGGTAGAGGAGAACGGCGAAATCCAGACGCGAACGACATCCTTGGAAGAGATTTTCAAGGAGTACGAGCCTGTCAGTATTGCTGACGAGGGGTACATGGTCGTGCAGCGTCGGATGCTTGCCGACCCTGCCATCGTTGACTATTCCGAGCTTGGCGGTACCGGTACCACGATGTACACACATTACCAGCGTGATGAGTATAACGCGACGCTGCGTGGTGTCCAGGGTGTGCGCAAGTTTGATGAGATGCGCCGAAGTGATGCCCAAGTGCGCGCATCCCTGCGACTGTTGAAGACACCTGTCCTGGCCGGTCGCTGGTATATGGAACCGGCAAGTGACGCGAAGAAAGACATCAACATCGCCAAGTTTACATGGCGGTGTCTGAATGAGTTTATGTCAATCTCGTGGACGGAATGCCTGACGCAAGCCCTGCTCATGCTGGATTTCGGCTACTTCATGTTCGAGAAAGTCTATGACCTGCGGAAGGTTGAAGGCGAATTTCGCGTGGTGTGGAAGAAGCTCGCTCCGCGCCACCCTCTTGATGTCCAGCAGTGGTACTTCGACCGTCAAGGAGGCCCACTGGGTGTTGAGATGGTGAATTATGATCTCAATACGCCGACACGTGTTGTCATCCCGATAGATAAACTGCTCGTGTTTACGAACGACAAAGAGGCAGGGAACATCACTGGGATGTCCGCCCTCCGAAGTGCATATAAGCACTGGTACTTCAAGGACAACCTTTATAAGATCGATGCCATTCAGAAAGAACGGCATGGGATCGGGATTCCGATCATCAAGCTCCCACCGAACTTCAGCGGTGGGGACAAGCGGCTGGCCGATGAGATCGGGCGAAATCTTCGTGTGAATGAGAAGGCGCACGTAGTCATTCCTCCACTGTGGGAAATCGAGTTTGCCAAGCTTGAAGGCCAGCCGGTCAACGCGATGGAGTCGGTTGAGCACCACAACCGAATGATTACCACCAACATCCTTGGCGCATTCCTTGACAAGACCGGCGACGTGTCGGCTGATAACGAGATTTTCCTGAAGGCTAGCCGGTTCGTGGCTGATGTTGTCAGGGACACATTTAACAAATACGCGATCCCACAGCTTGTTGACTACAACTTCATGTACACTGGGAGCGGATACCCACAGCTCAAAGTGCGCCGCGTTGGTGAGACTGCCGACTGGCGCACGCTTAGCTTTGCCATCCGCAACTTCGTTGGTGCTGACATTATTCGTGCTGATGAACATCTTGAAGCGTGGGTCCGTGACGAGATGGATCTGCCACGACGGGACGAGGCGACTGACCGCAAGGTTGCACAGCTTGAGTTGCAGCATGCTGAGGATGTTATGCCGGTTGAGCCACAGGGTGGCGACCCAACAAACACACCAACAAAGAGCCAAGGTGCCAGGCCAGGACTCCCGCGACAGGCGAAGAAACCACCGGTGAACGCTGGCCAGTCACATAGCGGGCAAGACAAAAGTGGCGGATAGGAAACGGGGGGTGTGGTGGGGAGTGTGCCGCCAAATGGACCAGTCGCAGTCAATGGGTGGGCCAAGGTAAGTACGAAAGTCTTGTTCTTTAGTGGACTTGGAGGCGTGGTGTATGAGGCAGGGTGGCATAGCGATCCTCGGCCGTCACTACTACTGCTTTACGGGGTCATGATGGGGCTCGCAAAGCTCGGCGATATAATTCAGCTTCTAGTTGGGAAGAGGTGAGCCGGATGCGTCAGCGCGCTGAAAACATGAACTGGAAGCTTCTGTGGGCGATCGTCTTGTGTATCGTTATTTTCATCGCAACGTTTGCTGTTGTCGTCTCGGTTCGTGACAAGGATATCTCTCGTGTTGAGAGGCAGGCGGAGTTAAACAGGGCGCTTATTGAGCGGGTCGCGTCGTTGGAGCGTAGGGGTCAAAAAGCTGCCTATGACGAGTGTGTTGCTGCCAACAAAAACAGTACTCGTTCTCGAAAACTTTTGGATGACTTGACGATGGTCGGTGATCCTCAGGAGCGTGCGATTTGGAAGAAGTGGAACAGTGCCATTCCGGCAGGTGGGCGTGACTGCAAAAAGCTGAAGCCGAAGTAGAGGAGCAACGATGGCAAAAGACAAGTACCCACTGTCGGCTCGTGCGTTGGATGGCAAATCGTATGACTGTGCAGCAGCGGTTCCACGCCACTACAAAGAACAGTTGGTTGAGTACTACGGCGATGACGACCCACAGGGTGAGGACCCCGGCGACGTGGAGCGTGTCTAGTGGCCTTACTCAGCTTTGATGGGTCGCCGCACGGCGGCAAACTGATGCTGCTGCCAGAGTGGAACAGCCAGCCGAAGACGACGCCGCGCACGATTATTGACCATAGTCAAGTCGGGTCAAGCCTCGGGACGTACTACTACTTCCGTGACTCGACTGGCATTGAGTCACACTTCTCGATTACCAAGCCTGGTGTCATCTGGCAGTTCATGGACACCGACCGAGAGGCTGATGCAAATTTTAATGCAAACAGCTATGCGATCTCGGTTGAGACTGAAGACAACGGCGACCCAAATAATGACCCGTGGACGGGTATGCAGCTCAACAGTCTTGTCTGGCTTCATGACAAGCTCGCCACGGTTCACCCGACGATTCCGCGTCGAGTTGCAGTGGCTGACAGTGGGACACAGGCGAGTGGGATTGGGTACCACTCACTGTTTGGCTCGCCAAGCAACTGGACGCCAGCAGTCGGGAAGACCTGTCCAGGCAAGCCCATTCGGGTGGCGCAGTGGACTACCACCGTTGTCCCAGCATTCCTGCACATGGAGGTTGATATGGACGAAGCAACGTTTCGGCGCATTGTTGCCGAGGAAGTTGCCAAGGTGAACGACTACAGGGTGCAGACTTATGGAGACGTGCAAGGGGAGGTCGGCGGCAGCGACACGCACTCGGTGAACCTTGAGGCAATTTTGGATGCGGTTAGAAAGCTTCAGGCTGATGTAACAGCGCTGAAGACACCGACGCCATAAGGATGGGAGGAGGGGGAACGTGGTTAATGCACTGTTCGAGTTTGGCCGAGAGGGGTTTTTGAGCGGGGACCTTGATTGGGACCTTCAGAACTTCAAGGCTGCGCTGCTGGATCTCAACACTGCGGAGGTTGGTGTTCGACAAATTACCTCTTCAACTGTCGCAACGCCGATCGTCGTGACGACCGCCGTGGCGCACGGCTATACAAACGGTGACATTGTCTATATCGCGGAGCACATTAACAATCTTCCGGCGAACGGGTTATGGGTCATCGCAGCGGCGTCTGGCTCAGTGTTCTCACTGCTTCGCTACACGGATGGCACGACGAACTCTGTTGGTGCTGGTAGCGCAGGTTCTGGTGGGTACGCGGTTAACCTTGGCCGTGGAACTGTTGGTACGCGATTTTGGGATGCCTTCGATGGATGTCAAGTCACCAATGGCCTATCGGGAAACCTTGCTTCGAAGACGGTGACGGCTGGTGTCGCTGACGCTGCTGACGTACTCTTTACCGCCGTGACTGGCAACACTGTCGAGGCTGTGGCGATTTTCCAGGATACAGGAACTCCGGCAACGGCGAGAATGGCAGCGTTAGTTACTGGAAAATTCTTGGGGATCGTTGCCGCTGACGCTGCTTCCTCTGCTACGACCATTTGGCTCGACAAGCCACTTCCGGCAAACGTCTCAAGCCAAACAGTTGCGTTCTCGAATGGCGTAAGCGCAACAACTGTTACTGGTACTTCTGGGAACAGATTTGTTACCTGTACCGCGCTCCCTGGGGCAATTGCTGCTGGCAATCATGGATTAATTTCGCTTGCTGCCTCTGGGCTCCCAGTTACGCCAAATGGCGGTAACATCACGGTAGCGTGGCAGGAAACGCCAGTGCCGAATATTTTTAAGCTTTAGAAAGAGGGAACTTGCCAATCTTTGTTAGGAACGTTGTCGTTCCTGCCGGTACGGTCAAGGACCTTTACCAAGAGGTCGTTGGCCCAACGGTATCGGTAGATAAGCCGTTCACTCCGTCCCACTTGTTGGTTGTTCAAAACAACGGTGCTAATCCTGCTCGACTAGCTGGTGAAAGTAGTATTAGTACGACCAATGGTCTTCGTCTGGCCGCGGGCAAGGAGTTTAGGGTCTCTTTAGGGAACCCTGACCGGATGTTTGCATCTGCCGATATAAATTTCGGTGACGCGGTTTTGGATGTCTTGATGGTTTTCCTATAATGGAATGCCCAAACTGTGGAAGGCAGTTCGATCCCATCGCCACGCGGTGGTTGTGCCCGCATTGTAAGCAAAAACAGCACTGTTGTGAGGGAGAGGAGAAGTAATACGTATGCCAGTTGTGACACCTGGAACCTACACGCTTGCGGCGCTGACAAGTGAGTTGAACACTGACCCGATTGCAATGGGCTATGCGGCTGTGTTTGCGAGCTGTAGTTCCTTGGCCAACCTGCTGAATCAGAACCCTGAGCCAGTTGGTGTGACTGGTGGTCAGGAGTCGATCTTTCGGCGTACCGTTCTTGCAGAGGATATGGTTGCTGGCATTGTCCTGACCGAGTACGCCGCACTTGCGCAGTCCAACAGGGACTACTTGAACTTGCTGTTTGGCCCTGGACAGGTGAAGACTGGTGACACGAACGTTCGTACGCAGCTTGGCCTGATCTTTCCCGCAGGGACATCGCGAACCAATATGCTTGCAGCAGCGCAAAAGCTTGCCTCGCGTGCAGAAGCTTTGTGGGGCGACGGATTTACGGTTAGTGCGCAAACGGTCTGCCAGGCATTAGGAAGGTAATTCGTGGCAACAATTCAGTTAGGGCCGTATCGTGGTGTTGTTGCGGCGATGACAACCGAGCTGAACGCGCTTGCCGGCACAAGTGGAAAAGCGATTTCAGCAGCGATTGACAACAGCACCACCCTGGACTTGTTCGATGACCTTGAGCTGAACGTCACGTTCGCGTCTGCACCGACAGTCGGTACTGTGATCGAAGTGTACTTGGTCACGTCGATTGACGGGACAAATTATGCTGATGGCTCGACTACGGTCCTGCCGCAGTCAAGTCTTTACGTTGGTGGGTTTACCGTTCGAGCAGTTGCGACTGCCCAGCGAATGCATCTTCGTGGGATTGCACTCCCATCAGGGTTGTTCAAATACTTGCTACAGAACACTACTAACCAGGCATTTCCTGCAACAGGCAGCACGTTGAACAGGAACCCCTACCAGTTGCAGAGCGTGTAACCAGTGCTGGCGATTACCGACCGAACCCAGGCGTACTTTGCCAAGCCACGGTTTGGCAAGCTGGTTCGTGGTCCTGCAACTCGCCTGCCGTGGGTATGGGACAGCTTATGCTTTGGTCTGCCGCTGCTGAGCGCTACGGATGAAGGGTTGCGGGAACTTGCTGCAAACCTTCGGCCAGCATCCACGGTTGCGGTTGGGTGGACGCACGATGCTCAGCACAACACGGCGCTGGTGTGTACGCCTGCATCAAATACCACGGTGCAGTGGGTTGACCAGCCCACCCACGACCGGCCGACGGACGCGGTCACCGTCTACGTCCGCCACCGGTTTTCTGGAACATATGACAACAATGGTGGAATGTTCACGCAGAAGTACGCCGACACCGACCCGTGGGACACGTTCATCATTCAGACCCAGTCCCCAGCCCAGGGTATCCACGCGGCGTTTGCGGTTTCGGGGGTATTCAAGCGGACCAGCTATGGCACCACTGTGCCGCCGACAACGAGATACGTGAACTATTTTGCTCGCTGGCGTTCTGGTGAGCTTGTGACCCTGGACGCACTAAGCGATGGTGGAAAACCAGAGTGGGCACAGACCACATCGGCTGGGACGGTGACTGGAACTATCAGCTATACGGCTGGGCAGGGTATTCGCCTGGCGACTGACGAGCAGGGCACCCTGAATGTTGGCGGTGACTATTCTCAGGCGATGGTCTGGAACAGAAAGCTGACTGACACCGAGATTATCGCGTTAGCGTCTGACCCGTTTGGGTGGATCAGCCCACGTCGGGAGTCGATCGTCATTGCTGCGCCGTTCCCTCTGGTGGTTGGTGGTATACCAGCGTGGATGGCTGGCCAGTTTGTGGTGGGGTGACGAGTGGCAGTCACTTGGGTTGCGTCAGGAACTCTCCTTGGGGCGTTGACGACCGCCGATGTGACGCCGGTGAACCCAGCACACCAGACCAATGATATCCTGATTTGCCAGACTGCCAAGCGAACGAATGCCGACACCTGCCTGACGCCGTCTGGCTGGACACTGCTCGCTGGGCCAAGTGACCAGGGCACCGCTTGGCGTACATACTGGTTTTGGGTACGGGCCACATCGGGAGCGATGACAGACCCACTGTGCGACTGGGGCGCAACCAGTGCTGACAAATATGCGCAGGTTCATGGTATCCGAGGCGCAACCACCAGTGGCAATCCGTTTGCTACACAAGTTGCAAACACTGGAACGGCTGACCCAGGTATCGCAACTGGGGTGACAACGACCGCAGCAAACCAGTTTGTGGCCAGCATCGGCATGAGTGGCGACAACCTGGCAACCGACTTCACATCACTGACCGCGACCGATCCCGCATCGTTTACCAAGCGGAGTTACACCACGATTTTAACTGGCGCTGACTGCGGCGGCTGGTTCTTCGATGCCACCAGGGCAACGGCTGGCTCGACCGGCAACCTGACCCACGACTTCAACGGCGTACCACTAGTCTGGTCAGTTCTGGTAGCTGCGGTGCTTGAACCAGTTGTTGTGTTTCGTGCTGCGGCACCATTCGTTGTGGCCCGTGAAGCACGTCGGCGCTCAACCCGTTGGTAAGGAGGATCAATGCGGAACACCTATATTACGTTCAACGGGGCGATGCCGACAACGGCAGCACTTGTCCCGATCACGACCGGAGCAGCGATCAAAACGCTGCTCCAAGTCGCAACACCAGCGACACGCGGGCTTCGTGTCATCGAGTGGGGTATCTCGTTTGACGGTAGCGCTGCGGCAACGCCAATTCGTTGCGAACTCGTTGATACTGGTGCTGTTGGAGCAACTGTTACTGCCCACGCGGCATCTGGTGTGCAGCCGTACTCGGACCCGGGCTTGCCAGCGAGTCTTATGACACTTGGTACGGCAGCAACGGGTTTCACTGCGTCTGCTGAAAATGCTACGACCGTAACTCGGTACGGCGATATTCAGCTTATTGCGCCAACGAACCAGTACGTGAAGCAGTGGCCGCTCGCGGACGAGTTTCAGCTTGCGCCCTCAAGAATTCTTCGCGTCCGTGTGACGGCGACCGCAGCAGTGCTGGCATACTGCTATATCGTGTGGGCTGAATGATTGGAGTGGACGTGGTCATCAAGACGCATGGTGCGAACGACTGGAAGCCGGTTGCGGCCGATACCGGTGCTGATATTGCACTGTCCTATCAGTGCCCAACCTGTCTCAAAACACAGTTTGTCAGTCTGCAACGACTGCCTTGGTCTTTCCCGGTGGAGGAAGAACTCCACGAAGATGTGGATGGCCAGTTCACCGTTGCTGAGTTTCGTCGTGCTGCTGGCTCTGTTGTCCATGAAGAACGGACACGGGTTGCAACGCAGCTTTGGTGCCATTTTTGCAGCCAGGGTGCAGATGTCGAACTTGAGGAAGCGTAACCACTAAATGCCACAGCTTGGTCGTTGGCGTCGGTATGGCGCGTTCATCAGTAAAGCGCCACCTGGCACGCCACCACCACCGACGACCCCCAGTGTCCGAGGTACTGGGGCGCTCACGACTGTTACAACGGCAGGGACCAGCTACGTCCTGAATGTCCCGGCTGGTCGGCAGTCTGGTGACGTGCTCCTTGCCTCGATCACGTTCAATGCCCACGCCTCGTTTGTTGCTGGCCAGGAGTTTGGCGCTGGCGATTCCGGTGTCCCAGCCGGGTGGACGAAAATCTACAACGACTCCGCTGGGACAACGGTCAATTACTCAATGCATGTGTTCCAGCGCACCGCTGATGGTACCGAGCCATCGACCTACACATGGACGGCAGCGCAGGCTGTTACTGGGTCTGGCTCTATCATTGCGATTAAAGACGCATCGGCAACGCTTGACGCGACACAGACATGGACTGGCAACACTGCGGCAATTACTGCCACACTGACAACGGTCACGAATCATGACTTGATCGTGTCGTTTGCTGGGATGGACTCCGGGTCCACTGTCACCTACACCAGCGGCCCTGCTAGTTCAACAGAACAGTGGGGATACACCGGTTCGGTTGGCCAGCGGAACGCTTGTGCGACTATCCTTGACGTGACGCCTGCTGGTGGGCAAAGTTTGACGTGGACGGCATCAGCAGCAGGGACACAGCAAGGTGCGTGGGCGGCTGGGCTTGCGCTGGCAGGTGGTGGATCACCACAGACGGTTTCTCCTACTGCAATTTCGACCGCTGAGTCAGTCAGTGTTGCTAAAGTCACAGCCGTTGTCACGCCTGTTCCAGTTATGACTGGCGAACTGGTCGGTGCTGTTGCTGTTACGCAGGTTGTTTCACCAACTAGCATTCAGACTTCTGAATTTCTTGGCGCAGCGGTAACTACAGCCACAGTCGCACTCTCACCAAGTGGTACTGTATCGTCTGAAACAGTTGGCACTGCCCAAGTCAGCGTTACAGTTTCGGCTGTCGGTATTCGAACCGAAGAGCGTGGTGGCAATGTCACTGTTACGCCTGGCGTTGTTACACTTTCTCCGAACAGTATCTCGTCTTCTGAGGTACTTGGTACTGCGACGGTCGCAGTTGCAGGAGCACCACAGACAGTCTCACCAAGCGGTATCCAGACTACAGAAGTCCTTGGTACTGTCCAAACGACACTCTTCGTCACACCTGCACCAGTTACGACGAACGAAGCATTTGGCGCTACGCTTACGGCGCAAGTTATTTCGACAGTTGGTATCCGGTCATCCGAGACTGCTGGCACTGGGACAACCACACTCACAGTTACACCAACTGGGATTCCAACGGCACAGCTTCTTGGTTCTGCTTCCATTGCGCAAAGCGTTAGTGCCATCGGGATCACCACGGTCGAAGTCGTCGGAACCGCAACAACGACACCTGGTACAGCGACAGTCTCACCTAACGCGATCCAGTCGGCAGAAATATTTGGCACTGCGTTCACAGCAATTGCCGCAGCACAGACGGTCTCACCGATTGGTGTCCAGTCAGTCGAAACACTTGGTACAGCATCAGTCGCACAAGCACTTCAAGCTGTCGGTATCATCTCGACGGAGAAGTTCGGTACTGCCACCGTTACACCCGGTACCGTAACAATCTCGCCAGCCTCAGTTCGCAGCGACGAAGCATTCGGTGTACAAACACTCACGCTTACGGTTGCACCAGTTGGCACTAAATCGACAGAAACATTTGGTACTGTTTCCGTCAGTGTTATTGTCAGCATCAACCCACATGGGATTTCAACAACAGAACGGTTCGGTAGCACTGCGGTTGCTGGTGAAGGGGTTACGCTCACCACGGCAGGTATTGCATCAGAGGCAGCGTTTGGAGTTCTCCAAGTTGTGCTTGGAGAAATTGCCGAACCAAAGATCATTCAAGTGACAACGACTGTGCTCACTGGATACACCATCACAGTGCCAGAAACGAAAATTACTCCAATTGCTACCTCTGTATTGGAGCCGGTGTGAGTTACATTCTGCTGAAGGTTCAGGAAGGAAACGAGCCGCTTCTGGAAGTGACTGCACAAAAGCGGCTTGCCAATGCGACGTTGGCACCGTTTAACTTGGCAGGTGCGTCGATCACGATGACTGTGAAGGCAACAAGAGACACTGCGGACGGCTCAGCAATCGCAACGTACTCGACAGGTAGTGGTACGATCATCATTACCGACGCGCCGAACGGTTCATTTACCGTGCAGCTTTCGACCGCGGCGACGGCAGCAACAGGACTCTACTTTTATAAAGTAAATGCGACCACAGGTGGCCACCCGCAGACGTTGATGCACGGCGACTTTCTGGTTGAAAACGTATAACTCTATTCCGGTGGCCATGTGTCTCGAAGCCACTCGACGTACTCAAAATCTCGCGGTTCCCACCACGATGGCACCGAGTCGATAATGATCTGGACATTACTGATGGCGGGGAGATCTTTTCGCTCCCTAATAAATCGGTACCGCCGGTCGTACTCCGAAATCTCATTTTCACGACACCATTGACAGTACCGTTTATAGTTTCGTGTAATGACAGCGGCAATTGCTGGTACGGTTGGAGGATATGCAGTCGAGAACATATCCCTAAAGGACACATACTCTCCTGTCACCCAAGTCTTTGGAGTTGGAACGCCCATCCTGCCCCCTGTGGGTCGTTGACGATATAGCGGCGCGGTTTATCACACACGATATCATATTGACACGCAGCGTACTATGAGAGTAATAGGAGGAGTCCGTTGGGCAACTTTAACTATATCATCGATCTTGCTGGGCTTCAGCTCTCCGAGGGCCGTACGTGGCTGCACGCGATGCCGGTTGGTGAGTATAGCCACCCCGTTTGGGGAAAGATCCCATTTACGCCCGAGCGGCTGTTCCGGTTCGCCGACAACGTGAAGAACAGGGTCCGAGGTATTGACCCTGATATCGATTACGACCACAAACAAGATCCAGCTAAAGGCAACAAAGCTGCCGGCTGGATCAAAGGCGCGGAAGCTCGGGGCGACGGCTTGTGGATCGATGTCGAGTTCACGAATGAAGCTATTCGGGCTATTAACGAGAAAGAGTATAAGTACCTCTCACCTGAGTTTAAGGACGAGTGGGCACATGAAAGGACGGGGCAGAAGTATAAGGACGTGCTCTTTGGAGCGGCGCTTACGAACCGTCCGTTCCTGAAGGATCTGCTGCCGATCACGATGGCAGAGATTGGCCCACTCGAACCGGTACGGCTTTCAGAAGCAGACCGACAAGCGATTGTCGAGGAGGCTGTACAGGCAATGCGAAAGGAGTTAGCCGAGGACAGCCGAATCCACTTGATGGAAGAGTTCCTTACATATCTACTCCGAAAGGAGGACATGCATGGCCTTCACCGATAGCCTTCGGAAAGTCTTTGGTCTTTCGGAGGCTGCTAGTGAGGAAGACATTGCTGATGCGCTGAACAAGCGGCTGAACACACCGTCAGAGAACAATGGCGGCGGGAACGGCAGTGGTGGCGAGCCGAAGGACGATCTGAAGACGAGCCTGGACGAGGTTATCAAGCAACTTCGTGACCAGGACGAGGAGACGCAGCTCAAGAAGCTGAGCGACGTGAACACGCAACTGCGTGAGCGTGCAGAGCGTCTTGAGTCGGCACTTCGTCTGTCTGAGGCACAGACTGCGGTGCAGACGCTTTCCGAGGGCAAGGGCTATGTACTTCCTGTCCCTGCACAGGAGAAGCTGCTTCAGCTTCTTATCAAGTCGCCAAAGCCGCTTGCTGACGACATCGTCAAGCTGTTTGCTGAGGTGAAAGAAAAGGGCCTGGTTGAGCTTGGCGAGCGTGGCCGTGTCGACACTGACTTTGATCTGTCTACGATTGACGACCCGGTGAAGCAGTTCTCTGCTGGGGTTGAGCGTCGGATGCAGGAGAACAAAGTCACCATGTCAGAAGCCATGCGGCAGCTCTCCTCAGAGAACCCAGCGCTGTACAAGGCGTACAGGAACGCTTCGTTCATTGAAGGGGAGGTGAAGTAACGAATGGCAGGTCCGAACTACGTCCTTGATAAGGGCTTTATCGTTGACGCCGCAGCTCCACAGTTCGCACTTGTGAAGCTTGTCAGTGGCGCCGCCGGTGCGGACCACGTCACGCCGTGCACGGCCGCCACCGATCTTGCGATCGGTGTTCTTCAGCAGGCAGTCGTCACTGCGGACATTGGGAAGCAGGTTGCTGAAGTTCGTATCCTTGGCATTACGAAAGCTATTGCTGAAGGTGTGTCGAACGCTGGTGACATGGTCGATGTTGGCGCAACTACGTTTACGCGAGTTACGACCACGACAACTGCTGCTGCGCGAACGGTTGGGATTGTTGTTTCCACTGGTTCTGGTGCAGCGAGCGCTGCTGGTGACCTGATTGATGTGCTGCTCATACCTGGTAGCCAGTACGGCACCTAATTAGGAGAGGAGGCGAAAACCTTAAATGGCTGTTTGGGATCCTAGGGGCGGCGGTAACGTCCACATTGACGTTGCCCTCACCAATATCTCGGTCGGCTTCCCGAACAATGAATTCGTGGGTGAGCGGTTGTTCCCACGAGTCAATGTTCAGAAGCAGTCGAACAAGTACTACATCTTCGGTCGCGAAGCGTGGTCCACGCACTTGGACGTTCGAGCGCCTGGCACTGAGGCGAATGAAATTCCAGGGTATGCCGTGTCAACCGACAGTTACTTCGCTGTTGAGCACGCACTGCAAATTGCTGTGACCGACGAAGAGCGGGAAAACGCCGACTCTCCGTTCTCGCCTGACGAGGACGGTGCGTTTCTCGTGACGCAGAAGGTGTTGCTGGGGCGCGAAGTCGCAATTAAGACGCTTGTTACTACCACTGCAAACTACGCGACCACACCTACCCAGATGTTCGACACCCTTTCAGGTACCGCGCAGTGGTCGGACTATGTGAACTCAAACCCGATCGCTGACTTCCGTAAGGGTCAGCGTGCGATCAACTCACAACTGTTCGTGGACCCCAACACCGCTGTCGTTCCGTATCAGGTGATGTCGATCCTTGAGGACCATCCAGACTTTATCGAGCGGATCAAGTACAGTGAGCGTGGCATCCTGTCGCCAGATCTGATTGGCGCCGTGGTTGGTGTCCCGAACATCATTATGCCGTCCGTTGGGCAGAACACTGCCGCGATGGGCCAGACCCCGACGCTCGGCTACTTGTGGGGCCGCGACGTTGTGATGGCGTGGGTGCCACCAAACCCTGGGCTTCGTATTCCGGCATTTGGGTACGAGTTCAACTGGGGTTATGGCGCCGGGCTTCCAACGGTGACTGATCGGTGGCGCGAAAACAACCGAAAGTCTGATGTTATCCGTAACCAGCGACGGTATGACCTGAAGCTTCCTGCACAGGACACAACAGGAAAGGCCATTGGTGGCTACGTGATTAAGACGGCTGTCGCTCCGTGAGGAAGCGGTTAGCAGTTGGGCTCACCTCGGCACTGTTGGTGCTGGCTGGCGGGATCGCGTACGCGAGTATTCCTGACAGTGTCGGAGTGATCCACGGATGTAGGCAAAATAGCAACGGGTTACTTCATGCCATTGATAGCGAAGCTGGGCAGCAGTGCGCTGGGAATGAGACTGCTCTCAACTGGAATCAGAGTGGGTTACGTGGCTACGAGGTTGTCATTCAGGACGAAGTGATTCCTTCTTACAGCGGAAGTATCGTTGTGACGGTCACGTGCCCTGCTGGGAAGCGAGCGTTGGGTGGATCAGTTGCGCATGTCAACGGACAAACGTTCGACTGGCCAAATGGCTCGTTTCTACAGACGATCTCTGAACGATTAACGGATACTTCGTATGCGGCTCTTCTCTCTGGTTCAACTAGTGCGTCAACTGCCCATAAAGTCGTGACATGCGCGTATCCGAATTAGTAGTTGGAAGGAGGTTGAGAAGTGCCGGAACAGTACGTTGCCCTTTCTAACTTCAAATATGGGGTATCTGACGGGACTGTGATTGAAGTGCGGCGTGGCGATGAAGTTCCTTCCGAAATGACTGAGGATCAACTTCGCGAGCTTCGTATCGCTGGAACCGCCGCACCGAAGTCTGTGCATGATGCACTTACTGCCGCTGAAAGAGCAACAGAGAAGGCTCGTGCTGAGCAGGAGAAGGCGGAAGCTGAGCTGAACACTGCTACGTACAAGCTGCAAACGTCTGAGCGTGAGATCTACGTGCTCGCAAGTGGTGAAGTCGAACCAGAGCCAGAGCCAGAGGCAAAGGCGGTTGTCAAGCCGTCTGGCCCGTCAGCAACTCCACCGAAGGCACCAGACAAAAAGTAGCTAAATGCCACTGCATGTTGGTATCGCGGAAGTTCAGTCCTGGCTTGATCCGGGCAAGTTACTGTTGCCAAACAATGATCCTCTTCCAGAGGAGTTCAATCAGGCAACAATCGTGCTTGCCCGGCTCAGCCAGGTCTATAACACGGCGACGTGGGTTGACGCAGCAACAACGCCAATGCTCGTGCGGGTCATTATTGCCATTCGGATTGCAGCCAACCGGTACAATAAATCGTACTCCGAAGAGTCTGACGCCGGCAATAAATATGCCAACAAGCTTGAGCGAATGGCTGAGAACTTGCTACAAGATTTGGCTAACGGTATTTTGCAGCTCACCGATGCTGAGTCAACAAACCCAAGCGCAAACAACCCAATCTTTTACCCAGATGACCTCACTGGGGCTTCCCAGATTGTCGATGCGCAGGGGTTTATTATCGGCTGGGAAGGCAGTGAAGATATAAAATTTACAATGGCGGATCGGTATTAGTCAGTCGGATCGCGGTCGTGCTCACCGATACCAAAGTGGTACTGAAGACTATCGACAATCGTTGCAGCGATATGGGAAACTGCTGAATCTCTATAGAGTTCATCGAACAGTGGCGGTAGTTCTTTACTAAGTATGTCTTGCGTCATACGGATGTGTTCTGACCTTCCTGGCACGGGGAGTCCTTTCGATTGGGTGCTGGCGTCTACATCAAGTTCGAACCGGATCTTAAAATCATTGGGAACCGGTTTGGTGCGATGGCACGGGGTTTTCGGACGTTCCGCGTGCCACTGACTGCCAGCGTCCGTACGGTGCTGATCCCATCAGTGACGCAGAACTTCCTTGAAGGCGGCCGGCCACCGTGGGAGCCACTTTCCGAGGCGACCTTACGGCGACGTGACCGGGAAGGCACGCTTGGCGGGATGTCCAACGATATTCTTGTCGAGACTGGGTCACTGTTTGGTGCTGCAACCGCACTTGCTCGGTGGACGATTGGCCCACAGTTTGCGACGTACAGCAACCTGCCTGCGTATGCATGGTACGGCGAGCTGCACCAGTTCGGTGATGATAAGCATAACGTGAAGTTTCCGGCGCGCCCGTTCGCGGTGATGCAAGACGAGGACGAGCGGGAAGTGTTTCTTATTTTCCAAAAGTGGACAAGCGGGATCGTCGTCTCCAACTGGGGAGCGAGGATTCGTCGGTTATGACCGCACAAGTCGGCACGCTCACCAAAGACATCGTGCTTGTTACCAAGACGATGCAGGACATGCTGAAAGCCGATTACACCGTTGGGCTGCGGGAAGTTTGGTATGGCGACATCGACCGTGTGCCGGTGGTACCAAGTGCAGCGATTGACCCAGGGACGACGGATTATACGATCAAGGGTACTGGGTACTACGTTGAGGTTATTCTCAACTTGCAAATTCTTGTGTTTTATGCGGCGATTGACAGCTCACCAACCGTGAACGAGGATGGCGACAAATTCGCTGAGCAGCTTATTGACGTGATCCACCGTGAGCCGTTGAAGAACCTTGGTGGACTAGTTATTCATGGCCATATTATTCGAAAAGAGCCAGGAATCGCGACGAGACGTGGCGCGAAGTTCCGAGGGTCACGGCTCACGTGGCGTGGTGTCTCTCGTGCGCGCTTGTGAGGAGGGGAATTGCCAGATTACGCGGTAACACCGCAATTGACCAACATGCATGAAGGCGCAGAGATAGAGATTCCTGGCCTTGGCGTGTTGAAGAACTGGTCAACGAAAGTCGTTACGGAAGAGGACGCTGCATACTTCCGTGTTGTTCGTGGCCGAGACCTTCTTGATGCCTTTAAGAACGTTGATTATGTGAAGGTTGAAGTTCATAAGAAAGAAAAGGAAAAGCAGAAGGAAGAAGCCAAGCCTGCTGCTACTGAGAAGAAGGCGGTGAACAAGTGACCGCAGTCTATGGTATCGGCGGTGGTGGCTCAATTGGCATTGCGAAGGAAGTGCTTCTCCCACCCGTCCAGTCCGCACTGGCGACTGCATCAACTGGTGGTACGATTACGGCTGGCACATACCGGTATGTGGTAACAGCGATTAATGCCGCTGGTGAGACGAGTGCCTCAAACGAACAGAGCATTACGACGACTGGTTCCACATCGACCGTTACTGTAACGTGGGTGACTGTGTCTGGTGCGACAGGCTTTAAGCTGTACAAGACGGCAGCAGGTGGCGCAGTTGGGACGGAGCTGCTGTACAAGACGGTTGGACTCGTTACCACTGACATTGACACAACGCCAGGAACACCCACAGGCGCATTCCCTGTCATTAATACGGCTGGTAACTCCGGTATCTATGTGCCGCCAGCAAAATTCTTTCCGGTGCAGTCTACAAACCTTGGTCAGCAGCAGGCAACAATTTGGCGGCGTGGTATTCGTCAGACCGTTGACACGTACGGTGCAGTGCCCGGTAACGAGAACATCGCTGGCGACCTTGAGTTGGAATTTCTCCCGGATGTCATTCCGTACTTCATGATGGCGTCACGGCTGACGGTGGTGCGAACTGGTACTTCACCAAACTTTGTCTATACTGCGACGCCGGCAAACAGCGCGATGACTTCCACAACGCTCTCGATTACTGAGATCAAGAACAACCAGGTGTTTGGGTACACAGGGCTGGTTGTTAGTTCCTACACCATTACGGTGAACGACGGCGTTGCGATGTACCGTGCATCACTTATTGGTGGTACTGAGGCGACACAAACTGACCCAACTGAGGTGTACTCTGCGACAAGCGTGCCGATTGGCGCTGGCCAGTGGGACTTCAAGATTCCTGACACAACCGCGATTTTTGACGTTGACACGTTTGAGTTCCAGGTTGAGGACAACGGCGAGCCGCAGTTCCGCCTGAAGAGTAACAACCGTGGTGCCCAGTGGGTGAAGTTCGGTGCGCGAAACGCGACGTTGAGCTTCGACCGTGACTTCCCGAACCGTGCCGAGTTCGACCTCTACAAGGCGTTGACCCCAACGACGGTGAAGGTCTCTGGCATTACCGATGTGAACACTGGGTTTGATATCACGTTGCCAAAAGCAATTCGAAACAGTTATGAGGTTCCGCTTGGTGGTCAGGGCGACGTGATTCGTGCTCGGCAGGAGTTGCAGGCCGTCTTCGACACCACTGTCAGCCGTGCCTTCCAGCTTATCGTTCGGACCCAAGAGGTCGTTACGTAATATAGAAGATCCAGTATGGGATGTGCTTTTCTCTCGACTCGACAAGAACTCTGCCACTTTTCATTCGAGTCCACTGGCGAGTGTACTCGAAGTCGAAGCGAAACCTTACCTCCCAGATGAGATGGTGCGGCATACCCAGTCCTAGCTTCTAGAAGGGGGAGCGAATGACTGACGGACAGCACGCTGCAATTCCACCCGACGACTATGTCGTTGTAGACATCGACCCAGAGCCCAAGCGCTATGATTTAAAAAGCGTGAGGGGCGGCTGGGTCGAAATACGTGAGATGAGCCACGGAGAAAATCTCGCTCGCCAGGACATGATTATGGAGATGTCTGTCAAGATGGCTGAGCAGGGTCGTAAGGGTCCAGACACAATGGACCTGAAAACTAAGAACGAAGCGACCAGTGCATACGACTTTAAGAAATGTATTGTGCGGCACAACTTACGTCATAAGGACGGTCGTCCGTACCAGTTTGCAAACCCGCTCGACTGGTCTGGTAAGTTGAACCCTCGCGTTGGCGGCGAGATCGAGTCCATTATCCGTAAGGTAAACCGTTGGGAGGATACGCCCGAAGCGGCGGATTTTACAAACGAGTAGCGGACTGGATTTGGAAGCCGAACAACAATAAACCACGAATCGACAATGACGCTGCAAGAGTGCTGCACATCGCCGAACTTGTTGAGAACTTCCATGCGCCGCCGTTTGCTGGTGGGGTGCTTGACCAACCACACAAACTAATTACACAAGTCAACTTCGTCCTGAATGAACAAGCGAAAAAACAACAGTGGGAGGAAGAAGAGGCCGAACATAAACGTACGAGGGGAGCGCCCGGCTAGTGGCGACCGGCATTCTTTGGCAGAAGGAGAGTGGTTAAGATAGCCATATCAACTTCTGAGATATGGATGCTGATCTACGCCCGAGACCATGCAACGGCGGTCCTGCGCAACTTGCAGCGCGAAGCTGGGCGTGCTGCTGGTGTGCAGAATCAAGTTGCAGCTTCGGCAGCCTTGGTCGGGCGCTCTTCTGCGTACATGGGCGCAGTGACAGCCGTTGCAATGGTGAAGTCGGCAAATGCTGCCGGCCGGTTTGAAGCGTCTCTTAATATTCTGCAAGCCTCTTCCAAGGCCAACAACCGACAGATGGCTGCGATGCAGCGGTTGGCAATTGACCTTGGAAATGACTTGCGACTGCCTGGTGTGACGGCGCAAGACGCAGCCGACACGATGCTCAATATGAGCCGTGCGGGGCTCTCGGTGAGAGATGTCATGAGCGGCGTCAAGGGTGTGTTGCAACTGGCGACGGCTGGTGAGATCGAGTTCGCTGAGGCGTCCAAGATCACGTCAGGTATGTTGAACTCGTTCCACTTGGCAGGCTCAAAAGCCGTGGCCATTGCCGACATGCTTGCGGCAGCGTCGAATAAGTCCTCGGCAGAACTTCACGATGTGGCAATTGCTGCACAACAGGGGTCGGCGGCATTTGCAGCCAACCGTCAGCCTGTGGACGCTCTTGTCACATCGATTGCCATGCTTGCTAATGCTGGAATTCGAGGGTCAGACGCAGGAACATCCTTGCGCGTGATGATCCAGCGACTCACAGCGCCAACTGCGAAAGCAAAAGATGCAATGAAGGCGCTTGGGGTTGAGACGTTCGACCAGGCAGGCCGAGTCAGACCGCTTCGCGATATCATTCTCGATTATAGTCGTGCAACTGCACATATGACAGATGCACAGAAGGCGGCAGCGTTCCAGACAATCTTTGGCACCGACGCCATGCGAGCCGCAAATATTGTGTTGGCTGGCGGTGTTGAGAAGTACGACAAAATGCACAAGGCCGTGATGGAGCATGGAGCTGCACAAGCGCTGGCTGCTGCTCGAATGAAGGGCTGGCAGGGTACGGTTGAAGCACTCATGAACGCCTTGCAAACGCTTGGCATTGAGCTTGGGTTGCAGCTCATCCCACAGCTTACTGTCTATGTGCAGTGGATTACAAAAGCAGTTCAGGCATACTCACGAATGTCTGAAGGCAACAAGGAACTTGCTGCTACAGTCCTACGGCTCGTCACGTTGTTCGCACTTGGCGTTGCTGTCTTTAGCCGATTTATAATTATTGCGATCCGTGTTGCGCAAGGGGTCGGTGGCATTGTTACTGCTGTCAAGTGGTTGGTACCACTACTTCAGTTCGCTGGGTTCGCGTTACGTTACTATGTAGTCATTTCGGCAATGGCGATCGGTAAGATTGCATTGGTTGCACGGGCGTTCATGATCTTGCGGACTGCGTTGACATTTGGTGGAGCAATCGCTGGTGGCTGGGTTGCGATTATTATCGCTGGGATTGTGCTGCTTGCACTTGTCGTTTACAAGTACCGCAAGCAGATCTGGGACTTTCTCGTTGGGATTTGGCAGAAGGCGTTCCCACCGCTCAAGGCAGCATGGGCAGCAATTACTGGGTTTCTTGTCGGTGTCTGGCAAACGATCTATACGGCGGCCACAACGACATGGAACCGTGTCACAGCCGTTATCGTAAATTCGGTGAACAGCACGAAATCGACGGTCACTAGTACATGGAACGGGATCTGGGCATTTATCCAAGGCGTCATGAACAGCATTTGGCAATTCGTCCAGAAAATTTGGCACAGCCAGATTCTTCAGATTATTCGTAACGTTGTGATGATCATTGCTACGATCGTCGGCACGTATTTCAATGTAGCATTCCAAATTGTCAGGTACGTTGTCACTGGGATTGCTACACTTGTTGGCATTTACCTTATGATTGTGCTGAAGTTCTGGAAGACAGTGTTTGGTGGCATTATCGATATCACGTCGGCTGCGTCCAGGCTACTCAGCACGATCATCAAGTACATTGCCACATTTATTTGGATGACGATCCAGATCTACTTCAAGCTAGTTTGGATTTTCTGGAAGGCCATTTGGCGAAATATTGTTTCTGTGTTCACGTCAGCATGGCAAGGAATCTGGTCACTTGTACGACTTGTCATTGCAAATATTAGTCTCATCATTCGAACAAATCTTACTGCGATTCGGTCAATATGGAACTCGACGTGGACGGGTGCACGGAATATTGCGAAAGGCACATGGGATGCAATCTGGTTCATAATTGGCCCTACGATGAAGCGGATTGGTGACTGGATCTCTAGTAAGATTGCATTAATTCGTGCGATCTGGCGGGTCACATGGGACTTCATTAAAAACTTTGTGACAACGACGTGGTCGAGTATGCTTGCATCAGTAACCACGCGAACTGGACAGATCCGTGACCGTGTTGATTCGATTATGCGACGAATCAAAGAAATTGTGAGTGGTGCGATTGGTTCAGTCAAGAAGGTCTTTGGTGATGCGTGGGCGTGGGTTGTTGCGAGGACGAGAGACTTCTCTACAAATATTGGAAGTGCGTTTAATGGTATCAAAAACGCACTTCGTGGGCCACTGAACTGGGTGATCAACAATATCATTAACAACTTCAGTAAGGCATTCAATGCTATTGCCAGCGCGGTAGGTGTGAAAACGAAGTTGCCAATATTCAATCCAGTGAAGCTGCAACGCGGCGGGCAGGTGCCGGGGCAGGGTATTGGCGACAAGGTTCCTGCTCTGCTCGAACCTAGAGAAATCGTTATTCCAACTATGAAAACAGCTCGTCGCCGTCTTGCAAAGTCGAGTGTGTTTCTAAGTACCGTGGAGGAAATGCTTGGCGGTGACCTTTCGTCACCAGGGGCAGCATTCTATGCTCAAAAGTTTGCTGCCGGTGGTATCGTCCCAGCAAATGTCGTGAAGGCGCAGCGGTTCGCGCGCAGCCAAGCCGGAAAGCCATACCGCTGGGGTGGTGCTGGACCAGGTGGGTACGACTGCTCGGGGTTCATGTCGGCGATTCGCAACGTTCTTGCTGGTGACAGAAACCCGTACCGGCATACATTCGCGACGGGCAGCTTCGCACGTGGCAGGGGCATTGCTGGCATGGTCCCTGGATTTGGGCTGTTCACCATTGGTGTCATGCAGGGAAATCCTGGCCACATGGCCGGAACGCTTGGCGGTTTAAATGTGGAGTCACGTGGTGGCCGAGGGGTCATCGTCGGCACTGGTGCACGTGGCGCGAAAGATCCACTGTTTCGACAGCACTTCTTTTTCAAACCACTTGGTGGTTCGTTTATCACTGGCGACGCGAGCATGATCGATTTCATTGGCATGATCACGAGGGCATTCAGTGGCTTTGGCGGGCTGATCAACAAAATCGCTGGTGGTGGTATACTTGCGCCGATCATGCGTGCCGGGTCACGAATACTTGTTAATGGTGGGAGAAGATTCCTAACCGACAAGGCAAAAGCGGCCATTAGTGCCATTTTTGGCAGTGGGATTAGCGGCGGTGCTGTTGGCAGCAGTATTCTTGGTATTGGTTCAGCACTCAGTCGTGGCCTCTCTGCCGCTGAGGCGTGGATCATTCAGCGTGAGTCTGGTGGACAGACAACTGCACAAAACCCAAGGTCAACTGCGTTTGGGCTTGGCCAACTGCTGCTTTCCAACCGTACTCGCATTGGCCGCATCCTTGGCTTTTCACCGTCAACAACGAACTACGACCAGCAGCTCGCGATGTTTCGGTACTACTACCGGGAGCGGTATGGCACGGCCGAGCGTGCAAAAGCATTCTGGATGGCGCATCACTACTACGGTAATGGCGGTGTTGTCAACGAGCCAACCTTGATGTTGGGGTTGCGAACTGGCCGGCGCGGTGTCATGGGGGAGAGTGGCCCGGAAGCAATTGTCCCGCTTGGTCAAAGTACAGGCGGTGACCTTATCGTCAACTTCTACGGCCCAGTGTACGGAAGCAAGGAAGGAATTAGGCAGCTTGCTGACGACATTCTCCAAGCCTTGCTGAACAAGCAGGGCCGCTGGGGCGGTATTAAGTTAGGACTGACATAATGCCACTTACGCTGCCGGTCGTGACTGTCGAGGTTGCCTTTAGTACTCAACCAATGGCGTTAACGCCAGTGTGGACGGATGTGACGGACTATATCCAGCCACCGCTGACAGTTACTCGTGGAAGATCTGACGAGTTCTCCAATGTTTCGCCATCTACGCTTTCTGCGATATTTGACAACAGTGACGGTCGGTTCACACGAAACCTCGCATCGTCGCCGTACTATCCAAACGTTCGGAACGGCAGGCGGATCCGCCTCACAGAGTTGTACGGCCCAGCGGAAACGCTGTCTGGCGATGCATCAACATTTGAGGTTACCGCTGGCGGCTGGACTGCTGAGACCGGTTCGCCAACCTTGGCGCGGTCAACTTCACAGGCACGGAGCGGCGTTGCCAGCCTGGCAGTCACCTCAACAACATCAGGCGCGTTCGCAGTGCAGTCCCCGTCATTTACGGTCACAGCGAGCCAGCCCTACCGGGCGAAGACCTGGTCACGGGCAGCAACCACTGGGCGTGTCCACGAGTGTGGCATCCTCTGGTTCAACTCCACTGGCGGGTTCATTTCCGCGTCGGACTCACTTATTGACCCAACTACCATAACAACTGGCTGGGTGACAGCCAAGGTCAGTGCTATTGCCCCCGTGGGCGCAGTGACCGCAAGGGTCTATGCAAAGTGGTTTGGTGCGGCTGGCTCAGGAGAGGTGCAGTACATTGATGATATCGAGTTTCCTGGGCTGTTTCGGCGCTTCGACGGCCACGTCAACAACTGGCCAACTGCGTGGACAGTTGTTGGCGGAACTAGTCCATATGCACCGGTAACTGTGACGGCAACAGACCGATTCAAGCGGTTTGGCCAACTCGGTGAGCTTCGGTCTGTGCTTGCGGAGGAGATTCTTCGTGAGTCCGGTGTGACATTCACGAGTTCCGCTGGTAACTCACTAAACGGCACGTTTGAGCAGTCGATCGAAAACTGGCGTGCACTTACTGGCGGCACGGTTTCGAGAAGTACTGATACGTCACAAGGCGGATCTTGGTCACTCAAGATGGTGGGGAGTGGGGCTGCTGCGTTCTTAACAGCCAATGATGACAACAGTGGCGCTGATGCGAAAACAGTCGCACCTGGTGAACTTGTCTCCGTTGGTGGTTGGATTCGTGCTGCGTCCGGCGCTGCTGTTACACCAGCGTCGCACAATAATGCGCTAGGAACTGCAACGTGCGCCGACGTGGCAGCACTATCGGACGTACCTGGCGGGGTTCGGCAGCAACAAGGACTCGATGTTGTTGGTGCAACCGGTATTGATTACAACAAGATCGTTGGGTTCTTTACCGATACTGACGAATATGTGCAGTTGACCGATGGAACTCTTCCAACCGACAAGTACTCCTATATTGTCACACACTGGAATATTGGCCCGGCTAACCTTACGGCAATTAAAGCGCGCCACCCGAATGCCAAGATTCTGGCGTACCAGAATCTTGGTGGTATGATTGCTGGTCCACACAGTAACTCACGCCCAACAACACTGGTGACACAAGAAGAAGCAGTCACACACGGGACTGGTGGGGATGACTGGCGCCTCCACAAAGAGAGTGACGGCACAGTCGTCACCTTCAACGACTTTTCATATTTGCAGGCTGCACATGTTGGCCGGGCCAGTTATCGAACACAGGCGTCCAGTCACTTCCAGGGTATTAAGAACGACGGCTTCCACGGCATTATGCTGGACGACACCAACATGCGGCCAGGGCATGGGTTTAACGAAGGTGATGCGAACGACAGCACCGAGTTTGCGTCCAACAATGCCTACCGAGATGCGGTTACTGCGGCAATGGCAGTACTGACTCCTGCTGCACGCGCTGTGGGGTTGTTGATGGTCCCCAATGTTGGTATGGACCCGTGGGATGTTGACATGTACGCTGGTTATACCACGATGCTGACAGCGAACACTGTCGATGGGGTTATCCGTGAGTTCTGGACGAACTTCTCTGGTGGAGCATTGTTTACTGGGGCAACGTGGACTGACACCATGAAGGTTCAGACTGACGCTGAGTTGAATGGCAAGTTTGTTGCTGTGCAGTCGTACCCAAGTAGCTCGCCGAATGACACTACCTCAATTCGGTACAACACCGCGAGCTTCTATCTGTTTTGGGACGGCTCCAAGCCAAGTGGTGTTGGCTACAATGACGGCCGTCCACTCTCAGCGTATCCTCAGTACAGGAAGCTTATTGGCACACCGACACAAGCCAAGCAGCTTGTTTCTGGAACTGCAACCGATGGTGCATGGATGCGTCGGTACACTGGCGGAATTGTTTGCGCAAATGCAAAAAGTTCGGCAGGGACCGTAACGTTTACGCTTGGTGGTACGTATTTCGATACAGCAGGTCTGCCAGTAACCAGCGTTGGCCTCGCGCAGGCAACTGGGATGGTCCTTCTGGCACAGGCATCTCCGCCCGTTGAGAATGTCCAGACCCCAATCGTGCAAACAGAGTGGGCACCTATTGCTGGGTCGTTCACATCAGTAGAGTGGACGCTGCGTGCGGACGTTGATCCGTCACCGAACGGATATTTCTGGGCTGGGCAGTCGTTGTTCGCCCAGACATCGCCGCCGACGCCAGTGATGATGGCAACGAAAACGGCAGATGGCACCGGCACGCCACATCAAGAGCATTTGTTCTATGCGACGAACTCAGGACGTTGGTGGCTCGTCTATGTCGATTCGGCAAGTGGTACGACGTTGCGGCTTGCTTGGTCTGTCAACCTACTGGTCTGGACTGATGCTGGCTCAGTTACGCTCGGGCAGAACCTTGACACTGGTGGAGCGCAGTCATCGGGAACTGGTACAAACGTTGCTGTTGCCTACCGCAATATTGCATCTACCGACGTTGTCCACATTGGACTTTCCTACCGCGTAGCTGCTGCTGACCACCGCCATTATCATCTTCGTCTGACGGTAGGCGCGACGACATTTACAGTCACGAACGCCGAGGCGCAGATCTCAACCACCGAGACGCTTTCCTATGACTACTCTGGTGATGGCGGTGCGGTGGGCTTTGACTCAGCCAACAGCATTTATGACCTAAGCGGTCACTACAATGGTGTACTTGGCCAGACTGCATATGCGAAGTCCACCAATACCGATATAGGTACAAGCTGGACGGCTGGGTATAGCGGTGCTGCAACGGTTGGCGGTGCGACGACAACAACGACCAAGAGCCGAACGCTCTTTGACCTTAGTGGCGGGAACCTGCTTGCCGTGTACGACAACGGTATTGCAAACGTCAATCAAACAGCGCTGAACTGGTCCAAGTACACTGGAACTTGGTCAGCCAATGCGAGTGCAGGATTTGGCGCAGCCACCTTTAACTTCAACGACTGGGGTGCATGTCTACGCACGACTACAGATGCGCATGTTGTGTTGCGTACCGGTACGAACACGTACGAGCACCGCCGGTTCAATGGGACGAGCTGGGCGGCAGGGAACTCGATTACCACGCAGAACTCGAAGGCTGGCGCAGGGTTGTTTTTGACCACAGATGGAACTGATGTCTATCTCTTCATTATTGACTCGGATGGCGCTAACACAGTTCGGTACTCCCAATGGTCAAGTGCAGGAAGTTCATGGGGTGCATGGACAGCATTTGAGACGAGTACGCAGACCCGTACAGCGTTGTCTGGGTATCGTGTAAAGGGTGGCGATGGCAACATCGCTGTTGCTTGGACGGAGTCCGCTTCCCCATTTAGAGTGGTTACAAAGCCATTCATTACCTCCGACTCAAGTGGTGATGTCTGGTACGCTGGCTTACAGTCGGGTGGCACAATTCCCTCGCCGCCGTTTAGCGGTAAAATTGCCATCTTTAGCGTATGGGGTGCACGAGCTGCGGCAATTAGTAGTATCCCTGGGGCATATGCAGCACCGTTTAGTAGCGAGGGTACTGGCTATACGGTACGAATCCCATACGCCTGGCAGATCGGTACAACGTATCGAATTCGTGTCGAGCAGGATGTAGGCCGTGGTGCTGGCTGGTGGATTTGTTCGGTGACAAACCTTACCACCGGTGTGGGAAGCTGGGTCGGCTCGATTCAGGCGTCGGTGACCGCAGGGAACATCCTTGGCAGTATGATCCAGTTCACAGAATACTTCAGTAACCCAGGGACATTCACGACATGTAACCAGATTCCTGGATCAGATGTAACGTTTGGAACGCCAATCTTTGCATCAGGTGCCACAGGCGCAACGCGGCAGTGGCGACCGGTACTACGGTGGCTTGACAGTTCCGACGCGCTCTTGGCGTCTACAACTGGAACGCTTGTTACGGACGCGGCTGGTACTTGGACACAGTACAGACTTGAGGGCGTCACGGTCCCATCATCACCGTCTGGTATTACGCAGGTCTGCGCTGGGTTCGAGACGACCACAACACCAGCCAACAGCGAGACACACTATCTTGACACCGTGCAACTGGTCAAGGACTCGACCCTAAGCGGAGGGACAGCAATTACGACTGGCGGCACGGTGTCAGCGTACTACCCACTGTCGGAGCCAGAAAGATCAACGTCGGTTGGAAGCATCACTCGATACCCACAGGGGCCAGCCATTGTGAAACAAGCTGGCAGCGGTGGGGAAGTTGAGTTCGCGCAGGGAATTGGGCCTGGCACTGACGAAACCAGTGCGCCAATCTTCACACCCGCTACGACAACCGACGGAAAGTACCTCGAAGCGAAACTGCTTACACCAATCACTGGTACAGGAATGACACTCGAAGCATGGATGCGGACAGCAAACACGTCGATCTTTTCTCGTGAGCTTACTGCACTACGAAACGCCACTGGCAACACCATGACACTTGGCGTTGATGCTGAGGGCGATCTCGTTGCAACCGGCTGGCGAGGGCTTTCGCAAGCATACACGCTCTCGTTTAATGGCGCTGCTGCCAGCGACGCGCGGACGCACCATGTTGCCGTTACCGAAGCGCTCTCCAACGGCGTTGTGACAGTACGACTCTACCTTGATGGCCTTGAGCGTGCATCTACGTCCTTCTCCACAAACGCACTGCCAACGTACTCATTCTTGACAATTGGCGGCAGGCCAGGCACGGGAATGTGGAACGGCACGGTTGCCCACGTCGCCGCAACTGGGGCAGCACTACCTGTCACTCGCATTAGTGAGCACCACCGCTCTGGCATCGACGGTCTTGCTGGCGAGCGAACCGATCAGCGAATTGCACGGATTGCTGACTGGATTGGCATCCCTTCCACTGATCGCAGCCTTGATGTTGGACTGTCAACTGTTGGTTGGCAAGGGACAGACGGCCAGCAGCCAATTTCAGCAATGCAGGAGTGTGAAGCAACCGAAGCGGGTGTGCTGTTCATGGCTGGTGATGGTGATCTGACGTTTCACGGTCGGGCTCGCCGCTACAACACCTCCGTGTCGTTTACCTTGGATGCTGCAAGCAATGCTCATATCAATCGTGACGCCGAGTTCCCTGGCGATGACTTTGGCCTGTTCAATGACGCGACGATTTCTCGCCAGCGCTCATCTACAATGCGGGCAGTCAACCAGGCATCGATTGATGAGTTTGGGCTGTACCGTGCGGACATCAGCATCATTAGCGACAGTGACGACGAGACGATGAGTGCTGCACAGTGGATTGTAAACAACTATGGTACTCCGCTTGACCGCATCCCTAACATCACTGTCGATCTGCTTGCACTCGCGACGGCAAATCCCGCACTGGTCAACACCATTTTGGCATCTGATATCTCAGCGAAAGTTCGGCTCACGAACCTTCCTGTCGAGGCACCAGCAACGTCGCTGGACATGTTCTTGGAAGGGTCGGTGGAAACCATTGATAACGCCACATGGCAAATTGTTCTGAACTGCTCCCCAAGCGTTATCTTCAATGTGTGGCAGCTCGGTACAGCAGGATTTTCAGAACTTGGAACGACAACAAGGCTCGCCCGATAAGTAGAAGGAGCTTACCGTGGCAATCAAGCGGTCAACCGAGTACGAAATTCCAGTTGAACTCCCAGATCAGCGTACTGGTGCGTTTGCAATTGTTGATCTGTTCCGTGCGCGTGGCCGCGAAGTTCCTGAGCCAATCGCAGAGGGCGTTAGCGACCCTGATATTGTGGCGTACATCAATCACGGGCGTTGGGTTGGCGAGTGCAATTTACACTGGACTGAGATTAACGAAGACTGCAAGAACGCACAGCTCGTTGACCCAAACGACGCAAGATTTTTCTGTGTGAACTGCCATAACGAAGCATGTGCAGGACGGTGGCGAACGGTCGTGTTCCCTGCTGGCGTGGCCACAATTGAAGCTTCATTGGCTGCGCTCCCGCAGTCACAACAGAACTGGGTTCCGGAGGCGTAGCATATGGCTGTTCCTACTCCTCGTACATGGGTCGCGGCGGAATTTGTCACCGCGACACTCAACAATGTTGAGATTCGTGATACGGAGAACTGGCTGCTGAACCCGCCGCGTGCCTCTGCCAACCGGACCACTACGGTCTCTACAACAACAGCGGTCTGGACTCGTGTGGACCTCACTAGCGAGCTGTATGATTCCGGGTCGATCCACGACAACAGTACAAACCCGTCGCGGCTCACTGCACCGGAAACCTACCTGTATGAGGTCCATGCACAGGTCCGCTGGGAGGCCAACGCGACTGGTGTTCGATTTGTTGCTGTGTGTAAGAACTCGGCGGGAACCTACAACGCGGCGAACCTTGTGGCACAGCGGATGCAAACGACGACTTGGTCAGAGGCGACGTTCCAAGGGTTGAGTGTGGACGTGGCGCTCAACGCTGGCGACTATGTGGAAATGTTTGGGCAGCAGCAGACTGGTGGGGCACTGTCAGCATTTGGTGGCGGTGCTGGGCAGACGTTTATGAGCATCCGTGGTGTTGCCAAGCAATAAACCTGGGGGTGGTCAGTCTGGAAGGCATCCGTATTGGTGGCATTGTGCAGTGTCGATGCGTCTCACGGCACTCACCGCCAGTTCGTATCGCTGATGAGCACCACGTTTGGCCAAAAGCACTTGGTGGCCCTGACATTGCAGCGAACAAAGTCGTGCTCTGCTCCAATGCCCACAGGCTTGTGCACGAGTACCTTGACCGAATCCAAAAGGCGAACGGTGAGGTCAAACACCTCGACACGGTTGGGTTCCCAAAATCAGTTCGCCAGATTGCCGAGCTTGGCTGGGAGCGGATACAAAAGGGGTCGCTATGAATCCTGTCAGTTATGAGCCGGTTGTGCTCCAACTGGTAGCCACGATCATCGTGTACCTGGGCGCAAAGTTTAGCATGGAAATGACCGACGCACAAGCGGCAATGGCTGCCGGTGCCGTTCTTACGATCCTCACACCGTTTGTCAGGCAGCTTGTGACACCACAAGCAAAACTGGACGGCGAGGTGGTTGATGGGGTTGAAGATGAGCATCCTGCCCCGGTGGTGCAGAAGCCAGAGGAGCCGGCTCGTGTGACTCGAAGGGAGCTGTGATGCCAGTGCTTGCAGTTCTTGCGTTTGTCTCGTTCCTGCTCGCGTTCTTTGATGCGAAACTGGGGAGTATCGATTTCGTTATCCTGGGACTCATCTTCCTGAGTGCACATTTTGCATTCAGTGGCTATGTGTCCAGGTGGACGAGGAGAGCGTAAATGAGTCTTTGGACAATCCTTGTTGTTCTTGCGGTTGTTGCACTGGTCGTCTTTCTTGTTCGCCGTGCGTAGTCGGGCGAGAGGGATTTGAACCCCCGGTCTTCTGGTCCCAAACCAGACGCGATACCAAGCTTCGCTATCGCCCGTGTTAGCTGCGTTCTGTTTAGATAGTTGTGGCTCTCAAAGGCGCCGATAGGTAAAGAGACTTGCGTGGCGACTTAGGCGCCGTGAGCTACATAGACTCGCGAGTCGGAGACAGGCGCCGTGAGATCTTTAGATAACCGAGTACCAAGTAGGCGCCGATCGTACATTAGCTTTCCGCAGAGAAATAGGCGCCGTGCGAGGGACAGACTTCCGACTGAGGAAAAGGCGCCAAATAGATACTTCGTGGAGCTAGTGGGACTCGAACCCACAACCTCTTGCGTGCCACGCAAGCGCTCTGCCAAATTGAGCTATAGCCCCTACTGGCGCCGCGAATAGCACAGATTTTCGCCTCAGGCATAGACGCCATGTGGAGCTGATGGGAATTGAACCCATTACCTCTGCGATGCGAACGCAGCGCTCTGCCATATGAGCTACAGCCCCTCTACGAGCCCACGCCCGGAATCGAACCGGGGAAGCAGGTTTTGCAGACCTGCGCCTCACCACTCAGCCACGTGGGCACTACAGCGCCGGGCCAAACTTAGATTTTCGCTGAGTCCATAGGCGCCGCGTGGGATATAGATTTTCGCTAAGTCCCTAGGCGCCGAGCCGGATATAGATTTTCGCAGAGTCCCTAGGCGCCGAACCTGCTGTAGATATTCGCGTTCGTGTCAGGCGCCGAGATCCCCTAGTCATTCGAAATGTAGCAGGCGCCGCGTACACTCTAGCTTTGCGCAAACCGCGTAGGCGCCGACACTATCACAGATTTTCGTACTTCTAATAGGCGCCGAGGTTCGAGCAGACTTTCGTCCCATGCGTAGGCGCCGGTGTCGGGCTAGATTTTCGTCAGGTTCATAGACGCCGTTTCAGCGTTAGATTTTCGAGGCTTCTATAGGCGCCGACTGTATCACAGATTTTCGTCCGGTCATTAAGCGCCAAAGATGTCCGACCCTACCTGCTCGCCGCCGCGAGACCTTCCAGGTAGGGTCGGACTTTGTGTGTTACAACGCCGCCGTTCCTTTAGATTTTCGGCTTCTGCATAGACGTTGTGCTACGTTAGCTCCATGTAGTGCTGTTGCTCAGTGCCATCACCCCCTGTGGGCCTTTCGTGTAGCGAGCAGGAGCGCTGCGCCAACAATAAGGAGTCCAAACCCCACAGGGGCGTATGGACTTGGTCCAGTAAGTGGCAATGAGCCAGCCTTTGTCGTTCCACCGCCTGTAACGGTACTTGAACTGTCTGGGTATGGGTACGACTCGCATGCCTGCCCATCACCGTGGCCACCGTTTGTGCGATCATCGTTTCCATCGGCGCGACCTGGGAGTGCGTCAAGGCCGTTCGGGTCGGATGGATCTGCATTCAACGCGGCTTGCGCAGCCGCTTTCGAGGTGTAGTCACCGCAGTTCTTGTCCACTGCTGCGTGCGCTGTTGATGCCAGTAATGCTACTGCTAATGCTGCCAGCGTGGTACTTGCAAAAAGTTTCCGCATCACGTCTCCTGTTAGGGGTTGGTTCCGCAGTCTACGTCAGCATTCAGGCAATTTTGTACCAGCTCGTTGAAGCGCACTTCATCCCAGACGAACCAGTAGTCCGCATGGACAGTGTAGTACGGCCCAGAACTCAGCGTGATGGTTCCCGTTGTGGTCCCGACTGGATATTCCAGACGTAGAATGTAACGTGGCAACTTTCGAGTAAAGCCTGCTGGACACACGCCACCAGATGGGTATTTCAGGTTTGGTGTGTCGTTCGTTGGGTCTTTCACGCCATTCCAGCAGTTCGGGAACCCAACATGGAGGGAGATAATCCCAGTTGGGCAAGAGGCAGGGGGTGCTTTTGGCTTTCCAGGCACAGAATTGTCTGAGCAGCCCCAGTACAGTTCGCTCCCTAGCTTGGGGTTCGTTGCTTCGCTGGTGGCATTGGCATTACCAGCAATCATCCGGAAGTCAGACGGGAATGGTTCAACTGGCGTTCCAACCGTCAAGTTGTTATCGCGATAATAATTTTGCTGGCGAGTACTGACACCGGTTGGGTTAACCTTCACGCCGTTCTGATATAGCGCTGGTGCCCAGATTCCAGCCTTTTCTGCTGCAATCTGACAGTTGGTTGCCGCAGCTTGCATGCTGGCAAACGTCGAGTTGGCATTAGTGCTGGTATTGCACAAAAAGTCGTGCAAATGGCTCGCGCCTGGTTGTCCTGGGAGCAGGATTGGATCGTCGTTTAAACTGTGCGAGTAGTCGGTTCGTACAAGCCATCCAGGGGATGCCGCGACTGCAATACCTGCGACGAAGGCCAGGACGAGAAACGCAACAACTGGGAGAATTCGACGACGCATCATGCCCTTTCTAGGTTGGTGACGGGGCAGAGCTGGTTGCCGCTCACGCAACTGGCACACCGTATTCGTGTTTGCTCTGCCCCGTCACGTTTGGTTAACCGATTGCGGGAGGTGGAGTTGACAGCACGATCACTGATGCCGTTGCGGAGTTGTTGCCACTAACAGCGTCATCCGTACTGGCATCCACTCCGACGGTGTTGGTAAGGGTGTTACCGGGAGTGGCTGGGGCGACTACTGTAGCCTTGACGACATCTGTCTCAGTAGCGCCAACAGCGACCCCACCCTGTGTGCAGAGCACAGTCTGGCCAGTTGTCGCTGGGTCACCGGTGACAGAGCAGTTAAGTGGCAGTGGATTTGTAGCTGTATCGACCACCTTCAAACCGGCTGGCAGCTTGTCCTTGATCACCGTGCCGACAGCAGCCAGTGGCCCATTGTTCTTGACGGACAGCGTGTAGATAACAGTTTCGCCAACCTTGGCAGTCGTTGGAGTCACTGACTTGCCGGCTGCCAGGTCGGCACTGGTTGGTGGTGTAGTAGTTGGGGGGACAGTTGTCGGAGTTGGTGCAGTGGTTGGTGGTGCAGTAGTTGGTGGTGCAGTAGTTGGTGGTGCAGTAGTTGGTGGTGCAGTAGTTGGTGGGACAGGGCCAGCAGTCCGCTCGTACACGTCCACGAACAGGTCTGCGTCCTTATTTGAGTAGTACCGGAACTCTGCGCGACCAGTACTGACAATGGCATGCCAGCCAATGATGCGAACACGGATCGTGTCCGAGTCCACATACCCTGCGAAGTTCACCGTCGCAAAGCTGGGATCCTCCCCAGCAAGGTGTGTCCCACCGGCTGCCACCTTGATGACAACGTTGGCTGGGCTCACTGGCACCTGAAGGTTGAGGGTCGCAAACCCTCCACGGTCAGTGTGCACATGCGCTGGGAAGTGCTGCGAAGTTGCGCTTGGCGGTACGACGGCATTCGCCCTTCCGCCACCACCTGCCCCATTGATCAGTACAAATGCACCAAGCAACAGCGCGATAACTGCTGCGAGAGTAACTGCTCTGCGATGTACTGCCTTGGACATGCCGTACCCTTTCGTCAACAAAATGGCTGAGCAGGTGGAGTTTGCGGCAGAAGTTGCTTCCCGCATCACTATGCGATGACTTCTCTCCACCTGCCCATGTGCTCCCGGCGCAGTCCCCTATAGCACGACCACCTCCCTACTCAGGTGTTGTGCTAGGAGGGTCAACAATTACTGTTGAATGCGATCCCGGTCGCCTCGGCAGGCGACCAGCTTCGCAGCACCCCGTCTGGGTAGCGTGTGTTCACAGAGACGATATCGACCTTCCCCGTATTGCTGGCACCTGGGCAGCCGATGTTGTTGCCGTGCGTGGTCGCGACCAACACTCCGACGAACCCGCTCCGGTCAACAAAGTCGTACGCATAGCATATACCTGTGTTGCAGTAGTACCACAGCGACAGGTCGGTGAAGGAGTAGTTCGCTGCGACCCCAGCGCCCGTCGCGGTGTTCCATGTCTGTGCCTGAGCCCAGCTTCGGTACCAGCCTGCGCCGTGCTCAGCACACAGCCGCGCCGATGTTGACCAGCCTCGGTATGACGTTTGTGAGGTCTTGCAACTAAAGACCGTTGCATCTGCTGGTTGCTGTGTGGCGACCAGCAGACCCACCAACATCACAATAGTTACTGACAGTAGTGCTATCGCCGTTCTGATGCTGGGCTGTACCACTCGCTGGGTCATGTTGGTTCCCCTTATGCGTCGCATGATGTGGGGGTATTCCCTGTGCCGGTATGAACAACCACGTCCCATGCGCAGCCGTTGCCGAAGTTGTTGTTGTTGGCCTGGTTGTCGGAGCCAGGCAGCACGGTCCCTCCGCCGTAGCCGTAGGCTTGGAGTCCAAACGGCTGGTTGATATGGGTACTGTTGGTGACCCGCAGGCCCGTGACCGGAGTTGCACCACCAAGTGCTGCGCTCGGGAACGACAGTGCAATACCTTGGCCACCAGTCAGCCCAAGTCCGTCGGTGTAGTTGTTGTCTAACACGTTGTTGGTGTTGGCCTGGTTCGGGTTGCCATACGTAATAAGCGTGATGCTGCCGTTCCCCACACCCAGGACCTTGTTGCCCTTGATCTGGTTGTTGGGGCCGTTGACGACGATACCCTCGCCAGATGCGCCGCTTGGCAGGCAGTGCTCGTAGAGGTTCCCGTCACCGGTTCCTGGCGTTGCCGTTATCCCACCGATTAGCGAGTTGCTAATCTGGTCAAGCCCAATACCAACCTTATTGACCGTGCATGGCGCGGGGTTGGTGATCATGTTGCCCTGAATGGTGAACCGACCATGAGCATTGCTCGTTGTGCCACCGGTCTGAATGGCAGCATTCCCTGTCCGGCCACCAACTTGAGTATTCGTAAACGTGTTACGCAGGATCGAGATGTCGAACTCACTTGACCCGAAGAATCCAGCACACGACCCTTCCACGTCGTGGCAGTTCGAGTCCGTCAGGTACACGAACCGCTGAGGGCTTCCCGAGCTAGTCTGGTACCCAGACCCAATGTTGTGCATATTTAGGTGTTGCAGTTTTGCACCGAACATGCAGCCAGTGACGGGAACGTCGCAGCCGACAACTCCACCAGTTGTAACCGCTTGGAGCCCTGTCGTAATCGCGCCAGTCCCGTACAGTTCGCACCCATCGACGGTGACTTCGTCAACACCGGTCGTACCATTGTTGATCCTGATAAGACCACCAAATGCACCACCATTTGGTGCATTAAACCCGGTGCCAGTCGTCTGACACAGCAGTTGCATCGACTTGTTGATGGTGAGGCTACTGGTTAATGTGTAGTTTGCATCAACAATCAGACAACCATCCACTGGTGTAGCCGTAACAGCGAGGGCTGGCGTGCCGTAGTCGGCGGTATGGATGCAGCTAGGCGGTGGTGTTGACGTAGTTGTGAACGTAGCGTCCGACCCGTTTGTGGTACCAGCCAAGTTCGTACAGGACAACCGGAAGTGGTAGAGCGTATTCGCAGTCAGGCCAGTTACGTTCGCTAACACTGGCACTGCGGTAGTCCCTGATCCTGGTGAGGTGTCATCAGGCGTCACGCTGCCGTAGCCGGTCGTTGTACCGTAGTCGAAATGGCACGTAGTCGCTGCACCGTTTGGGTTGACCGTGCCGTTCAATGTGACACTAGTTTCCGTAATGTTGCTGGCTGCACCGGTCGTCACTGTTGGCGGGGTTGGTGGCGGCGGTGCTGGTGTGTAAGTAACCGTCAGCTTCGGTCGGCGGGTGATGTCAGTTGTGTAGTCGTCACTGGCGTAAAACTGGTCGGTGGTCGTAGTTGTGTCAAGGGCAAAGCGGAACGTACCATTGCCTGTCACTGTCGATGCCAGCAGGTTCACAGACTCGCCAGCGCCGGGAACCAGGTCCCCAGGTGCGCTGGCCAACACGGCGGCATCAAAGGTGTGCAATGTGTTCCAGGTGACAGTGTTCTCAACCCATGCAGTCGGTTGGTTATGCAACCGAACGGTGTGCGCTGTGTTCACGGAACGGCTGAAAACATTCAGCGTGCCACTTATACTGGTTGCGCCTGTAGGCACACCAGCAACCACACACTCGACAAATGCAAACTTGGTCGTCCCTTTGATGACCAGATCCGTCGCGGAGCCAAAGTTTTTCTTCTTCTGGGTGTTGTTGGTGCCGTCAACGTATGTGGTGTTCGTACAGTCAACTTGAAGCGTGTCAGCATGTGCTGGCGGGGCCATTGTTGCCATCGCTGCTGCAAGCACCGCAACAATGACCAGCAGTGGCCAGTACGGACGGAGTCGCGTCGTCATGCAGAACCCTTCTGTTGGAGATCGAACTCGCCATCCTTCACGCCGGCCGCATTAGTGCCACTCCGGGTGGCCTTGCGCCAATTTCGCTGGACTTCGGCGAGAACTTCCTCTGGAACGGGACCGAACTCTCGCTCGAACTCAGCGATAAAGGCATGGCCAGCAGTCATAAGTTCTTCCTCCCCTCCCCATTTATAACCTGTTCCTGCTGCTGCCCTCCCCACTATGAGCTTGCGATCAAACTCGCCAGCTTTTACCCCTGCAAGAAATGCATCCCATTCCTTTCCAGTAAAGACCAGCACTGGCCCGTCACGGTCTTTGGAGTCACGGACATGAATTTCTTCATCTTCCATGCCGACCTCGACGCATTCTTTAGTGCCGCTCCTGGTGCTCTTGCGCCACATTTCAACACAGGCGTTGACTCCGCTGTAGGTGCTCTTGTGCCACACTTCGACACAGTTGGTTTGAGCACTGAGTGTACTCTTGTGCCATTGCCGGTCCATACTCACTTCCATTGTTGGTTGTGCGCTTCACTGGGCCACTGGCGACGAGTGTTCCAGACATTCGTGTCATAGTCGCCAAGCTTGGTTCCTTGCGGCTTCGCAAGTGGAGCCATACCAACCAGCGAATGCTGCTGTGCTAGTCTTTGCCCACTGCTGCTTCTCCCTTGGCTGCGCCCAACACCGGCTGCCACTGCTGTCACCGCAGCACCAAGTAGTATACCTCCAAGCGAACGTCCACCTCCCATTGGGGTGCTGTCCATCCGGAGATCAGTTGGTTCATAAAAGAGGTTCCACGGAAACTTCAGCGCCACTATACACTCCTTCACTCGGCAAGATCTGGAAAGAGGCCAGCATCAAATTCGTGCATGAACAGTTGAGCTGTTTTCGGAAGTGCTACGACGGTCGCTACATAAGCATTACTGGTTAAGCGTATATGAACCATCATGCCTATAAGGATATAAAGCCCTGTCATATCGCTAAGCCATTGTGCAAGAACGCATCGCGAAGGGTTAACACGCTGGCCAGTGACCCCGCGAGTCCGTAAGTACGCAGCAATTGCATCGGTTGTGTCGGTTGGCAGGTCGTCAAGGTACTTACAAACAAGTTCTTTTGCTGCATCAATGCCCATTTGGTTGTTGATCTCTGCCATCGTTCGAAACGTTGCCATTACCCATGCCTTTTAGCGAGTTGACCCACCTGATACTTTAAACTGCTGATGGTATTGCCGCCCCAAAACAGCTCGGCGCTCTCGGCGGCCCCAACACCAAGAACCTCCCGTGCATAGTCGGATGACGACAATATCCTGCCATCAGGTGTAATGACATTGTTGTCATCATCATCGTCTTCATCTTCATTGAGCGTTGGATTCACCCACTGCGCACCTGCTGCCAGCGCGACAAACCCAGCAAAACAGTACCCTGTCTCACAGCGCCAGACCTCCTGAGACCACTCCTGTGGGTTGGCTTCAATTTCTTTGATTGCAAGTCTTGCCAGATCTGCGTTGAACATTTTCGTGTCTTTCGTCAGAAGTTTGGCAGGCCGGGTCCGATACCCTTCGGACCCGGCCTTTGGGTGATGTTCATTTGCACACGCCCGCACATTTAAAGATGTGTGTCAGCTTACGGAGCCGCGTTCTGCCAATTAAACTACCGGGGCACGTAGAGCCCCGGGAAGGACTCGAACCTCCAACTCGGCGAAGATTGCACACATCTGGTCGATCGGGCGATGAACACCGAATGCTTGAACTTTGGGCAATAGTCTAAATTTGCAACTCCGGTGCCTCTTCCCATTGGGCTACTCGGGCACGTCGAGCCCGAGGTAGGATTCGAACCTACACTGTACGGATGTTGCTAGTTCATTTTTATTCTCAGTTTCAGTTTAAGGTTGTGCCCAACTCTGTAATGGCGCCGCTAGCATACAGATTTTCGGATGTCAAATAGGCGCCAAAGAAATCAAAACGATGCGAGGAACGACTCGCTGTCTAGAAATTGTTCATAGCTGCCGTCTCGAGCTTGCTCGTCTGCTTCACGCTCGCCTTCCTGCCATGCACTGGTCCAAAACCACCACTGACTATCCATGACCACGGTCCTCTTGAAGTGTCAATAACTGTCCTCTGCCAGCTCGCCACCGTGAGACCATTCGGTCGTACAACACAATGCCACCAGCTTGTGCCACGTTGAGACAGTGTTCCGACGGAATTTGTACAATGTGGTGGCACAGTTCGCGCCATCCCGCTGGGACTGAGCCGTCTTCAGGGCCGAGAATATACACGGCACTGGTCGGGTGGTCAAGCAGTGGCAGTGGCATCGCCGACGGTGTCAGCTCAACGCCAACCGGTACGGTACTAGGAGGAAAGAACGACATTGGAAAATCCACGTTGACAACTTTCACTGTCTGGTACTGCCGCATGCGCTCCTGGCGTGGCAGCCGGTCGCCCTTCCCACCTGTGGGGATGTCAACCCGGTCTCCTGTATAGATCAGATACTCAACACCGAAGCATGCACAGTTGCGAATCATTGACCCGATGTTGTTGACGAACTTCGGTTCAAGCATCACGACGGCTGGTGTAGTGAGACGCAGTCCGTTAAGGTTTTTCAGTACTGTGAACGGCTGGCGAGCGATAGCTTCTGGTCTTGTCTTTACCACCGCTCGCCTCCGTTCTGGTGGGTTGTTTCGTCTTGGCATTTAGTAAGGCGCTACTCGCCACAGTTTACGGAGCCAGCAAATAGTCGAATACTGCCTTGCCAACCTTCTGGTCAACGACTTGTTTTGTGTTGGCCTCCTCCCGTGCAAACACCACGGCGCGCTGTAACACCTCAACACGGTCAAGCAGTTGCTTTTGTCGCGTTGCTGGCACGGCGCCAGAGAACTTCTTGCGGTGCCAGTATCCAACGAGCGCATCTTCCATCCAGACATCGACCTGCGGAACAATGTTCGGGAACTCTTTGGTTGGCATTGCTTTTGGCAGTGTTCGAGGCTGCTTTTTCGTCTTTATCGACTGCACAGGTTCAGTTACGTACACGTCGCTAGCAGAGTCGAACTCCCACTCTTGTGCTGGGTCAAGTACTGGGAGCTTCTTAATTAGCGTGTGCAGTCCTTCGAGCTGCTTTTCAAGAAAGAGTAAATACGTAACCGGCAGTTGCTCAAGTAGTACTTTACCATCGACAACCACATTGGCTTTTGCTTCTGTGTTTGCTACATCCTTCGTCGCCACGACATCAAACAGCCGTGTCAGGGTGGTTACCACGTCATTTACGACCTCATCGGCCTTAAGCTGTACCTTCTGTATCTCCGATGGAAACCGCTCACCCTGCTCTTCATCTAATGGCTGGTATACACCGGACTGCCCAGTAAGCAACTGTGTTTTTAGGAGCTGGTGGTGAGCGGCTGTGAGCTGCGAATGTGCCTGGTTCTTGATGCCCTTCTCAATCGCGATGATCTGGTTGAGTTTTGTCACTCTTTAGTCTCCTGTTCTGATTTTTGGGCATATGGTTACATTCTGGGCACTCAAAGCCCATAAGCCCTTCGCCAAGGCAGCTTGAACATGAGGTTGGCACTACTGCCTCGATATCTTCGAGTGCTTGTTCCCAATTCTGAAACCGTACTGCGCGGTCATCGAGAAACACAACGGCGCTGTTCGGCTTTTTGTTTGTGACCTCATCAATGACAAAACTATGTCTGTCTCGGTGTGAGTCAATCCAGTCAAGCACTGCCGTAACACGCTCTGGCATAATCTCCCCTTGCAAATCTTGTACTCGGCAAGTGAAGATCACGATCCGCCAGTCGTTACTGTAAAGTTTTTGGAGCGCGTCCATTGTACCTGGCAGTGGCGTGCCATAGATCGTTCCATCCTGCCACCCACGCTCGTATGAGTGAATTACACCATCAAAATCGACAGCAATGGTTCGCCTGAGCGGTTCCCAGTCGAGACAGTCGCAGCCTTCCACATCACATGGAAAGTCCTGCGCTGGCCATTCCAGCTCACCACGTGTCCATGCATCCCACTTTTCATGGTCCCACGGGTCTTGCCACGGGACTGGTGCATGGTGGCGAGCTGACGGATGCCCACAGCATGCGCCCGGCTTTGTCATAACTCGAATGAGCTGCTTCTCAAACTCCGGTGGAAGATTCGCCAATTAGTGCCCTGTCATGATGCCGCCAACTGCGAGCCACAGCAGTCCTAGCAGAAACGCTGTGATGCCAATGACGATCAGTGTGTCTTTCACTGTTTCTCCTTTCCTCCGGGCGCCGATGGAAGTCTAGATATACGATGCTCTATTAGGCGCCGCGAAACTATAGTCTCTCGCGCTGTACCAAGGCGCCGCATAAGTCTTAGCTTGTCGTCTCCTCTTGAGGCGCTGGTGGTTTGAGTACTTCGAGCCAGGATGCATCTTTTCGTTCTGTAATTAGCCAGTACAACAAGTGTCGAACTGCGTCGCGCCCATGCTGCATTCCTCGAATCCAAAGGTTGTTTCGTCGCAGAAGTGTATCAGACACAAAATTTTTGGCCTGCGAAGGCGTTTGTGCAACTAATCTAGGATCAAACTGCTGCTGATACAGTTCTACGACACCAATGACTTTGAGTGGCGCGGGTACAATCTTTTGTCTAGGCTGAATAATGAAGCGTTCGTAAATAATGACTGGCGGATTGGTATCACACAAGTACGTGTATACTTCTAACAGCGTTGTAAAATGTGCAATTGTCCAGTTACCTTCCGAGTCTCGTAGTGCTGCCCCTGTGGTCTCTCCTGGATCAAGGGCCACCACAAGTGGGTGCGTCATTCCGATTTGGAAATGCGCTGGATCAGTTGTCTTGACATAGGTTTCCAACCCACCACCCTTAGACCGGGTTTTTCTCAGTTGGTCCTTTCCAAGCTCTAAGCTCTGCGACTTGTCCTCTGTCAGGTTTAAGTTTTTTGTCTAGTGCTTCGAGTTGATCTTCCAGTTGTTTGAGTGCGAACCTCGCTTCTTGAATTTGTCGCCGCAGATATGCCCGTTTCCTATAAAGGTACGACACTGGGTTTTTGTACCTAATAACAAGGTTGTCATGGTCAAGGTTTTGTTTGTTGCCGTCTTTAAATGTAACCCGTTCGTTGTCCTCAAGAGGGCGGCCAAGCTTTTTCTCGGCCTCAACTCTATGTTTATACTGCCAGTCATCTTCGGCGATTTTTACCTGAAGATACCCGTTCGAGTTGACACGCTCGGTTCCAATTGGAGCCCTCGGTCTTCCAACTGCCAAGTGCGCCTCCTACTCATTCATGCTGGAACGCTTCGTGGTCATCGAGGCACTCGTTGCAGAACGGCCCAGCGTTACAGGTATGACAGAAGATTCCGTGTGTTGCAATTCCACAAGTTTCGCACTCATCAATAGGATCGTCATAGTCAAAGATTTTCAAGTGCTCGCTCCAATTCCTTCCGAGCCTGAATGAAGTGGTACACAGCAGCGGCTTGGACTTCGCTGTCGAGCTGTGCGTCGAATAGTCCTCCGATATCTTTAACGGACTTCTGTGTTCGCTCGATTACTGCATGAAGGAGTTCTCTCGTGCTATACTGGGAACTTCGCTGCTGTTCCGTGAACGGACGGGCGGCTTCGGTCACTGCTGCATCGTCAGGACGCCTCGGCGTCTCCCCATGAGGTTCCGACCTTGATGTCAACGGGGAAGGGGACGGCAGTTGAGAACTTGGCTGCGGCAGTTCTGGTAAGGATGTCACTTAGCGCCTCGCTTATTTCGAGTATTCCAGAAGCGGCACACTCAACCACGATAGAGTCGTGAACAGTAATGCGAGGATGATATCCTCGTTGAACAAGAACCACAAGGCTAGCGAGGCATATATCGCTAAGCGTAGACTGAGGAACAAATGCAAGACATTCATTTAATATGTCCTTCTTGTTTTCTGGTGTGATGAGCATGTAGCGCCGGTGCCGACCAAATGTGGTAACCAAATCCTCGCCGTCGAGTACTTTTTGTCGAGTGTCTCGTTGCCACGTTCGGACGTTCGGCATCATCTCAAAAAGTTCGTGTTGGAATCGTGCCGCTTCTTTCACTGACCCATTCGTATACTCAGTAAGTTTTAGTGGCTCGGCGCCGTATGAGCTACCATAAAAAATGTTTTTTGCCTTGACGCGCTGTTCTTTTGTAAAGTGATCGCCGTAAAACCTTGTCGCGATTTCACTCAGAAAGTCACGTCCTTGGGCAAGTGCGTCAATGAGGTACTGGTCGCCGCTGAGGGCAGCAATGACTCGTAACTCTCCTTGCTTGAAGTCCGCCTGAATAAAGCGGTTTCCAGCAGCCGGGACAAACAGGTTACGTATACGGGATTCTCGCGGAATGTTTTGAACGTTCGGATTACGACATGACAACCTTCCTGTGGTCGTTCCGTGGAGAAGGTACGTCGGATAGATCCGTCCGTGATAGAGTCGCTTTCTGACCCCCTTAATGTACGTACCATGAAGCTTCTGTTCTTTTCGGTATACTAAGAGTGTTTTGAGGAATTCATCAACATCTTTTGCGCGTTCATCATACAGGTACGAAGCCAGTGACTCCCGTATTGCACGCAGATTGGACACATCTGTCGATGCAGTATTAATTCCTCTCGAAGCCAAAGAGGCTTTAACCTGAAGAGGGGAGCGAGGGTTGGCGACCCATTGTGCCAGTTCCCGCTCCAATGAATAAAGGCGAGCCGCAAAATCCCCATCAAGTTGATCAAGCTCTGCAAGGTCGATCGCCACCCCTTCTGACTCGACCTGCATCAATGCATTGGACGCCTCCACGAGAAAGTCGTGCAGTTCTCGTAACCCTTTGTCTTGGAGCTGCTGCTCGAACAGCTCCGCAAGTTCGTAGGTGAGCGTGCAGTCGTAGGCGTTGTATCGATGCAGGATGTCAACTGGAATATTGCCATAGTTGGCATCTGGTCCTCGTATGTACTGCCGGATCTCGGCAGCATAGTTGGGAGCGCCGAGATATTCGGCGCTCATGGCTTTTAGTCCGTGGACTCCTCCACGTTCGTCAAGGCAATAGTGAGCGAGCATGGTGTCTGCGGTAAGTCTAAACTCTCCAACGCTTGACAAACCTGGAAGATCAAATTTGCCGTTCTGCGCGATGATCTGAACGTGACTGAGACACGATCTGAGCGCGAATCGTACTCGATCGTTTCCCAGCAGAGGTCCAGGAATGACAACTGCTTGGTGGGCAGTATAAGCAAGCCCGACGCAGAGGATGGAATACTGACTTGGGTGCTCAAACGCGGTGTCTTTGTCAATGGCCACCTCAATATCGACGGCGAGTTTCTTCTGACGTTGCAGGAACATGAGCGCTGCGATGGCGCCCCACTCTGTTGACGGGACGAAGTACCACGGCTCTCGCCACACTGTTGGTTTGTAGTGAACCTTCCCAACGTCGGTGACGAGGAACGGAAAGTAGTCAGCGCTTCGAAGACACGCGGCGGGGTGAACTGTTGGAATGATCTTCGTGTCAGGGTAAATGATGCTTTGCTTTGGCGGGCCAACCCGGAGCTGCATGATGCCAGTGTTCGTTGCCAGCACTGCTTTTGCGGCAAAGTTTCCGAGGGCCAAAATCGTGTCAGGACCGCGTGAAGAGACTTCGTGGTAAAGCCGCTCAGAACATGCTTTGATGGCTTCTTTCGGCGGGTCCGCGTTCTTCTCTGGTCTACACAAACAGACGTTGGTGAAGAAGACTTCGTCTTCGTTGATATCGTGGTGCTTTAGTATCATTCTTAGAAGCTTGCCAGAGCTTCCAACAAACGGCTGCCCCCGGACTGTCTCTTGCAGTCCGGGGGCTTCACCGATCACTACTGTTTTTGCATACGTTGGGCCATGAGATGGGACGAACTTGTTATTTTTTAGCGGGCAGACGCTGCAATCAGCGTAAGGAGCTTTTTCTATTCTTAACTCCCTTCATTATGTAGGAAGGGTGACCCTCTTTCTACTAGCAAGTAGCCCCCTAAGCTCATCAAGGCCGTCATCAAGTTCTGCTAGCTTGGTCAGCACCAAACGTCTTTGGCCAGTGGTAAGACCACCTTGCATAATATCGAGCCGGCTGATGTCGCCTAATGCTCTGTTTACGGCAGAACTAGCTCGCGTCATGTTATTTCTAAGCCTCTGCTCAACGTTCTTAGTAGTATTGTTGTTCTCATCAATGATGGCTTGTGCTGTATAGACACTCCTGCCGTTTGGATCGTTAATTCTTTCGAACCTATCAGGATCGTTCCTTAATGCTCTATGGATCGACCAGCTTACTTGTGTGTTCCTCTTGTCACTCGGCCATTTTGAGGAAACGTTCTTCCAGTCCTGAAGCGTTCTATAGACAAAACCGTGGCGTTCTGCTAATTCCCTAGTGTTGATGTGAAAGCCTTTAGCGTCTGCCTGTAGCAGTAGGTCTCCTACTTGGAAGCGCCACTCGTCCAACTGTCCTTCAGCCTTCTTGACCTTAGGGAGAAGCTCGTCAAGTTTTCTGACAATCTGGTCTTCTGTTAACTGATTTTCTGTCATTTGCCTTCTCTTTTATGGGACGTATGGCCTATGTTGTAAGGGGCAGACTTCGCAGTCTGCGAGTGGGTGTTTATTTGCCAATCACTTCCCCCTACATCATTGGCTTGTCATAGAATGTGTACTTTGGTTGCTCGTAGTTCTTGCTGCACGTAAGGCACACAACGATGGGAGACACCCAGTCCCCATTCCTCGCTCGAATACCATCGAACCAATAGGAGGGCACGCCCCTTTCCATAGGAGCGTCACAGTCATAGCACCTGCCACCTCTACTAGGGTTCTCTAGTATATCAGAATCATGTGCCCTATTAAATTTGCCCTTGAACCTGTAGTTAGCACTAAACTGCGATTTGATATTTTCCTCTGTGTGTTGATCTAATGACGTACTCGATTGAGATGGAGAGTCCACTAGTGACGTGCGTACCTTTGGCAATTCATCCACTGGCAAACTTGGCGTTACCATCGTGCCATCTGTTACAAAGACTCGAAGCGCCTCTCTTGAGGCGGATGGTTCCAGCCCAGCGAGGTGGTTCAGGCACCAAATCTTCTCCGAGCGGTTTAACTTTGCCAATTTATGCCCTCCTAAACACTACAACCCATAAGTACCCCTCCTTACTTTGTCTGTGTGTGTGTGTGTGTGTGTGTGTGTGTGTGTGTGTGTGTGTGTGTGTGTGTGTGTGTGTGTTATTTTTAAGATTGTGTGGGAGAATTGCTCCGGATTGCGACCGCCTCGTTTAAATTGCAACATTGGCAATGGTCGACCAGTTCGATAACTGTTCCACGCCTTGATAAAAAAGGCATGCCAATCGACATCGTCGTACTTCTTTTCCTTCTTTCGACCTTCACGTTCTAGCAGCCGACGAAGTGTTAAAGCTCCATCACCATCGCGTAACCCAACCCCGGTCTGCAACTTATTGAAGAAGTCATCAGCATCGTCTTGGTCAATTTGTGCTAGTTTGTAGTGCAAATATACCGCAAGAGAGCGGCTGGACATAATGTGTCCAAGTCTTCCGCCCCAATGAACACTACTTCGCAGGCCAGGATGATGGTCAAGCCCTTCCATCGCGTCAACAGTCGGTGGAACCTTTGTAATTGGAAACCCCAAGATATCTCTATGTTCGTCACGGTATAGATGCGAAAGCGCGGCTCCAAGCATTGCAGAGTTGCCTTCGTCCTGCATTGCAAGCGTTTGGGCAGTCGTTCTGCGCTTTGGCCGATCCATTGCTCGAATAGCTTCTTCGCTGATACCTTGCACCATGAGGAGATGTTGAGTTGTACCAGATTTAATGATTGCGTTCAGCGTATGTTGGCCATTAAGAAGTCTTCCGTCCTCAGTCAGCTTGATTGCTTCGCCTGTTACGTACCATTTATCGCGTAACATCATATCGGCATACGACGCTACGACCTCATCATCTAGTACACGATTCCTCGCTTGATTGCTCAAAAGTTCTTGAGCACGCTCTGGCGTAATATCCTCCCACCAGATCTTGGGATCGTCATTCGGATATTGCACGGCTCCTCCAATGCTTGACGAATTCGTCTAAGCTCTCAGCCGCGACTGGTAATAATCGTGTAATTTCTTGTGCGTCAACACGGTCGAACGATTGAACTAACGCTTCATGGTCGCGCATGTTATTTAAATAACGAATTGCAACGATCGTGCTCATTTGACGCGCTCTAAGCATGGCGCGTGCTTGTTCAGTTTTCACACGCTCTTGCTCAACCAACGGATCTTTCTCTACCTGTTCAGCTTTGCGCTTTGTTCTTGCAGTACGTTCTCGTTGTTCTCGTGTTGGCCGTCGAGGTTTCGGCATCAACTTCTCCACGGCTTGGAGCTTCGGTGCAACCTTCGCGTTCGGATTCGTATCCAGGTCAGCAATCGCTTCCTGTGCAGCGACTCTTGCTTCCCTTGGAACCGACTGCTTGCCCTCGGCGATTTCACGTATCTTTTTGACTTTTTCTAAGGTGTCATGTGAGTAGCCGGTCGCCTTGGCCGCCTGAGCCCTCGTCTCTCGGGCTGTTCTGGAAAACTCCGCAGAATTTGCGGAGTTTCGATTGGCCGGTCCGTCTGATTTGTCCGACTCGGGCAGGTTGGATGGTCTGCCGATACGCTGCGTGGCAGCAATGGCCTTCGCCCATCGGTCGGCAGCAAGCTGTGCCTCCCCCTTCGTAAAATTCTCACGCTCAGTGTTTTCTTCCATCTCAGCTCGAACGAGATCAACGGCATTCTCAAACGTCAGGACACGGACTTCTACGGTTGTTTGCCCAAGGTGCTTCGCTGCCAAGATTCGTCGTTCACCAGCAATGAGTCTGCCATCACTGGTTACGGCCGGCGGATTGATCATGCCTAGTTCTTTGATACTTTTGGCTAGACTTTCAATCTTATCAGCCCGCCTTCTGATTCTGTTTTCGATTTTGATGGCGTCAATGGCCATCATTTTTATCTCGACCGCCACCTCCACCTCATTCTTCGTCGTAACCGACTTCGTATAGATATTCGACAGCATCCTTCTCTTCTTTACCGTCCTCGACTGCGAATTGAGCAGCACGGTCAAACCAATCCACCAGCTTGTCTGAGTTGTAAAGTTGTACTTCCGTCCGGTTCATATCTTTGGCCGGGTCCAAGGCGGCTATGACCAAATCATTATCATTTTTGTCGTCTATCCAACTGTAATCGTAAGGGTAGCCGCCGTAATCGGGCAGATGTGATTCCGTCAATACCTCTATAACGGCATCGAGCTTTTGTTGATCGTCCAAGATCTACTCTCTTCCTCTTTACGGCTTCACGATCGCAACGTGCATGTCATAGCCCCAATGATGGGTCATGTCGTCACACGTTGCGTTGTTTTTATCGCAGTTAGAGATCACGACGGGTTGGGTATTTTTCGAGCCACAGTCTGCGCACGGCTCGGACGTATCTCTGGTTTCGGTGACGAACCCACAATCAATGCATTCAATACCAGGCCCAGGAGTTAGTCCCACTTACTGGGTCTCCTTGAGCATATCGCTGGTGGGGATTTTCGTCGGATGCGTTGACTGCCACGCAACGACTTCGTCAGAAGTCTGTTGAATGCGATTAAGATGGTGCTTCGGCGACCCGGAACTGTTGCACAGGTCGTAATAGAAGCCGAGGACATTCGGAAGCAGTTTGTCCTGCGCCCGAAATACGATGACTGGTTCGTCCTCACCAATGTTGCCGTGCTCCATTGTCACGCGGCCATACTTCCCGTCAATCGCCATTCATATCTCCTACGGGATCTCTTTGGTGAGTATGGATACCTCGTTGAGTTCGTTGTTAGCGTGTGCGCCGTTCGGCAATTACTGCTTTCCAGGCACGTTCGTGCCGTATGCCGATAAACCCATGCTGCTCGGCCCATCGGTGCTGCCCTATCGGAGATAGCCAGACTGGCGCACGGCGCAACATCCCGCTGTAGGAACCGAAAACCTGCCCACCGACGCAGTTGAAGTTGGACTTTAGATCAACCGACTTTGTGATGCGTGTGTGCCAGTCAGGACAAGCACCGTCGAGCCACATAACGCCAAGCGCAACAGCGCGGTCACCTGTAGCGTGTCGCAGTGGCAGCTTCACATCTGGTGTAACAAGCGCTCTGTAATTCGGAATCGTTGTGGCGATCTTCCGAACCTGCATTGCTGTTGACTTGGTTTGGGTTGGGACAAGTCCAAGCAATGTGACTCCCTTCTTGATTGGCACCGCCCATGTTTTGGTCATTCGCGTTGTCACTGGGCGCCGTTGTTGCCGTAGATGTTCGACATCGTGAAAGGCGCCGACAGGCTCGCAGATTTTCGTCCGCTGATTAGGCGCCGCCCAGCCTTTAGATCTTCGGCGGTCTAGTAGGCGCCGGGGCTTGACTAGATTTTCGCACCAGTAGTAGGCGCCGGAAGCTCAATAGATATTCGCTCAGTGAAAAGGCGCCGAGTCAGTAACAGCTTCTCGTCTTTTGTACAGGCGCCGGTTAGGCGTCAGATTTTCGCTCCACTAATAGGCGCCGCCACTCCTTGTAGATCCTCGGGCATCCTATAGGCGCCGACGCATCGGTAGATTTTCGCTAAGCCTGTAAGCGCCGCGTAGCGATTAGATTCTCGCCACAAAAACATGTTCCAAGTGTGGGAAGCGGGCTTTTATGTGTTGCTCAATTTCATCGGCGACTTCATGCGCAACATCCTCTTTGTCTTCCTCTTCGTCTTCGCCATCTGGCACGACAAAGCCGACCCTGATGGTAATGGTAACGCTTGTTCTTGACACAAACCCTCCTGACAGGAAACCTCCTAGGGTAGCACTCAGAGTGCTACCCCAGGAGAGGGTCCAAAGGTTTTCGTAAGTCTGTAGGCGCCGCGTGTACACGAGATTTTCGGTGGTTCCGTAGGCGCCGAGGTTCGCTTAGATTTTCGCGTTGTCACTGGGCGCTGTGCTTACTGCCCTTTTTGCATTGCCTGTTCACGTTCCTCATCGGTGAATGACACACTCTGACCACTCTTCCGCGAGCGTGCAACACTCGCTGACGTAGCGGCGTACGCTCCTCGTGTGCCTTCTGGCGTTACCAGATACTCCATTGCTGCCTGCCCGAGCATCCCGAGATCTTGGGCTGTCAGAATGGCATCCTGGTTTGCGCCAAGGAATACAAACTGCCACTGGTACTGATTACGCTGCCGTTCAATCAGCCTTCGAAGAGTATCAGCCGAGAACTCTTGCGAAGCGTTTTCAAGGCCATCCGTCAGCGTAATGAGGTAAACATTTGCCGGACGTTCGGCTTCTGGCACCGTGGCGAGCTGTTCACCAGTCTCGATAATAGTACGTGCCATTGCGTCATACAGCGCTGTCCGGCCACGTGGATGGAAGTCGAGTGGTGGCACGTCACCGATTGGCTTGTTTTGGTAAACGATTTCATACACGGTGTCAAACTGCGTGAGCGTGACGCGGCAGGCCCCAGGCTGCTCACGCTGATCCTTAATGAAAGAGTTGAACCCACCAACTGTGTCGCTTGCAACACTCATCATTGAGCCAGAACGGTCAAGCACAAACGCAATATACGTGAGATCCTTGTTTGTCATACGGAGCCCTCCAATATAAATAACGGGTTGGCAGCCATAATGGCTGCCAACCCGTGCACACCACTACTTTGTACTACCTGTTTTCGACTGGCGTTCCGCCTGTCCTTAGTGGGGACGGTTGGCGCCGGTTGCAGTACGTCACCGACCCGCTTGCGGTGTAGCCGGCCTTCTTACCATTCGCAACGAGCCACAGGTCATAGAGGATCGCGCGGCCAACACGACGAAGCGCAGCGTTGTGCTTCCGTGCGTCCGTCCAGCCCTCACGAGTATTGTACCGGGCACGTTCCTTGTCATACACCGCACGGTACTGCACCTGGTTCACGTAGTCACCATCTTCGAGTGGCTTGACAACCTGCTTGATACACGACTCTGCGAGCAGCCGCACAATCATTTTTGCGGTTGGCCGCCCCAGCGCTTCTGCTTCCTCAGCCGTCATGCCTTTCTTACGCTTCCGCTCTGGGTCACCAACACCGCAGTACGCAAACAGTTGCCGCGGCGTTCGCTGGTATGGCTCGCCAATCATGAGCTTACGGTCCTTACCAGTACCTTCCCACCACATCGGGATGGCAGTTTTTGGGTCACCAATCTCGCCAAGCAACCGGGCGAGCAGATGCTCACCGATACCAGCAGAATTTTGTTGCCACTCGATAATTTCCTTTGCGACAACTGCCTTGAACTCGCCGTTCAAGTCCTTCTTTGCAATTGCTTCCGCTGCACGAACTGCGCCGATCTGGTTGCTAAACAGCAGTGGGTCAACCTGTGCCCGGCTTAGTCGGTTGCCAAGCGCAATCCTAACGCGCTGGATCTGCATGTACTGCCTTGCATGGATTCGCAGGTTTTTAAACTTGTCACTCATTGTTCCCCTGTTCCTTTGACTATGGCGCCAGCGAATCAGCCACCACATTCGCCGTAAGGTTGTCGAATTTACGGTCCTCGGTAAGGCGCCGATACTCTATCAGACTTACGTAGCCACTAAAGGCGCCGCGGCAGATACAGACATTCGGGTAGTCGTTAGACGCCGCTGCAAGTTAGCCTTACGATCGTCAACTAGGCGCCGATTCCCACAAGCATTCCGCAGTTCGACAAGGCGCCGATCCACTCTTAGACTCACGTCGCTTCTTTCGGCGCCGATTCACTCTTAGATTTTCGCAGCCGCTAGAGGCGCCGGTATTAATACAGCACTCGCGCATATCTTAGGCGCCGCGTCGATCATAGTCTTCGGAGCCGATGTAGGCGCCGGCCATACCTTAGATTTTCGTTTCTCGTCCAGGCGCCGCTCATGGATAAGATTTACGGCTAGGCCACAGGCGCCACACGAACAGGCCGGTCATGGTAAACATCATTCAGACAGTTCGCGCCAGGGTTTGCGGAGATGAGTCGAATCGCGTACTGATGCTGATCGATGGACTCGCCAAGTGCCACCTGGTGGCGCTGAAGCATACGGACTCGTTCCTCATGCTCTTCAACCGTTGCAAGCCCCCAAACTACACGGCGCCCACCAGGTAGCGTGAATGGCAAGTCACGAAACCCAGTAGTCTGAAAATTTGCAATTGTCGCTGCAACACCGCCAGTACGGACCATTTGTTGCTGCGTGATAATAACTTCTCGCTCTCGCTGTCGCACAAGCGCACGACGGCGACGGCGAACTTCATCAACGACGAGTGAAAATAGTTCGTCCTCTGGGTCAATGTCCTCGTCATTCAGCACCCAGTCGAGGTATGCCGCAGCAACCTCGTTGTCCTTTGCATCGTACCACTCGTCCCGCTGGACAAACGACGTGAGCTTACCCATGTTGTGCCCCTTCTGGCCCGTTACAGGCGCCGGTCCTCTGTTAGCTTTTCGTTATCACACTAGGCGCCGTCGCAATCATAAATATACGGTCATGTACTAGGCGCCGTGTACTACATAGCTGTTCGAATTGGAGCAGGGCGCCGGACTGACTTCAGCTTCTCGCCATTCTCTAGGCGCCGTGGAGCCGGTAGATTTACGTTCTCCCATTAAGCGCCAACCTTACACCACCGGCGCCGCGCGGCGGTTAGACCTTCGACTCTTCAGTAGGCGCCGGTTCGACAACAGACCTTCGTACCTGGTACAGACGCCGGTGGTCTTGACAGATCTTCGCGTGCGTTTTAGGCGCCGCCAGTCAGCTTGTTCGCAAGCCAGTCGCGAACAGTCACTTCCTTCATTCGTGCAGTAATTACCTCCTCCGCATCAAAGCCCTTGAGCGACGCATAACACAGCAGCGACAAGATAACATCACCAAACTCTTTCTTTGCCTGTTCGTCCCAGTCATCACCTCGAATTCCTTGCGACCCCTTTAGCTCGCAGCGCATTAGTTCTCCGACTTCCTCACCAATATTGAGGAGCTGGCTTTTCGCGTCACTTTTCGCGTCAGTGGATGGGAAGTTCCGACACACCCACTTGAAGATCGTCCGCTGCGTCACCGCCAGATCGATCACCCCTCATCCGCCTTGAACCCGTTCCCTCCGCTTGGCTCAAAGCTGCTCGTCTCGCTTGTTAAATGCTCAAGAACTCTGGGCTCCATCCGGTTGATAAAGTCAGCTACCTCCTCTTGATCGTTCTCGTTCATTGGCCACTGCACACTCACCCGTGCCCCTGTGGGGCTTTCCATCGCAAAGGCGACCTGGTCGCCGTCGATACCAAACCCTTTGTAAATCCACTCGCCCGACAACACGCCTCCTATATAGGAAAGTAGTTCGCTGTACCACCTTTCCTGATGACACGAATCTCGTCGCGTTGTTCGAGTGTCTCGATAAATAGTTTTACGTCGCGAGCGTTGATTTTGTAGCTGCGCAGGATTTCTGCATGTGAGATACCAGGTTTGCGGTTGATTGCAGCAAACATCTTTTTCATACGGTTTTCGAATGGTGAAGCACCAACGTTTTCCATCACTTCACATGCCCAGTCACGCCACTGCCTTGTGTACTTGATCGCTTGTAACACATCAATAAGTTCGATCACGATCGGTTCACCAGGTGCGCGAGCAGCCGCAAGGAGGAGACTTGTTTTTAATGTACTGTCTGCGAGACGCTGAAAGACTGGCAGGAAGAGGGTTGGATTGTCCATCTTTTGTGCGTCTTTCAGCATCGTGCGGTTCAGTACATTCCAGCGTTGTAGTGCTTCTTTTGTCGCGGTTGCTTGCCATACCTTCGTCTTATGGATTTTTGCTTCGCCGTACCGAAGATCTTCGACACCGGTGAACCCATCGTAAACCTCACGTAGTTCATCAATAAGTCTGTCACGTGCCTCGTAGTCTGGAACATCAAACAACTCAGCGTCTTCCAGATCATCGACACTGCTCTCCGCAATATAGAAGAGGAAACGTGGAACGAACCCGTTAGCGACGTGTTCATCAGTCAGTTGCTCGTAAATCTTTTCACGAATACCTCCGACATACAAAATAAAGACCGGATCGACAACCTCAATTGTTGTCGATCGTAGTACCCGCTTGACGTGGTCGCCGTCGTACAGCTTAATGAAGTCCTGCTGCATTCCAGCGTAGTAATCTTTCTTTGCCATGTTTTCTAATAACCCAGAAAACTCGTCACGTTGAAACAGCGACGGAACCCCTGGGCGTGTCGCTAAATTTGTTAGTAATCCTTCAACAGATCCGTCAGTTGCAAGAAGTGAGCCAGGAGCGATTTGTTTCAAGATTCCAGACGCAAGTCGCATCGCCGTGGACTTGCGCGTGAGCGTCGTATCGCCAAGTATCATGAACCAAAGATTTGGAATGAGTGTTGCGTGGCGTAGCGGCAACCGAATTGATCCAGAGAGCATTGTCGATAAAATCATTAATGCACCTGCGTGGTGGTATGCGGGCGCAGCGTCAGTTTGCGTTGACGCCCAGGCAACATACCGTTCAACAATGGTTCGGCTGTCATCCACCTCACCGGCCTCGTCATCAGTCCACAGTGCGTCAAGTGGCTGATTTGTAAGTCTACGAAGTGCATCACGTTTTTGTTGTACAGTGGCGTATGCCTTTTGCACTTCTTTCCACAATGGTGAGTCTGTTTTTCCATCACGTTCGTACTTGTTACACCGCGATACCCTTGCTACAACAAACATCTCTTTTTCCGACATGCCTGCTTCGCCGAGTAGCATCTCAAGCTGCCATAAGCTCTTTGACCAGTCCTCAACTGGGGTAGTAGCAAACAGTTCATATGCTACTGCTGGCAGAAACGACTGGTACTTTTGTAGCAGTTCATCTGCGGATAGTTCATTTGTCGTGTCAGGTATTGGACCGAACTCAATGGTCTCGCTTGGTATCGGTGGATACTTTGTGAAGTCACTGACTCGATACTTTGCTACATGAACACTAATCACCTTAACAAAGGGCTTTGGAATTGTGTTGTATTTATGATTCCATGTCAATGGGACGCGGAGCAGTTGCGTCAAGTCCCACCCAGACACGTCGGCGCCTTGCTTACGATGAAAATACGCAATACGTTTTGAGAGTTGTTCGACTTCAATCGCATCCTGTGGCTGCTCCAAGACCCACAGGGCTTGGTAGCGTCCTGGGCTTGACTCAAGCGCAATTGATGCTTCTACTAAAAGATTTGTTGGTGCACATGCGTCGAGATCTGCCCATGCGGCGGTGCAAAGTTCAACGTTGTCTTTTATACGCCGCTGGTCTCGTAACAACTGTGCACAGTAATAGATATCATGGGTGGCGTACTGTTTGCCGATGAACTCAAGTGCGTCCTGTATATCATTGGGGTACCAGAAGAACCGCTCGAAATAGTTCGCACCACTTTTACATGCAATACAAAGATAGCCAGTAAGATCCCCGAAGATATGAGAAAGGAATACTTCTTGGTGCTTTGCTGCGTCAGGGGCAATCACTGCATTCAATTGTCCCCCTTTCTTTGCTCTAGAGAAGTGTAGGCAGGGCAGACAGGGCACTGTCAGCTACTTCCCAGTTTCAGGGAATTGTGTCTGCCTTCTTCAAACGATATCCGGCAGATGCCTATCTACCCTGCCTACTTCCCTTGCGCTTCAGGCGCCGACAGGTTAAAGCCTCGCGTGGGGATTCAGGCGCCGATAGACTCCTAGCTTTTCGTGTTACAATAGGCGCCGAGGATTCTCTAGCTCTAAACCGCTACTCATACAGGCGCCGTGGCTCACTTAGATTTTCGCATGTCAGACAGGCGCCGTCACGGCTGTAGATTTTCGTTCCTGATCAAGGCGCCAATTACGGCATGCGAGGATCGGTTGGACTCACCGTTGCTTTTGCAGCGTTTGGGTCGGAGAGGTTGTACACATTGCGAACAGCGTTTGAGAACCCATCCTCTAACCCGTACTGAGAATCCTTCTTGCGATTCACTGAGATTGCAACTTCAGCACCACGCCAGTTGTCCACGTCGGCTGGCGTGATATCTGCCTTCCCCTCGATCTGGGCCTTCGAGCACTTGCCCGTTGCCTCGGCGAGTTGCAAAAAGAATGGCAGTGACTTCAGACTAAAGGTGTACGTACGGAACTGCTGACGGCCGTCATGTGGCCCACCGTTGATTTTGAACGTGACCTTCAGCTTCGTCTCACCAGGGTTCTTGGACTCTTCGCTTGTCTCTCCCCACTCAAGGTCAAAGACATATGCCTTGTAGACTCCCGCTGGGATCGATGTCAGTGGCTTGACACGCTCCGTTTGCGCGAAGTTGATTCGGAATCCTGATTCAGTCAACTGGCTTTCCCCTCACCAATTCGTAGATTTCACTCATGGTAGGAGATTCAATAAGCGGTGGCAACCGGTTGGACCGGTCCTTTGCCACAATCCCCTCTGCTGAACTCGTCAGCATATAGCGAATCTGTTGGCTATTTATATCCTTAACGTACAAGTAGCCAACAATATCTACGAACCCGGCTGCTTCATTCGCAAGCTTGCCACTCAATGAGGGTTTCTTTTGAACGTTGCCAGTTCGATTATCCTTATCGTCCATTGCCAACGCTGTGAACAGCGTTGGTATTGGAAGATCTCTGAATGCTCGTACTAACTTCCGAATCTGCTCGATGTTCTTACCCCAGTCACGCATCCTTGGCATGTCCGGGTCCATATCAGGGTTCTCTACCGAGGCTCCTTTCATGATTCCTGCCATTGACAGTTTTTGGATCTCTGTAAGAGAGTCCAACACGACGCAACCGTATCCATGATCTGCGGATCGTAGTAAATCGTCGTATATACTTTGCATAACCTTGAACTCGGTAATACGAACAACATCGACATTAGAGTAGTTCAACTCCAACGACATTGTTCCGCCCTCAACATCCAGAATGAGGACTTTTCGTAACGCGGGCACATCGTCCGCACTTCCACAAAAGTACGTCTTCCCCACGCCTGGATCGCCGTAGACAAGAAGGTTCATCGGGCGATATGCCCGTTTCAACTGGCGAACTGGTAACCCGCCAATTGTCCTCTCTGTCAATACTGGCTGATCCGTTAGTGCTATGCGTTCACCACCTTTCTTATAGTAGTCCTATTTCTTGCACAGTAGTTCCTTTCCCATGATGTTATTGGCAGGAGGGGGTCGCAACTAACGTGGACCGTGTTCGCATAGGCCCGGCTCCCCACGCATCCCCAGGTATTCAAGTATTCCTTGGGCACCCTTCCTGCCAACGAGCCCACCATCGGGATTGAACCGATGACCTTTTCCTTACCAAGGAAATGCTCTACCAACTGAGCTAGGTGGGCACTCCTGTAGCGCCGGGCTCGCAATAGATACTCGCTGTCCGCTTAGGCGCTATAACTAGAAATTGGACGGCGCAGCGTTATCTCGGCCTGCGACTTACGGTCACAGCACCCACGAAGGTATGCTGTGGGCGAAGGCTTATGTCCGTCGGCGCTCAAGATCAAAGGGCCATCACACCTTTAATCTCGTTCCGCCTTCACTGCTCCTCCAACCTTGGCGCATGCTCGGTTTTACCACTGCGCCGCCCAATTCTTTGGTTACCGCTTCGGGTCTGGACGGATACCATTCGGGTTAAACGCCCACCACGCGACCGGTGGCGCTTCCCTCTTGATACTGTTAGTATGTGAACCAACAGAAGAACTGTCTCCAAACACTGTAAACCTCCTCCCTACTGTCTTGGCGCCGAGTTGACACAGATCTCCGCCCTATGTGTAGGCGCCGACAGGGTGTTAACTACACAGCAATGTGATAGACGCCGATTGAAGACAAGACTCTCGCTGCTGGCTTAGGCGCCGGCACTTTACTGGAAAAAGTGGTGGGACTAGCGGTCCATCCTTACCGGCTGATACGGCACGCTATGTCCGGACATGGCGTGACTGTAGATACCGGGCGCTTTCGCATAGGTATGGCGCGTCAACCACGAGGTAAAGCGCAGCTTGGCTAGCCCACCACGCTTGTCAACGCGGCTGGTCGTCCAGAATCAGTTCACAAAGATCATGACATGGCCGCGCGATAACCCGTTTAGTACTGTCATCGCCAATATCGAGGAGCAGAAGTTCGCCTTCTGTTGCCCACCGAACAAACCTGAAGGTTTGCCATCGCTCACCACCTGCATCTTCGGATGCTTGATTATACAGCGACGCAGTACCCGACTCCTGGTGAAAATACAATGGTGGCATCACACTCCTCGATTCTTGGATCCTAATATACTCGTTTATCGATACAGCATCGTCCACTTCAAACTCCGAGAGTACCCAGGTGAGTCCTGCTGCTTCACCTTTGAGGAAGTACTTCATCTTTTCCGTTTTTGGTTTATCAGCATTCAGTCTTACTTTGTCACGCTTCGCCTCAAGTACCTTTCGTTCTGCTTCTGTCATTTCGGTAGCTCCATTGCGCCCTCCGTGCCACGCTTTCTGAATGACGACTCCAACATAAAGACCCAGTCAGAACCCTCCTGGCGCGCAAGACATGGTCCTTTGAACGGGCACGAGTTACAGTTCATTGGCGTGACCGTTGGGTAGATATGTGGGTTGTCCAACATATCTTCTGCTTCCATCAGGATACGCCGCCCGATGTCATCGGTCATCTCACGGCTACGTTCGATCCGCTCTCGGTGAATGAACCTCGGCGCGGCATCAGGATCGAGAAGAAACTGGAAGTACTCTGCGTAGTCTGGGTGCGTTGCCAGCGTCTCACCAACATTGTGTAGTTCTTCAAGAAAGAGCTTTGCCGTTGTGGGCTGGCGGCGATCTGTTGAGAGCGTCTTGCCTTTCTTGTTGTGACTCGGTGGAACTGGAAAGCGTTTCATTGCTCGTGTCCAGATCACACCAACGATATCGATGTTCAACTTCTCTTCAAGTGCAAATATATAGGAGCCTGTTTGTTCATCCATGTCGAGCCACGATGTACTTGTTTCATGGCTCGACGTTTTGTGTTCCAAGATCCAGTACCGACCGTCACTACCCTTTACGAGGCCGTCAAGTCGTCCTTGATAATAGACCGGGACAACGAGATCTGACTCAGGCATGTCTTTGTACTGTGATCCAAAGTACAACCCACCTGGGCCTTCGTAGCCGATCTGGACTTCGAACTCTTGTTCAACAGCGACCGGTGTGAAGTCGTCGTTACCGGCTGACCACTCGAAGTAGTGGTACAGCATGCCTTTGCCAAGCTCGACTCGACTGTCGAAATCCTGGTCAAGCTCAACATCAAGCAGGCCAAGCTTATCGTATGCAAGGCGCTGATCATTGGTTGTCTTCAGAAATGCAAGCAACGTAAGCCCTTGGTCACCTTTGTTCGTGTCGTTCCACATCTCAGGCTCGTAATACGCTTCCATTGCTGCGTGCCATGCAGTACCGAAATCAAAATAGTCTTTCGCGACCAGTGGCTCGTAGTCGTACCGAATCTTACTAGTAAAGTCCCAGAGTTGCCGGCACTTTTTAAATGTTCCTCTGTCACTTGTTCGAATAATGTGCTTTCTCGTAGCCTTGTTAACACTAATAAGCACGGGTTCCTCCATTATGGCTTTTGGATGAGTAAAGTGAGCAATGGTTGACCATTGCTCACTTTACTTACCCAACCAGTGTGCCATTTAGCTAGTTATCATGCCACATTCCGTTCATATCCTGATAACCTGTTGGTGTTGGGCCGAAAAAGCCACCAGTCACAGGAGGAGAAGGATTTCCCAACTGATAGTTTGCTTGGCCTTGGTTCTGCCTAAAGTCCTGGTTCCTAATCCTGGCGTCGTATGCGTCTTTTATAATTTCGTTTAACCCTTCATCATTAGTTCCACTACCAAAAATACCAAAGATACCTCTGTGCTTTGGTTTCGTATCGCCAGCAGGATGTGACCAGACGCCGTAGGACTGCACACGCCGCGTGCCAGTCTGCTTGTAATAAAATGCTTCGCTAATACTGCCGGTTTCTCGCCAGTTTCGAAAGAACTCGAACACTTTTACTCCTCAGTGTATGGTACTACGAACTTCGGGTCTGTTGTAACAACCATAATTTGCCGAGGAAACATCTCTTTCACTGGGAATGGCGGCTTCCACTCCACCGCTTCCACTTCGGAGAAGAATAAATCGTAGAGACCATCAGACCCGTCTGGTTTTGTTACCTGCATTGTCCATAACTCGATCGTCATGGTCCTCCGTCCAAGTGCAAATGCAACATTGCCAAGGACCATCACTCGCGAATGGTTGAGACCCTGGTTTCCTGTTCATCGACATTTTAGAAGCACCACAACGTGGACAGTACTCAGGTGGAAGGTACGGGTTCCTCTTCAACAACCGGTAACGCCTCCTTAGCAGTGGCGTTGGTCACATACAGTTCCTCAGTATTTTTTGATGGCCGCTCGATCTCATTGACCGCCGACCCAATGACTGACCGATGATTTTCTCCCCAAGATGGGGACGGTTTTCCGCAACCTGACTTGTCTGGCGGCGTGAGCGCATGGACCCACCATCCTCTGGTACTGCCGCGCGCCCACGCCTTGCCGCCGTCAGTACACTCGCAAAACAGTGTCGGCGTTTTATAGACACCTTCTACAGTGACCGATGTTGCTTCCACTGGATGATAATACGGCTCTTCATAAAGGATCTTACTGTTGCAAAATTCATCTGCTTCGGCGTCATCTTCAAACCGCAGCACGACGAGTTTTGCCATCGCTTACATCTCCGATTGTTGGAGTCCAGTCTGGGCCACTTCGGTATTGCGACTGGCTACCCTTCCGCTTGCGTCGCGCCTTGCGTCGCGCCGTGCGTGACCGTTTGCCCGGATGGCCGATATGCCAGTGGTCATCGTGCTCGTAGGCCATCAGTGAGAGTGAGCCAAGCTGCCCAGCACCTCGTTCGGCGGTGGCTTTTGATAAGTAGCGACGCTTTCCCTCGCAGTCGTTGCTCATTAGTCTTCTCGCATTCCCATTTTGGCAGTGAGATACGCTGTCGTGTTTACTGACACGACAGCGTACCCACACCAAAAGGCAACTGCCTTCACTCAGCAGTTTCAGCAGTTTCAGCAGTCTCTTCGTCAGGCTCGTCGGGAAACTCCTGCTCAATCGTTAGCCGTTGCACCACATACTTACCGGTCTTCTGGCTTTTCCTAAGCTTTCTTGTTTCCCAGCTAGGCAGCTTGTTCCGCATGTTCGATGTGTACTGCCCCCACAGGGCCATGCCGACGCTGTCTTCAGCCTTGTTCAGTCCTGGGATTGCGTCTTTGAGTTGGCTGCCGCGAGTGAGGATCGCACCTGGCGTTGTCACTTGAAGCTTTGCAAACAGGCGCTTCACTTTCAAAATGTCGTAAAACAGCATGATCATCTTCGAGAGCCCAAGCACCAACTTGGACGAGCCAGCAACAGAGCTGTGTGGCCAGGCATTACGCAAGACGTTCACGGTAATCTCAAACACTTCCGGGCCATACCGTTCGTATGCCAGTTCACAGGAGCGGATGGCACTCATTGTGCCCGGCTTGTGTGTCTTAAAGCCTGGGCGTTCTGGCACTTCCCAGCCCTGACCCGTCAAGATGTCGAGCACCTTAATTGCATTGACATCGCCACCCATCACCTTCGCGCGGAATAGCGTCAACGCATCTGGTGTCGCACGCTGTGTGTTCATCTGCTCAAACAGCATTGCTTCTTGTGCTTCAGCTAGATTCTCATACACGATCGATGGCGCGGTTGTCCACCCAACCTTGTTCAGCAACCGGAACCGGTGCTGGCCATCCAATGCGTAGTATCGACCGTCATGGCGCAGTGAAAGCACCAGTACACCGAGTAGGTTTCGCTGAAAGTTATTGACCATCCGTTGCAGCCGTGCCTCATTGAGCGGACGCTGATACCGCTTGTCGATTGTGATTTGGTTCAATGGAATAACAGCGTACCGGTAGTCGATCTGGTTCTGGTCTTTCACATACGGTCTTGCTGCTGGTAGTTGATTGTGCTCGGTCATACTCATCACGTAACCCTTTCGTTAGCTGATCTTTAGCTCACGGATCTTGTCGATTTCATTGGTGGCCACGCCGTACCTGTAGGCAAGACGTAGTCTTGACTCGTCTGTCCCGTCGTCGGTCTCCCTGATCTCCGTCAGCTCTCCGAATGTCAACTGTCCAAGCCGGCGTGTTCCTTTCGAGTACGCTGGACCCTGATAGAGGTTGTCGGGGCGCAAGTTTGTTGGGTCGTTGTCTTTGAATGACACTGGCAGATCATCGACCAGCACGCCAGTATACTTAAGAAGAATGAGTCGTGCTATAGTTACCGACTTGGTTTTATATGTCATCTTGTTATCGTGACTGACAACACGCTTCCACACTGTGCCATCGTCACGAACATCAACATCTGGATCGCTCAGTAGCTTCTCAATAACTTCTCGTGACTTTTTTGCGTTGTCTAGGCGCTTTCCAGTTGACACCGATGGTCTATCTTGCTTTCGAATCATGGTCCTTCCACTCCAAAAATGTCGAGTGCTGTCTGCACGGCGTCTTGTTGCATTGCTTTTATATCTGTTTGTATAAGCTTGCGATCATCCCCCAGCATTTGTTTGAACCACTTCGCCTTCATTTGGATCTTCTCAGCTTTTACAGCATCAATCGTGTCACGAGCCATGATGTGAATTACTTGGACGGCACTGCGCTGTCCGGCACGATGGAGTCGAGATTCCGCTTGATCGTTGTCAGCGGGTGACCAGCTCCGATCAAGAAAGATAACCTTGTTCGATGCGAAGAGATCAATTCCTTCGCCGCCTGCTCCAATAGTGCCGGCGAAGATACGCACACGTCCAGCTTGGAAATCACCGACGACAGATCCTCGTACATGATTCGGAGTATCGCCGGTAAGAGTACTAAAGCTTTCTCCGAATCCTCGGAGACGAGTTTCCAAAAGTCTGACTGCTCCACGAAACTGACTGAAGATGACGAATTGCTCACCAGGTGCGTCCTCCAAAATGTCTTGTACCGCATCTAACTTAGAAGACGGCTCTCTAAGATCCAGCGCGCCGCTTTTTGCAATTTCAGCGTGCGCGATAGCAAACTGCTGCAATCGTTGAAGCTGGGCGATGATGGCGCTTGCCACCAAAATCTCATCTTCCCGTTCACCGATCCAGGCAACAAGACTGTCACGCATAGCGTTATATGCCCGTCGCTGCTTCGGGTCCAGGTCCACAACCACTGATGTGTAGTAGCGGTCTGGTAAGTCTTTAAGGACATCTCGCTTTCGTCTTCTAACGGTAAACGAGTTGTAGCCATTTCGAAGTTCCTCAGTGTTCTTAACGCCGATAATTTGCTTATAGTTCAGCGGTGGAACAACCGTATACTGGACATAGGACTCGAAAAACTTCCAAAAACTTCGGTATGATTTGGGGTATAACCAGTTGAGCACTGACCACATCTGTGGTGGTTTATCAAATGGTGTCCCAGTTACGGCGGTTTTGAATCGTGTCTTCAGCCGCTTCAGTACATACGCCTGCTGCGACTTCCGGTTTGATGCCCTGTGGGCCTCGTCGGCAATGATGTGGAACCATTGCGTCTTGAGTAGCAGTGGTACAAGCACACGCTGCGCCCATGTCGAGCGAGCATGTTCGCTTACTGGTGGCTTGCGAAGACACTGCCAGTACAGCACATACACATCATGTGTGTGGTTTTTAAGTGCGTCGTAAAACTCGTCGCGATCCTTGTCATTGCGAAACACGCTTATGTTGAGGTCTGGTGTCATCAAATTGAAGTGACGTTCCCAGTGCTCAGTAATAACCATCTTCGTAACCACAAGGGTTAGCGGTTTGTCAAAACTTGGTCGGTCAAGGCGGAGGAGGCGGTCACGTTCGACCGCCTCCACAGTTTTCCCGGTTCCCATGTCGTTCAGGAGTAGTGCTCCGGTTTGTTGTCGAAGCTTTTCCACGTCTTCGCGTTGGAAACCCCATAGTGAGATTGTAACTGGCATCACCTCTTCGGAGTGTGTCGGTTCGCTGCTCGAAGTGACCCAACCGTCGTATTTAACCGTTGAAGTTCATGTTGCTGGTCTCGAACCTTTGCAAGCAAGTTGTCAACACGAGCATCACTGTTTTTCCGCTCAGCTTCGAGCCGTGCTTCGCAGTCTGCAAGCTCTGGGTAGTTGAGGAGTACAACATCAACGATGTCATTGATAACGGTACTGGTCCGTTCCCACGGAAGCTCTGCAAGTTTGCCTTCAAAAAATGTCCCGTCACCTGCGGTGTGACCGATTAGTAGGTCCCACAAGGCGTCCTGCAATCTACCAGTCGAACGCAATGCCACCCCCTTCGTTCAGTTCCCAAAAAACGAGGAAATGCACCTTGTGAACCGGTTCACGTTTGATACCCGAAATGCGATTCCAGTGGGTAGTCGCAATGAACAGGTGTGCGGCTGTACTTGCCTTCGTCGTAGCCACAGACAGGACGATCAGTGTCAAATGAGATGTTGTGAACTGCGAGTGCAATGACGAGTGCAGTGAACAGCAACGCAAACAACAAAAGTGCAACGCCACGTTTTACTTCGTCCTTCTCAAGAAGCAGTACCCCCGCGCCAGCCCATGATATAAGTATAACTATCACGACAACGATTACTAGAACGACCCAGAGAAAGGTTCCGATCATTGGCTACTCTGCACTGCATGATCAAGCTCTGCAAGCAGTCGAAGCAGGACATTGTCGAGCCCGATCCCATGCTTACTTACGTAGTCTTGAATTTCACTGTTCACTTCAGTAATGGTCTTGTCTTCTTGAACGGTAGTCACTTTCGTTTCGCCTTCTCCTTAATCTTTGGTAACGTCTGTTTCTTTTGTAGTGCTGGCCGGTCACCTTGCACATAGTACCGTTGTTGCCACTGGATCGCGAAGGTCTCGCCATTACACCTCATGACACGTCGCAGCTTGTTCTTGCTCCTCTGGTTATTTGCGACGTAGCGTTGCTGGCACGGCTTCCTCCGCTTGCGGCCAGACTTGGAACCCTTTTCCTTTGACTGTCCAGCCACTTAGCCCTCCGTGATATCGAGTACCGTACACGCACCTAGTTGCTTATAATACTTCTGCACGTCTGGCCAGTACTTGCCAACTGTCCATTTTGCAATCGGTGCCGCGGCATAAACGACTCCACTTGCATCTACTCGAATAACGAAGACCCCATAGTCCGTCTCAACTCTATAGTCCATAGTCTTCCACCCGAGTTCAGTTTGCTAATTGGTTTCGTATCTCTGCGCCTGCCTTGGTCTCTAGCTTAAGCTGTCGGTCGAGCTGTTCTTGGAACTTTTCTTCACTAATCTCTGGGAGCTTGGGAAACTGCTTTGCACCTTGCTCCCTGATAGGAATCGAACCGTCTTTGTCAACCTGCACAATCCAGGTTGTTCCAAACCACCTGCACTGCTTATTTTCGCACATCAAAATATGTGCTGTTGACCCAATTCGCATCACAACACGACGAGTGCCAACTTTTCGACCTGACTCGCCACAACGTGGGCAGTGACTTGCCGTTTCCCAGTCAGTTGTCGCCAACAGACAGTCCTTTTTGAAGGGCGCCTACCCTACTTTCTTTTGCTGCTTCGTAAGCAGCATAACCTGACGTTCTAGTTCGAGCACTCTTGCAGAGAGCGACGCAACCGATTGCAGAAGCATTTGTGTGTTACCGCTTTTTGCTGGTCGCTTGTCTGGATCAATTTGCTCAAATAGAAGTCGGTCAGGTGGTATGAGCAGGCGCCATTCAGAAAGTGCTGTACCTCCACCACGCTTTTGCTGTTCAATACAGTGAAGATCATGCTCAAGTGTATTTTTAATGAACGAGTAGTATGGCGTTGGTAATCCCAACTGATCTCGCATCATCACCGACAAGTGACCTTTGTAAATTTGCTCACCGTCAATCGTGACGGACTCACTCTCCATTGCCTTATAGACTCTCAGGCAATGCATATACATGGCCGATTCTGCCATTTGACTCCCTTCGGCGAGAACGCTCCTCTCGGTCAATCGTCACAAGTCGGACACGGTTTGAGGCACCGGCAGTCGAGCCCACAGAGGGTGTATATGAGCATCGGGGCGGAGTATATGAGGTGCAGCCTAGCCCCTGTGGGGCTTTGGACGGAGCCGCTTGAGACGCTGGTAGAAGGCTCGTTTTTGGCCCTTCCACCAGTATTTGTTGAAGATTCGCCGCCACGAGTACCAGTCTCGGTAGAGCAAGTATTCAAACCGGTCGCTCCATTCGTCTTCTGGCTGGTGCATTATGCCTCCCACTCGAGTGTAAGCTCTGGGTAAAGCGTCTTGAGTTCGAGTTCAAGATTGAGCCTGAGCGTTGCAACGAGATCACCGACTTCGGCGCTGAGAACTTCGCCTTCTTCGTCAGGAAGTGCAACTGGTGCTTTGATTCTGAAACACTCTCGTCTGAGAGTAAACCGTGCGCCCACGTTAGTGTCTTCTCCTTGGTGGTCTAGCAAATGGGTCACGAAGTGCAATGATTTTGGGGCATTTCTTGCAGCGAATGACTCTGCGTGGTGGTTCACGGTCTGTTCGCCAGCCGATAAACTCCCAGTCTGGCTTGTGTGGGATTCGGATCTTCATAGTGATCCTCGAAAGATGCCAACGCTTGTGCTCAGCTTGTCGGCGAGCGTTTTCGTTTCATGGGTGTCTTTGAACGAGTAGTAGTCGGCTTGTTTAGTTGTACATGGGCAGAGCGCTGGGTTAAACCCCCATTGCTGTCCGCAGTCGTGTGTCGCTCCGTCGAGAGGAGCCATCCAATAAACTCCTTGTTATCCATACTATAGATGTCTTCGACAACTCGTGAGCGAAAATGTCCGGTCACGAGATCAATCAGGGCCGCTGCTGGAATTCGCACTGTCACCGTTGTTGACGGAGTATCTTCCTTAAGCCGTGGTGACGGTATCGTGACAAGAATGTCACCGCCAAAGTCATCAGGGTAGTGAAACTGGAACTCATCGCCTGATGGTTCGTCCTTGTACGTATGACTTGCCACGTGCTCCCTCCAATTGTTCGACAGTGCGTTAGACTGGATTCGAACCAGCTCAGCCAGTGGCACCTGTGTTACAGACAGGCCCGACTCTCCAACTTCGGCGCTAACGCATACCACTAATGAATAACTCCGTCCTGATCTGCTACGAATAAACGGATCTTACTCTCTACGCGCTCAAGCGCGTCCTGTGCACCGCGCCACTCATCGTATAACTCTCTTGGCATGTGAATATAGTTTTCAAGGCTACCAGCTTTCGCTGCGACATCAAGATAGATGGTTTTCATACGATCGTCTTCTTCAACACGAACCCACATTACGTCTCCCTAACCTTAAATCGATATTCATCAAACTCCCCAGGCCATGGACCATAAACTGAGTTGGAGTACCGTTCACTCCACTTGCTATTGACTAGTTCAAAGACCTGTTGTGCGAGTTCTTCTCGCTCTTTCCATGTCATCCGTTCATCTAAGACGATACTGATATCAGACATCATTATGGTTCCCTCCTTTCGTGCCCCCAGTGGGAATTGAACCCACTTCTGTAGGTTGAGAACCTACGATCCTACCAATAAACGATGGGGGCAGTTGGCGCCGTCAGGCCAATAGATTTTCGACTGTGTAACAGGCGCCGTCTGACCAATAGATTTTCGACCATGGAACAGGCGCCGCTCGGCCATTAGCGTTGCAGTTCATCCATAGGCGCCACTTGCGGCTCCAACGGGATTCGAACCCGCGTTACCAGATTGACAATCTGGCGTCCTAGACCTGACTGAACGATGGAGCCACTGGCGCCGGCGCAATCATAGATTTTCGCCATGGGTACTAGGCGCCGTCGTAGCCAAGGTGGGATTCGAACCCACAAACCGAATATTTTGAGTATTCGAGGTATACCAGTTCCCGTCACTTGGCCTTACGTAGGTGGCCAGAGTGGGACTCGAACCCACAAGCGGAATATTTTAAGTATTCCAGGTATGCCAATTCCCTTCATCTGGCCATTGGCGCCGAATCTCGGATAGATTTTCGTGGCAGCTACAGGCGCCATTTGTAGTCCCGACCGGATTCGAACCGGCGTCCGAACTTTGAAGGAGTTCAATCCTAGGCCGCTAGACGACGGGACCGCAAAACTCAAAATTTCCCAAAAACGTGAAAATTTACTTTGTGAATTGGTTCACATGATAATTGTAGGGCGCCAGAGGATCGAACTCTGCTCTAACGGGGATATAAGCCTCGCTTCCACAACCAGTGAAATACGCCCCATAATGTGGAGACATGGGGACTCGAACCCCAAACCTTCTGCATGCAAAGCAGATGCTCTTCCAAATTGAGCTATGCCCCCAATGGAACCGGCCCGGATTGAACGGGCGACCCCCTAGTTTTCAGCCAGGTGCTCTGCCGACTGAGCTACGGTTCCGTTATGGCGCCGACGCACGTACAGATTTTCGTTCCCGCAATAGGCGCCGCATCTATAACAGATTTTCGTAAGCTAACTAGACGCCATTTCTACTACTGCCAAGGTGGTCCCCTGTCCCACCCTCACCAAAATTCACAAGTCAGTGCAGTGGTCGTGCGCGGTGAACAGTTGGACACATCCGCGTATGTACTCGGTACGATGGAGCTGCTCGGTGCCCTGTAAACGCATTTGCAAGTACGTACGGCTCCAACGCACACAGTGGCCAGGTTTCAAGCCTGGTGACAAGGAGTCACTGTTGCACTCGCTCTTGTTTGTTTTGGCTACCAACTACCTTGGCGTTGTACTCGACGGGAGTCGTCGTGGGCGCCCTCCTAACGGGCTCTCACGAGTGGCCGTAGACTCCCGTCGAGTTCTTACAAAAGTTCTGTCGTGAAGTTGAGCCGCTGAATTTGCTGGTCAAGCTTACGGTACTCAGCGGCCGTGTCGTCAGACAGTCGCCGTAGCTCTGGCACGTCAAGCGTGGTCAGTGTACGGATCTCGTCCTTGCTGTAGCGCCATAGTACACGCTTGCCACGTCCTGAGGCTGCGTCGGCAAGCTCAGTGTAAAACTTTCGACTTCGGCCAAGTGCTTCTCGCTTTGCCAGTACGTTGGTTAACGTATTAACGTCGTCAAACGGTGTCGCTGAGTTCGTCAGGTTGATCCGTGCAATGAGTTCGGCTAGTTCATTTGCTGCCGTAAGCCACTGCTCCATCAGCTTTTTCGGGTCTTCCTGTGCCTCGCTTCCCTCCTGGAACCGTGCGTTTGCAGTTGTACGGTCACGAAGATCAACAAGCTTTTTCATCAAGTCGCCGCGCCGTGTTAGCGCTTCTGACAGCATTGTCATCTCTTCTTCCTTTCCATTTTCTTGTAATCGACTCCCACTAAGTGGGCTTGGATGGATTTGAACCATCGACCTCTGCTTTATCAGAGCAGCGCTCATAACCTGACTGAGCTACAAGCCCCTTTGGCGCCGAGCTGCATTCAGTTTTTCGCTCATGTCACAGGCGCCGAGATCCGCACAGATTTTCGTTAAACCTATAGGCGCCGAGATCTGCACAGACTTTCGCTGTTGATACAGGCGCCGACCTGCACTCAGTTTTTCGCTAGCTCTTTAGGCGCCGTCTAGTTCATAGTTATTCGAAGCGGCGTTAGGCGCCATTTCAGAGGCCAGTATCAAACTCGTATTCGTGCAGCTTACGAAGTGCCTCGTCATCCTCGGTGAAAAACGAGATATCAAGGTTTTCAATGAGTTGCCCCAGCCGCCAGTCTGGGTACCGTGTCCAGACTTGCTTCAACATTTCTAGTATTGCTGGAATCCTGTTTGGGTCACGCGGAGTAAGCACCGGTCACTCCTTAGCTACTCGTCCTGTATGAAGGCGCCGTGCATTATATAGCTTTTCGCAGGGAACAGAGGCGCCGATGATGTCACAGCTTTCGCCTTGAACGTAGGCGCCGTTTTCCGAACAGCTTTTCGGGAGTACGACAAGCGCCACTATACAAATGCACCGAGCGGACAACGGGGCTCGAACCCGTAACCTCTGCGTTGGCAACGCAGTGCTCTGCCAATTGAGCTACGCCCGCAACTCAGCGCCGCGTCGAGCTTTAGACATTCGATGCTGCCCTAGGCGCCGGTCAGTTATTAGCTTTTCGCCCGCTCGACAGACGCCGGGGAGGTACTAGACTTTCGCCTTCATAGTAGGCGCCGGGGGCATTTCAGCTTCTCGCCGGTATCATAGGCGCCGTCGGATCAATAGACTCTCGCCGTTATCATAGGCGCCGTAGGATCAATAGATTTTCGTTCCTCATCCAGGCGCCGCTTCCACAGCAGATGTTCGTGTCATGTACAGGCGCCGACAGGTTCTTAGCTTTTCGCCGTTTCGAAAGGCGCTTGCTACTTTGGCAGGTACGGCTCGAACACGGTCTCGACAACCGCCTTGTATGTATACCCAGTCCGTGAAACGCTGACGATTACCTCATCGCCTGGATGGAGCGTTCCAATAACGCCAGGGATTCCTCCATATGTTGTGCTTTTCCGAAAACGAATCATCGAGCGGCGAGCTGACTCACCAGGGATTTCTCCAAGTGTTGTACTTTGCATAAATGGTGCTCCGGATGAACGGCCATCCTTTGCTAGACGGTACGCGCGTTCAGCTAGTTTGCCTTTCGCAACCACCTCCGCGTGGTGTTTAACTATACCACCCTTAGTGATATCGAATTTCTCACCTTCTTCATATGCATATTCGGTGTTAATATGTGGCACGCGGATGATCAGATGCTCATAGTTCATTTCTTTTGGTTTCCTCCTTCTAAGTTTTTACTGCGCACGCAAGGGTAAGGATAGCAAACGGCGCCGCCAAAGTATAAGATTCTCGGCTTGAGTTTAGACGCCGTTTGCTACTGCGTGGCTTGTTACTTGGTTGGAGCTGCTTGCTGCCTGGACGATTCCTGGTTACGCTCAACAGCGGCCGTTTCACGCTGGTCTTGCGTAAAGAAGCTGCGAAGGCTTACACCCTCGTCAACTGGCTCAAACCGGAGCCGGTACCAGCGGCCCGTCTGGAACCCAACCGCGTCGGCAACTGGCATCCGAATGGTGGCCTTGTGTTCAAGCGCAGCAGGGTTCTGCTCGGCGGTCTTGCTCTTCCGCTTCTCTGCGATCAGTTCCTCGACCTGTGCGCGGAGGTCGTCGTCATTGTCGTCAACCAAGCCGCCGTACTCGTCGTAGCGAACTCGACTCTTGGCTTTTGCCTTCTGCTTTGCCTTGTCAATTTCGGCTTTGCGGACGCGACCGTTGACAGTCTCGACCCACATCTCTTCGTTATCGTAGAACTCGCGGTGGGTAGTCAACTGCACATACTCCGCTGAGGAGCCTGCAATGTCAACTGTGAATGCAATATCATGCTGGGACAATTGAATCAGTTTCCTTTGTGTACGTGTTCCTTTTCGGTGTTGGTTCCTTACCCTGTACGGGTGGAGAGAGTCGAACTCTCATACACTTGTTCCTAAGACAAGCCGCTTTGCCAGTTTGCGCACACCCGCTTACTCATGTTTACTACTTTCGTAAAGCTAACAACCTTCGTATGGTTACTCCAATTCTTGGTACCCGTGACAGGAATCGAACCTGCAACATCCTGATTAAAAGTCAGGGGCTCTGCCAGTTGAGCTACACGGGCAATACTGGCGCCGCGTGCGATACAGATTTTCGGTGCAACTACAGGCGCCGCAAGTCGTTCAGATTTTCGTGTACCTGATAGGCGCCGCTCCTGTGTAGAGATTTTCGGGCATCAATTAGGCGCCGGTTCAATCCTAGATATTCGCTCTTTCTATAGGCGCCGCTAAACTATAGCTTCCAACGACTCGTAGGCGCCGTTGTACCCGTGACAGGACTTGAACCTGCAACCGTTGCCTTAAGAGGGCACAGCTCTTCCAGTTGAGCTACACGGGCATTTCTTGGCGCCGTCGTTCTCGTAGACTTTCGCCATCTTATAGGCGCCACTTTTTGTGCGACCGCGACAGGAATCGAACCTGCGACCTTCTGGTTCGGAACCAGATGCTCTTTCCCCTGAGCTACGCGGCCGTTTCAGTTCGCTGGCGATCTAAGATTCGAACTCAGACTACGAGGACCAAAACCTCGTGTGCTGCCTGTTACACTAATCGCCACAGTCAGTCACTTTCGCAGTACCCTTCTCGGTTACCAAACCCGTCGTGCTTCCATGTGTGGAATGAGATCGTGCACGTCCTGTCGCTTCCCTCGCTTATCTCGCTCGACCCACTGCGCGATTTGCTGGTCCGCGAGTTCTTTGGATGGAAAGGAAACGTTTGTACAACGGCGATCCGTTCGCTTGTCAAAGACCGTCCAGCACTCTGGAAATGACTGTTGGTACTGTGTACTGTCACTGCTCATCCGTCAACTCCTTTCCTTTTGCTGGCACGCTAGGACTCGAACCTAGACGACAAGGACCAGAACCTTGCGGGCTACCAAATTACCCCACATGCCATTGCACTTTTGCGGCGAGTGCGGGATTTGAACCCACGAGAGCGATTAAACTCTATCCGCTTAGCAGGCGGACGCAATCGACCTGACTCTGCCAACTCGCCACTTGGCGCCGGTTCTACCATAGATTTCCGTGGCTGGCGTAGGCGCCGCCGTTTGTACAGCGTCTCGGGCAAGTTATAGGCGCCGTCGTGGGCAATGAAGGACTTGAACCTTCGACCTCTTCCGTGTCGAGGAAGCGCTCTACCTCTGAGCTAATTGCCCTTTGCACAGCGCCGAATCCACGAAGCACCCGTTAACCTTTAGGCGCCGTATGCACTGTGTTCCCATCACTCTCCTCGCGGCGGGTGTAGGATTTGAACCCACGTGAGTTTTTAGGCTCTGCCTGTTTTCAAAACAGGTGCAATAGTCCGCTCTGCCAACCCGCCATTTGACGCCGACTTGACTTAGATATTCGTAGCGTAACAGGCGCCATTATTCTTCGAGCCCACAGCAGGAATCGAACCCGCAACCACCAGTTTACAAAACTGGTGCTCTAACCAATTGAGCTATGTGGGCAGTACAGCGCCGCAGCGGGTATATCTTTTAGTTCCAGTAATAGGCGCCGTGTCCCGTGGGGCCTTGCTTGTTATTCTCTACAATCAGTTTGCAAAACCCAGCATAGTCCGCAGTGCCAGGGGTGTGGGCGTCGGTACTGCTTATGGCCACAATTTATACACGTAGTGGTGCCACGTGCTTCTGCCTCGGCTACCTTTCGATCCCACTCTTCCTTCGGGACGCCAAGGATTTTGTACGGCTCTGGCATTTCTCCCCCTCGTGGGCATGGCAGGACTCGAACCTGCGATCTCTTCGGTGTGAACGAAGCGCTTTTCCGCTAAGCTACACGCCCGTTTTGGCGCCGACATGCCTACAGATTTTCGTAACTCCGATAGGCGCCATGAGCCCACCGTCGGAATCGAACCGACGACCTGTGCATTACGAAGACACTGCTCTGCCAACTGAGCTAGGTGGGCATGCATATACGAAGTTCTGTAAGTAGCTCTTCTTGCTTATAAGAGGTACTGGGTGACCGAGGGGACTCGAACCCCCGACCTCCTGGATCACAACCAGGCGCTCTAAACCAGACTGAGCTACGATCACCATAAACTTATTGCCGAGTTTTTGTTGGGTTCTCGACGCACCACTTTTCTACTGCACTTCTAAGTGCAGTAAGTGTTTCTATCAGAACATCGAGCTTGTGAAGGCCGTTCGTCCGTTCTCGCACCGTACTAGTGTCGATTTCCAGGTTGACGTGATGGTAACAGTCTGCGATTTCGAGGACAACTTGTAGTGTTTTTTCTTCTCGCTGTCCTCGCTTTGTCTTGTGCTCCCAGCGTTGCTCAGTCGCCTCAGCAATGATAAACGCGCCAGCACTGTAGCGTGGGCGGTTGAGGAACTTGCGAAGATAATAAAGCCGTTTTTCCTTGAGCGCCATGCTGTTCTCCTACAGTGAGGCAATACCTATAGTGTCATTATTACCACCTCCTCATTACCAACCGATCCGTTACCTTCGTGGGGGCGGTGGGATTCGAACCCACGATGACAGGATTATGAGCCCTGCGTCTTAGGCCAACCTAGACGACGCCCCGTAGTGGCAGTTTCCTTGGTATCGGGAGAAACTGCCAAAGTACCCGTGTAAGGGTTTATAAGGAACCATTACAAGAAAACCTTTGGCTATGGTTTTATTTGATGTCCGAGTAAACTCAGAGCCGTCAAAAAACTCGGATCTGGCCATGAATTAGAGTATGGTGGTCATCGTGAGTGGTCTCACTGTTCACCATTTATTTGTATGGCCATTGTACGGTTGGCGGGAATCGAACCCGCAATTTCTGTTTGGAAGACAGATAGTTTACCGTTAACCTACAACCGCAATTGTTGCCGCCGCGGAGATCGCAGATTTTCGCTCATGTAATAGGCGCCGATAGGTTGATGGCACAGGGAGAGTGCAACTTGTAGTATGGCCTGTGAAAGCGCCGCGGAAAGTCCTCTCCCTGTGCCAGGTGATGCAACGGTGCTAGATCGCAAATTACGGCCTGTACGAGCGCCAACCAGACAAGTAACACCGTTGCACCGTGCGATCGGTGGGACTCGAACCCACATATGCCCAGTTTAGAAGACTGGTGGTTTATCCGTTAACCAACGATCGCAGTTCTGAGCGCCGCTATCCATTCAGATACTCGACTATCTGTTAGGCGCCGTCCCATCAATAGATTTTCGTGGCTCCACAAGGCGCCTATAGTAGTGACACAGTGTGTGCCCCATTTTTACAGCCTACCCAACCGTACGCCAGGAGGGATTCGAACCCCCGCCCTCCGCGTCCGTAGCGCGGCGTTCTATCCACTGAACTACTGGCGCATTTCTAGTAGGCGCCGACACTATCTAAGATTTTCGTACGATATCTAGACGCCATTGTTGTTATGCTTCGACTGCTGGGTAATAGTCCCCCCGTTCCATCCGAAATGTCCACGCAACCGCAGCGCGTGGGCTGTTTCGTCGAAACTCTGGTGGAACTCGTAGCCAGTGCACTTCGTTGGTTGTCGTATCGATGACACGGACGGCGACGATTGGTTCATTTCGACCTGGAAATCGCCGGGAACTCCAAAGCTGGCCAGTCAAGTCGGAGTAATGCAGTGAACCATATTTTACTAAATACGGGCCAACGCCCATTGTATCGAGGAAATATTGTTCGTTCGCTGGACTGGTTTCACTTCGCTGTCTCGTCGCATGATAGAGCAGACCATGACGTTGCCACTCAACTGTGAATGGTTGTGGCAGGAAAATAGACCGGACGGCCCAAATTGCTAAATTAGGCAAGTTGACTACAACTACATGTACGAAGACACAAACTGTTAGAATAATCCAAATTGCTACAATAATCCAAATTGCTAGAAAATTGCTAGAAGAGTCCACAGTCCGTTGTTAGTCAACAAAGAACCGTGGCCGAGTGTGACTCCTCAACGCACCGCGTTCCCTGAGATCGGTAGTCGTGTACTCACGCTGCATCCGTACTTCATAAAAACCAGGTGGCACGGTAACCGCTGCATGCTCCTCGTGGGTGAGCTTGACACCACCTTCAGTGAGCACCTGCAAAAAGCGCTGGTCCGTGTGCTGGCCACTTGTCGCGACGAGTTTACGCTCAAGCAGTGCTACGCCGCTGTTGGCATTGATCTTGTGTGCGTGGCCAGTCTGCTCACCATAAGCAAGCACCACACTACCATTGTCGTGCTTAACTTCCTTGAGTGTGCCAGGTTGCCGTTTGGCTGGCACGAGCAGGACATCGCCCTGGCGAATCATTACTGGGTTCATTCTCATTCGGTTAGTCCTTACGGAAGGAGTGCTAAACGTTGGCAAAAGAGTTTCCTTTTATTCGTTTGGGTTTTACGGAAATCGTTATCTAGTTAGGGTGCCCGTATCACTAGCCCGTCCTTTTCTGTGCTGCACTCGTAGCTCTATGGGCTCGTTACAGACGCAACAAGTTCTGGTGCAAAGTTGTCGTCTAACGCATCAAACCGGTGGATGAACTCCCTACCACGTTCTGGTATGCTGACGTACACACCAAACTCGATCATAACGTCAAACTCATCGGCGCGAAGGAGTGGGTATTCGGTCTTGGCCTTGAGCCAATTGATAAGGGGGCAGTCATAAGGCGATCGCCTAACCCCTTGAACACCTTCGCGCACAAGAAACTCGGCAATAGCTTCAGGTGTTGACGGAAGGCTGTCGAGAAGCTGTTCAACTTCTGTCTTAAGCTGTTCTACTGTCTTTTTAGTCACGTTCTTCGGTTTCCTTTGTAGTTTCTTTGGCGTTGAGATTGAGAAATGACGCGATCTGTTTCGCCTCGTCAAGTGATGGTTGTCCGTGCAGTGTCATATACCTCTTATAGATCTCAGGCCCCTGGTCCCAGACAGCGACATAGTAGAGTGTTAGGTCTTGGACAACGATGTACTTTTCTGCAAGCATGTCGATTATCTCTTTACATTGTCGATGAGCAGTCCAACCGCCACGATCGCGATACCAGTCGCAACGAGCTGAAGCAGATAGGTCGGCCAAATTGCTGGTGGGTGAACTCCTGCTTTGCGAAGCAACCACGCAGTCTTTCGTTCTGACCAGCCAGTGTAGAAAATTGCCATTGCAGTTGTGAGGTAGATAACCCCTAAGATGGTATCTCTCAATACAGGCTCCAATAGGGAGAAGGGCCGGAAATCCGGCCCTTCTGAATTTCTTTCCCTATTTGTTTGTTGTGTTCAGTTACTCCACTTCGGGCGTGACCTCGGCAACAACGTCAGCGTTCTTGCGACGGCCCCTACGCTTTGGCGGCTCAGGCTCGCCGACTCGCTCGACCCGGTAGAACGCAACACCATCGAGGCCGTTCTCGTAGTGACGCTTCACGTTCACGGGCAGGTTGTGCGACTCAGCGTACGAGGTGAGCAACTGCGCGGTGGTTGCAGCGCCACGCTCGGCGCCTTTGCTGGTGGTGCCAAGTGCGGTGGCCGGCAGCCACGCACCCTGCGTGCCCTTCTCAAGGAAGGCGTTCAGCATGCTCTCGCTGTAGCTGCGCGTCCCGGCCGGCGCGGACTTGATCTCTTCGACCTCATCCTCGGTCAGTTCGGTGGCGTTTTCCCAAAAAGCGTTTTGGGTCATGGCCTGGTCCCTTTCTGTACGCGGCGGGAGCCCCTTCTGGCTTCCCGTTCTCCGTGTTCTACTCATTATAACACAGATCCCGCCACGTCCATTCCCACATAGCCACCACTGTCTGTCGTTACCAAGTTGTTACATTTGGCGCCGATCATGGATCAGACTCTCGTGCCTGACTCAGGCGCCGTGCTCACGTATGGCGCAGCTTCCCCTTGTTTTACCGTACTTCCCATTGTGAACCAATTTCAAGCCGGTCATAGGTCGCATGATCGACGGAATGCCAGTCTTGAGGACATTTCCTGTGGTCTGGTTTCTCACAGTTCGCACGCAATACAACCCGCCAGTTATCTGGCACAAAGTCCCGATGGTTCTCAGGAACTTGCACCATACACCCACCGGTTTGACTGCGCATCATGCAGTAGTAGGTCGTGTATTCGTCGTAATGTGCAGCAATGAACGTCTTTTTAACAATAGTGCCGCTAGTAACCGATGGCCCACACCCAACTAACACGAGTACAAACGCGACCATCACAAATAGTTTCCGAGTCATTTGTCTTGCTTACGGGCTAGGTCTTTTGTTTTTTGGTCGCTCGCCCAGCTACCAGTCTCGGTCACATCATCACGGGCCATTTTCCCTGGATAACGCCCAGGAACCTCATCAAAGCTGAGCTGTGGCTTGTATTCGTCCATTTCCGTGATCACGTCGATGCGGGAGAAGCTCACGAAATGAATCTTGCCAAGCTGGACGGTAATATTTCCACCAACAAGCGGAAACCGTTGTTTAAACGTTTCGTCGCCGTCACCATCAGTACAAACAATCGTGATATAATCCATATGGCTAGAGTTCCTCCACTCTTGCAATGGATTCTTCTTCTCGAAGGGCAAGTAGTGCCTCATCAAGCGTGCGACGAAATGCATAGTCTTTAGAAAGCTCATCACGAACTCGATAAATAAATTTCGTTGGATACCGACGATGCCCACCTAGCGTGCGAATGGACGGAAGCGTCCCCCGCTGTGCGTATCTTGCTACCGTCCCTGGTGTGCAGCCAAGCACTGCCGCAACCTCACTGCCACGTAAGTACGGCTTCTGTGGTTGCTGCGTATTTTGTTCATCCATTGTTGGATCAACTTCCTCCCGCTATGATCTTTCGGACAAGTAGTTCCCCCTTCTTATGCGCAGCCGTACGAACATGGCCCTCTCTTTCGCTTGGATGATAATGCTCAAAACACTCATGGCACATTATCATACCTTTAAACTGAGGAACTGTTCCTGGCGCGGAGATTTCGCGCTTGCGTGCACGGCGATTGCATGTCTTTCTGGCACTACAAATCCATTTCCCTTCAACTTCCACTTTCCTTGATGCGATGCTGCCGCAAATTGTGCATCCCACTATTATATCCTTTGGACCTGTAGTAACCAAATAAAGGAGTGAAGGTCACGACCTTCACTCCGTTATTTCTTTACCTGTCGATCCACATATACTTCACAATCATCTGGACAGCAGAAATGGTAATCAAGAAATGCCCCACGAGCATAACACCATTGCATGTAGTGTCCTATAAGTGTTGACGGCTTGTCACATCGTCCACAAATAAGCTTAGATTGCGTGTTCGAGTGGAGTCACCACCCGTGGGTCGTTCGTAGGTACGTAAATGCGAAGCCCATCCACTCGCTCATTCGCAAATCTTCCGGGCATGCCATCCTTAAGCTGCTGCATTTCCTTCTCTGCATACATACGTGCCATAGCATAGTCTGGAAAGATCAGACCATTTGCCCTAACCACCCGGTCCTTTTCGTACTTAAACGTGACCCGTCGAACCTCAAGCGCATGCTCGTACTGCGGGTCTGGCTTTCCAGGGTACCCGTACCGACTGTCCTGGACAACTGTGAACCGTTCTTGCAGTGCCATTGCCGACTTCACCTCCTTTCCCGCTTCACTATTTCCATGACATGCTCAACGGAGCATGCAATTGTGTTAAGCTCATTCGTTTTTATTTCTGGGTCCCAAGTCACAAGACTCACGGATACTTTATTTACGCCAAGGATGTCAGCACCGCAAATCTCGCAGTTCATGTCGTTCATACCCAGTCTTCGTCTTTCCGTGGGCCATCAAACGGATCTTGGTCTTCAGGGTCAAGACCCCAGTCGATTCCACTGTCGTTATCCTCAATACCGAGATCCTCAATACCGAGATTTGGCAGTAGCACAATATTGTGCTCAGGTGTTTCCATCAGTACACGATCCTTGTGATATTGAGCAGGACATACTCTGCGACAGGGACATTCTCAGGTGTATAGACAGTAAGAAGATCTGTCCCTGTGTTTCGGTGGCCATTTACATCTATCTTACCAGTATGGTGAATCTTGTAGTGTTTATTTGTATATGGGTGATCCTCACCCGTTACGGTTTCAATTCGGAAGTTCGTATTTACTCCTTGCGGCATTTGTTTTTGTGCCGTCCTTTCGCTTTCCACAAGCGACCACAGGGGCAGTGTGGTGGGCGAGACGCTCTTGGTCTTTTTGTGTGTCACCCATATTTTGCCCAAACAGTGCACTGTGGGAGATTCCTAGTCTGGGCTATGTAGTTGTAAACGGCGCCGTTGCTACAATAGATTTTCGTGGCTCCATAGGCGCCTTGCCCCTGTGGTCGTTTGTGGAAAGCTTGTTTTTGTGCCGTCCTATGTGGAGAGCTTGTTTTTGTGCCGTCCTACTGCATAAGAATTGTGATCTTTATGTTTGTTGCCGTTGCCACTGTACTAGCCTCGCACGGTGTAGGTGATTCGGTACCGAATGGGACGCTTTTGGGTTACAAACCGTCGCTTGATTCTGTGGCAGTGTGGTCCGAGTACGTAGACTGGTACAATTGCGAGTCGCTTGCCGTTTGTCGTTGTCATTTCGCCGTCCTATTGCATAAGGGTTAGTGCTCGGTACCAAATCCGTGTCACGGTTTCTTCGGAGAGGCCAAGCTTTTCACTAAGCCGTCCTAGCTCATCAAGTTCTTGTTGCTGTGTTCTGTTCCAGTACCGCGCCGCTGCCTGTTGAATCTCAGCGACCTTTTCCTCACCGACCCGTTTGTCACCGCGTTTGAACTCATGTCGAATGTCGTTCATAGCTTCCCCATTCTGCACCAAATGTTTTTCCGTTTATTGCCTCTGACATTTGTGCCGTCCTGTAGTTGTAGGAGAAGAGGGAAGGCGAAGCGCTGGAACTACTTCACCGGCTGTCGCTCCGCCTTCCCCACTAGCAATTGACGCATCACTGCGTTCATCTGGCACCGCTAGACAAGCGGGTTTATGCCATCCCGCTCCGCGTCATCCACTAGCACGGCCCTCTACGCTAGGCCGATTACCCGAATACTGCACCGCGTGGCAGCTACGGTATCGGGCATGCTCAGACGACAACCTACTTACAGGTTCGTAGCTCCTGTTTTTCGGTTGGCTGCCACCGCTCCGACGACGGGATTTGAACCCGTAACCTCCTGTTTAGGAAACAGGTGCTCTCTCCATTGAGCTACGCCGGACCACGTTACTCGTAAAACGCTTTTCCACAGTGGTGACATGGATTGCCTTCGCAGACACCATCTGGGTGGAACACGCCTCGGTATTCCAGTTTACCACCGCCACTGTGGGTTACTGTCACCACTTCGTAGCCGTGGTCCCACGTGTATGTCAGCGTATCTTTGTCGGTTAGTTCGTCGTCGCCAAGGATCTCTTGCAGACGTTGTGCTGGTGTTGGCATTTGTTTTTGTGCCGTCCTTTCCTTTGTGCTCCGAGGGCGAGGTTCGAACTCGCAACCGTCGCGTTAACAGCGCGCTGCACCGCCAGTTGTGCTACCTCGGACTGCCACCCCTGTGGGCATTAGGGGGCTCGTAGGGGGGTGTGTAGTTTAACGTCGCTAATCCGGACGTAGTTATTTCAACTTGCCCCTACGAGCATTGTGGGAAGCAACGCACTTAGTCTTGTCATGACGGGTTTGGTGTGACCACGGCACAACTCTTCTTGGTGCGTTGCTTCCCTTGTTCCGACGGCAGGAATTGAACCTGCGACATATGGCTTAGGAAACCACTGCTCTTTCCACTGAGCTACGTCGGACTGGTGCTATTCGTAGAACACTGCACATAACCACCAGGCAAGCGTCATTTGATGCTGCCTTTCAGCTCGTGCTTGATCGCGCGTGCCTTACGAATGTCACGTGGCTTTGTGCCTGACTTGCCTGCTGCAATTGCAATGCTAATCTTGTTGGCTGCGTACCCGACTGCCCACAAGACAAGGACTGCAATGACGATAATGACCATTATTATTTCTCACCAAAATCTCTATACATACCATGTAGAATAATAACAACAAGTACACAAATGATGCCAACCGTTGTTGCGTCCATTACTCGTAGTCCTTCCATGCGCCTGGCGTGTACCACGCCTCTGCTTCCTCACGATCCGTTAGTGAGTAATAGACTCTGCTTGTCCGCAGTTGTGGCTTGCGCACGAGAACTCGTACACGCTTTTGATCCGTCCTGTACAATGCGTTCTCTCGTACGGTTTCCGCTTCCTCACGAGTCTCGCACGGAAAGATCAGTGTGTTGGTCTTTCCTTTCGCCAGACCCCAACCGCTCATGAACGTGTCATTGGACAGTACGTAGTAGGGTGCGTCAGGAATTTCGCTTTGCGCCGTGACGTTGGTACTCACTGGCATTTCTCTTTTGGGCAGTAGGTTGCGTACGGGTGGTGGTTCATCTCGTACTGTGCACACGCACATTCCTCATGCGTCATTTCGTGGTCATGCCACTGCACATAGATCTCCATGTGCAACGCATTTGCTTTTGCATCATTGATCGACAGCTCTATGTACTCGTCAAGGGCGTGCTGGCTATCGAAAACAAGGTAGCTGTCCAGTGCGCCTTCTACAATCACGTCAACGTTCGCATACATTTTACCTCCTGGAAAACGCTTTCTTAAGCTCATTTCTGTACGCGCGAATGGTTGCCGTGTACTTATTGGTCACGTGGTTACTGGCATTTGGGCACTGGCCGTTGCGCAGTTCTGCATTGCAGCGGCCAGCACCCTTTCCAAAATTGCGCTTTGCTAATGCACTACACGTCATCTGGTGGACCATCGAGACCGTACCGTCCAGTCTCGTATTCTGGCAGTGTACCAATAAACTCGGACGCTTCCTGTTCGGTATCAAACCACCCAAGTACTGGGCACTGCTCGCCTGGTTCGACATCCTTTGTATCAACAACCACGTATGGCTTTTCCATCTCGACATATCGCCAGAGTGGAACGCCAACGTAGTCAAGCTTACTTGGGTCCATCTCAGTAATCTCCAAGCGCTGCTGCACCACAAATCGCAGTCCAGAGCACTGTCGCAGCAGCCCAGCACTGGCCCATATACTGACCATGCATATGACAGTGCGATCCGTGCCGGCAAGCCTTTACTACGTTCTTTTTGGTATAAGTACTGTAATCCCTTGTTCATGCCACTACCTCGTTCGGCTGAAACTTCCAGTCACCACTGTGCTTGAGCTGGCTAAGCTGGCTCAACATATACATCGCGTGTGTCGTTTGGCCAGGAATACCGTTCAAAAACTGAGCTGAAATGATGATAGGAACGGTTTCGGTTTCGCCCTTTGTTGTAAAGTGCATGAACTCATGCACAAGGACCGCTGCCAGATGCGGAATGAAATCCACGAGTAGATGATTCGCTTCACCACGAATATTGTCCAAATTTACTACGGTTGTTCCAAGAAACGCTACCGTTACAGCTTGGACCTCCGTTTCACACCTCGCGACAGGAGGCCCACACTGGTAAATTCGCCAACCGCCTGGTAACTTACTCATCATCGAAACGAGATCCGGCCTACCGTACTCTACAATAAGTTCTAGTGCCTTCGTGACTGGCTCACGAACTAACTCGTCAATCGTCACGTTAGCGATCGGTGACTCCACTGCTGTTACCATATCAGTTACCTTTTTTCGTTAGTAGTTGTTTTTGAACTGATCAACTGATTGTTGTGGGAACTTATGCGCGAAGAGCTTGAGAACGAGTTTTTTGGCCCATCGACTGCGCGTATCGGTTTCATTGTCCAGGTAGTTGTCCTTCCAGTTGGCGATTACGTCAGCGCCATATGCGGAAAGGATATACTCGATCTCTGACAGTGCTTCTCGAAACGAGAGATCCTTGTCGGTATTAAGTGTGCTTTTTGCTAAAGCGTCGGCAAGGTCATAAAGTGACAACCGAAACGCAACCGTCACATCGATATAGAGGTTGCCATCTTCACCAAGTGCCGCTCCACGTGCCATGCTCATGGTTACTCATACTCATTCCAGAAATCTGGCGCTTGTGTTGGGTCATACTCGCTGCCACGTAGGAAATTCCATACGATAGCACCGACTCGTCCATTGCCATCGCGAAATGGGTGGATCTCTTCGAATTCCTTGAACCATTCGTCAGGCGACGTATCAACCGCGAGGAAAAGGAACCGGCTCATTACGCCTTCGACATCTTGCCACGGCATTTTGATATCATAGCCAACACGAACATCAACGGTACGAAACCCGTTCCTGTTCTTGACCGGCTCGACTATCTTGCCAAGCGACAAGATAAGATCTCTCGTAATATCTGTCGGCTTACGGTATGCATCTTCCATCCACTTCCACGCCTTATACATGTGCCAGACGCTCATTTCGCCTGACTGCTGACGTGTGCACTCTTCGGCACAGAACTTGACAATATTCTCTGTTGTTTCCACTTTTACTTACCTTTCAGGAAACCTTGTAAAGACCGTTTTTCACGGCGATCAGCGCAACTGGCTGCATCTCTTGTGGCTTTCCATCGGCGCCAAACGTTTCTGCATACACGCTGAGATGAGACGTGCCAGGATACATCGCTCGCGCTTTGGCGCACCGTTTTCTTGCCTCACCGCATGCCGTATCATTGTCCTTACAGCGTAAAACATCAACGGTATAGCCTTTGGTGCCCATTTCTGTGTGTGCCGTGATTCGGTACCGAACCATAGTTATACCACCAAATCGAGCCGCGTGACCATTTCAACACCACGCATGCCATAGACCATCGCAAACGCCGTGAGAAATGCATCCCAGTAGTCTGTACCGGCAACAATTACGCGCCCGTAGAGGCTTGGCCACTTAAGGCGGTCGGTTGCTTCGAAATCAAACCAGTACGTATCCATGTTGTAGTTTCCTTTTTCTGTTGTGCCCGGTTGCGGAATCGAACCGCTTCGCCAGTTACCGGGCTATTGTGTTGTGTTAAGAAGTTCAACCACTCACGTGGCCATTACTCATCTCCTGTAACGCCTTCCGGAACTCGCTCGACGGCACGGTATAGGTAATCGTTGTTGGGCCGGTCGCGAACCTTTTCGCGAACCTTTGCATCGCCAACAAACCGGTACTGCACGGTCGAGCCGTTACTGCTGAGGGTTTCGTTGACAGCCGTAAGCCGGTAGTCCAGTACTTCATTACCAATTCCAGTGCCAATTCCTACGACATCGAGCACCTCTGCCGCGAGAAATCGCACTTTTGCCCTACTCTGCGGGGGCTCCACCAATTTCTTTGAGCGCCGACGTAACTTGACAATCACGTTGCCCCAACTCAATGCGTCATCAATCGTCCGACACGCATTGATTCCTTCACCGCAGTTGTGCATGCCGGTATCAAGCCGCCTTGCGCGCTTGACTTTTCCCGGTAGATATGGAGTGCGGCCATAATATGTCCCGACGAGACTGGTTTCGACACCCTTATAAAAGATTCGATCTTCGTCGTTTGTCATTTCTGTGTTCTCTTTTACCTTTGCAGGCTGCTTTGTCATTTTCTCTCTACCTCGTTTGGACGCCACTTAGCAAGTGATTCCGGAGGTAGGTAGCAAGTGCCCGCCGTGCCAAGTCCGGGCTATAACGCAGAATGACAGCAGGATTTGCGTATCCTTTTGCCTTGACAGCATTATAGAGCGTGGAAATCATCGTGTAGCTTTCGGCAAGGTGGTAACGCAAATGGCTTACGTCACCAACTACATCACCAACCGAGTCGCCTTCCGTTGTGAACTGGCAGAAGAGGCAGTCACCGGCTGTCGTTTCCGACTCGAGCAGCTCTTTGACTCGCTCGTTTGTGTAGAGCGCGACATAGGCGTTGATCTCACGCTTGAGCTTGGCATTTTCTTTTTCACGCTTGGCAATGTCTGGCCCGTCGCTGGCATTCACTGCTCGCAACGGGTTAAACGCAAGGCGAATACCGTCGAAGTACGGAAAGACCTTTTGCGTACCGTGTTCAGTACTGTACTCGTAGAGGTACCACTGCCCACGGTCGGAGTACACCCTGTACGGGCGCGGAAGATACGTGTTGATCCTGTCTTTTGTTGTGGGTGTCAAATAGCCACCGTCGTGGAGTGTCACAGTGCCGTCTGAGTTGAAAACCACAACATCGGTTGCGTGGAGTTTGACTGCGATGGTGTGCTCATCGCGCCGTCGCAGATAGGTATTGTTGCCGACTTTTCTGGACTGTCGCTTGCCAAGTGTCTCGGCCGCTTCATCGTACGCGGTGACTTGTGTCTTTGTCATTTCGTTTACCTCTTGTTTTCAAGCCCGTCAAGCAATTGAAACGCGATATCACGGAGCGTATCCTCGTCAGCGCCGTAAATACTTACTTCCAAATGCGTCGCGGCAGCTTCACGCTCGTCCTCATTGACAGCGTTTCGCAACGTCATAACCGCACTACTGTCACTGAACTCCATTTCGCCTCTGTTTCTCACTGCGTTACCAACCTCGATTTCCCGCTCACAAGCGCGATGGCATCTTGTGAGTACTGCTTTGCAAGTCGCTTGAGACCGTACGGAAGCTTGTGGCCATTTGCATTAGCAAACGTCACAACAGCATTATCCTCTAACATGCCGCTCCACGTTCCATCGTGGCTGAATGCGACCGCATGCACGGTTCCACCGTCGTGTTCGATTGCCTTACGAGTGTCAAGCACAAACCGTGCCCAATCGTGGTCATTGAGTGGTTTTGGGCCGACGTTTCTACCAATTGTCAGTGCGCCGTCCATTGTGCATCATTACCTTTTTTGTACTTGTTTCTACGCTGATCTACTGTCGTTGGTACTTTGTCCGTGCGTACCAAATCCATGCGTTGGCAAGGTCAGTTACCGCTGATGCTGTTTCCCAGTTTCCTTCGGTCGCTTGAGTTTCTGCCCATTTAAGCAAGGTCTCCGCGTGTTCTAACGCCTCTGTTGCTGTTGTCATTTACCAGTATCTCCGTCCCATTGGGTGCCCTGGGCCTTTTCGTGGTTTTGATGACGCGATTGCCAGCAAAATCCATAACGTCACAAGTGTTATTGAAATCGCAACTGCCATTCTCACCTTTTTCTTAGTGGGAACCTCTTTCGCAGGCCAGAAGGGATTTGAACCCTTATCCACCAGTTTTGGAGACTGGCACTTTGCGCAGTTAAGCTACTGGCCAATGTGTTATTAGTGTACTCCAAAAGCCTATGTGCAAAGGCTGTAGGTTTGTCAGTACTCGATTTGCTAGAAACGTTCCGTTTCTGGCGAATTCAGTACTGCCTTAAGGATCATGTCGTCACAGTCGTCATTGCAATCGGTCTCGTCACCGAGAAACCCAAACGGGTTTTCCTCGTCCAGACTAATTTCCCACAAAACGCCACGACGATGGATATAGAGGTGCTCAAATCCTGTATCGATCTCGCGGAGCTTGTGGACATACTCGACACTGTGCGTAATCGACAGGTGCCAACTTGCAATTACCAACAGAATTGCCGCACACACGATCTTATGGTGCTCGACTACGTGCCGTACAAGCCGATACAGCGTGCACAGTCTTGTGTAGTCGATTGCGGTTGGCGTAATGCCGTATGCCCAAATCACTGCGCCAACACCTTTGCTATGCAGACCGTATCAGTACCTTTCATGGCAGCCATATGGATCACTCCACTTCTGCCTTTGCACATAGGCTTTTGCAGTACACTGTACCGGGTACAACAACGCTTCACCGCGATGGTCTGTTTCAACCACATCGTTGTACCCGGTACAATATACTGCAAAGCACAACACGCTGAATAAAGCGGCCAAACGATCCTTACGCTTGCAGTACGGTTTGCACAACGAAATGGATCCAGACGATCCATGGCGCAATGCAAACAGTGGTAATCATTACCTTAGTCGATGCGCTCACTGGGCCACTCTTTCGGAGCGGACTTAAGTAAGTCGGCAAGGACCGCAAGCATGATGATGAACGGGCTTGCAATGAGAAAATGGGTTAGGAACTCTTCGGCTCCGCTCACTCTGAAACAACCGGCACTCGATGGTCAGGTGCCAATTGCCACCTACCCTGATTGAACATGCACCGTACAGTTAGTGAACCGTCATCGTGTGCGGAAATGCATTCCTTGGGAATAACAAGGTTGAACTGCGACGAATCACCATTGGGCACCATCGAGTCCTCATTGACGACCACCACGGTTTTGGCAGTCTTACTAGCACTTCTGTTGGACTCATACGCAAGCGTGCCAAGATTTGCAACCACGATGACTGTCAGCACTGCCGCGACAATGATGCCAGCGAAATTTCTGTAAATCCAGTCGGCCATATACGTTACCTTTGGTATTGGTACTGATTTGGCCGCTCAATACAGCGTGTTGTGCTTCACTGTGTACGTTGAACTGGCGATTTGCCAATGTCGTTTTTGTTTTTGTTACTTGACCTGCACGAGCTGCTTCGCATCGAGTCTGACATGATCGCCATTTGTAAACCAAATGGAAACGCTGTCCATACCGTTTGAGATGGATCGCGCAGTTAACTCCACAATCCTGCTGTCGCCAAGAACCATACCACTGCGGAGAGTACGCGCCAGAACGGTTTTCACCGCTTCGCCTTTGGGTGGTTCTGTAGCTCCGCGTCGGATGGGCCGTCCGAGCTGCCCGCAAGCTCCGCATCCATCTCAGCGGTTCCGTTGAACCAGAAGCCAAAATCAGTTTCGGAGTCGGGATGCAGCCCAAAAAACCCGCCCACAGGGGCGATGGCGTGCATCATTGGAATGAGCTTGCTGTTCAACAGGAATGCAATTTGCTGCTGGCGGTGAACGTGAGTACAACGTACACAGTGTTTTCCCATATGGGTGTGCTCGCCCGAGTTGGCCAGAATGTTGTCCAGCTTGCGCCCGTACTCGTCGCCTTTGGATTGGCTTACCGTCGCGATGACATCAACAAAGGCTTGTGCGATCTCAGCCAAGTCTGTTGAACTTGTGATAAGGCCAAAATTCTCGGCCTTGTCACCTGAAAGAATTGCATTCAGCGTACTCGTCATTGCATTTTACCTTTCAATGCTTTGGCAAGTCGCCAGTACAACGTACACAGTGTTTTCCTAGTTGCGTGCAAGAATGGCAATTGCTTGCCACACACACCGTTTTTAGGTGACGACTACGTAGAGTAACCGGACTGCAACTACAATAACAAGAAGTCTGGTTATCAGTGTGAGCAGTCGATCGCTCATTACCAGAGACTTGGAAACACAGGGTAGTCCTCAAAGTACCGACGGAACCGTGACACTTCGCGCCCGGCCTTTGTCTGGTGCTTCTCGTTCCGACGCCGAAATGCCGCTGCCCGCATTTTGGCCTTGTTTGCCTGCTCGCGCTTCTGGGTCACTGTGTCAGTTCCTTTTCGTTTCCGCCGTGGTCGTGGTCGTGTTTGTGTGGCACCGTATCAGTCTTTACGATACGCTGGTAGCAGTTCTTGAGCCGCTCGATATCAGCGCTAAGCCGGTTTGAGACCTCCACGCAAATCAGGTTGGATTCCTCGTCAAGCATTCCAACGCCGAAAATGTCAATGTCAGACTTCGCATTGACAAGGGCGTGGAAAAACGACTCGATCTTGTACGTGGCCGGGTCAATTTCGGTCATGTTCCGCTGGCACATACTGTTTTTACCTTTCGGTTGTTGCATGACCAGCAATTACCATACTAACACGCAACTAGGTTCCATATGAATGCGAACTGACGATTCGGCACGTCGCTACGTACTATCACGTGCCTCGGGGAGAACGTTCACAAACAGGACAGTGACACTTGCCGTAGTCAACGGAGTAGTCATCAGAGTAGTGGCGTTAGAATCGTTATCGAAGTCGTTATCGAAGTCGTTATCGAATTTGAAAAAGTCGTTATCGAAGTCGTTGTCCCAAGCATCGAAATCATCATCAGAGTCGTTATTCTCGTCGGTAAACGGAGACACGGAATTTCTATAGCCACCGCCGTCAAGCAACACGTAGGAGCCATCCTCGCGCGTGCCGGCGTTTGTAGCTTTCACGTCGTACATAAGGCGACTCATTTCAGCATACTCGTCGCTGGAATAGAACTCCGTGATAGGAGCTTGCCCATACTTTGGCATGGCAACCACGTCGCCGTTCTGCGTTTCCCAAAGCGTGTACTGCGGTGCCCAGGAGTAACCCTTTTCCTGCAACCGCGCAAACGCATTTGCCTCGCGTGCCTGCATTTGCGAGTCGCCGTTATGGTTCACTTTGTAGACAAACCCGTCTGGCCCCAGGTACGCGGAACGGAATGAACCAGCTCCGAGAAACTCAAAACCGTTTCGGTACGTACTCACCGCACGTTCGGCCATTTCTTGGGAACCAATTCGTTCTTGCATTGCCAAGTTCCTTTGTATCATTACCTGTTGGGTTTTGTAGGAACCGACCGAACCGTCAGTACGCACTCATATGGAGGAACTTGGCGCAAGAATGGCAATTGCCAAACATGGCTACTGTGGGTTAAAGTATGAGTACATGACTCCAATCGCAAGACTCACTGCGGTAATGAGTAGGATCATAATTCCCGCAGTATCGTTTCTCACTGGTGGTGGCCACCAACAACCACTGCATAGTAAAACTGTGCAAACATGTACAGAACGGCCAGAAATGCCAGTGCTGGCGGTCCCACGCACTTACACACGTCCCACAGGGCAGTGGAAATGGTTTTGTAGTTCAACGAGGCTTCCGGTAAATCGTGGCCTTCTCGCCAATTCTGGCCGGCAGTGGCCTGCCGGAAGTCCAGACAACTTTGTCACTTCGCATAGCATTTACCTTTCGTGTCACCACGAATGGCAATTGCCACACTAGCGCCAAATTCCGCAGTACTGAGTCTTGAACTCTTCCACTCTTTACTGCTCACAACCCAAATGATGCTCGTCACGGGAATTCACGCGAACAAACACTCTCTACGGTTTTGTGCCGCAAGAACTGGCCCGAACTCCGAATCAAGTAGTGACGCCGGAACTCTCGCCCACAAGTCAATCATTTGTGTGTCGAGACCGTACTTGCGCCTCCATTTGCCGATGCCATCGGCAGTGTCGCCTTGATCATGCCAGTGCAAAAATGCACTGCCACCGTGTTTGTCAAAAATCATACTGGCGACAACAAACGGCACTGTTGGCTCTCTCACTGTGCACCAAACCCGTACCCGGCTTCGATCTCGGCAATGATCCGTAACAGGTCACTGCGGTTCGTGCTGTAGTCGAAGTTGTCGTCGGGCGGATCTTCCAGCTCGCCGTAACTAGGGTCGAACTCCTCGTCGAACTCCTCGTACATCGAAACATGTTCATACATATTCGTTTACCTCTTCACAAGCGGGGGAACTCGTGTCCTGGCCGCCAAAATCCAGGTCCTCTACCTCTGTACGTTTGGTACAGGTATGCACCCATGTAGGTGGTATCGAAATGTGGGTCCATATCGTTTGTTTCTGCAAACTCTTCGACCTCGGAACGCACATGCGCGAGCGTTGCTCCGGTGGAAACAAAGTCGTCAACAAAAATCCACTGGTGGCCAAGGGTTCCGGCAGGTTCGCCAGAACTGTGCGACTCGTCACTGTCTTTCCGAACCAAAAGAAAATCAACGTCGAGCGCTTTGGCAAGGGTTGGAATCACGAGCGCGCCGGAAAGTCCAGTCCCGACCATTGTGTCGAATTCCACATCGGCAAGCGCGCGCTTTGCACGGGCAACTAACGTTCTCCGACTACCAAATGCCGCGTCGAAGTATGTACTCGCCGTTACTGCATCTTCTGCACGCATCGTTTACCTCTTACCTCTTGTTTTGTGAACAACCACGACGAACATCATTAAGGTTGTGAGCAATACTGAGAAGTGCCAAACTAGACTGGCGATACGTTGCGTCGCCCAGTCCCTTTACAAGTTCAACCCCAATGTCGGAACAATGCGCGCATGCTTTACTACTGTTCGCTTATTCTACGTGTTCCACTCAAAACCAGGGCATTGCATCATACGCCCAGTCAACATACGCACCCATGTTGAAGCCAAGGTCAAACCACCACTTGGCAAACATATGGAGCGTATGTGAGAGCTGCTGTAGCTGGTTTGAGTCCATGTCCACTAGTTGGTTTCGACCGGCTCAGGCCGTGGCTGAAACACCGCGACCTTTGCATTGATACCGTTTGCTCGCGCCGACGCGGCGAATTCCTTTGCCTCGGCAATGTCGTATTCCTCGTACTGGCGCCGGGTACCGTCGATGACGACATCCCACTTGGCAGTCACGGGAACGAGCTTGAAAACCTCAGCCATTTCGCACCATTACCCTTTTTGGGTTGCGTGAATGCGCGCATTGTACCGACATTGGAACTGAATGAATGATACGATTCTTCCGCTCAAGGACCGAACAGTACGTACACTGCAACCAGTAGGCCACACAGGGCCAGGCTTTCTGGGTTGGTTTGGGTTTTCACAGGCTTGACGGTGTGTAGTAGCTGTTGTTGGTTGGCTCATTGCTATAGTATTTACCGGCTTCGCCCCGGAGCTTCCGCGCATGCACGGTGGCCCCGCCCTCAAATGTTGTTTCGTACGGGACTCTTGCCCACAGGTCACAGTAGATATGCACTGGTTTGGCGGAGCCGGACTCAACATCGGAAAGCATTTGCCGAAGCGACCTGATTTTCCTCACTGTGCCACCAATGAGGTGATGGTGCATGACTGTTTCATTGGCAAAACGGTCATGCAGCATCGATGCAACAAAGTACGGAACGTTGTTGTTTGGCGCAACACGGATCTTGAAAACCCCGTCCGGGTTTACGCAACGCTCCCACTCAGCATCATACTTTGCCAGGCTGACATCCTCATATAACTGCGCATTGTTTACTGGTTCGCCACTTGTCATGTCTACCACTTGCCAGTAAGCCCTTTCCGCGTTCATATCATACCTCTAGTCCGTTCCGTCTTACAGTTTGCAGTGTACGTACTGTACGGTCCTTGAGAACCGAATTCCTGAAACCCACCCTTTGCCCAACCGGCCACCGGCGCCAAAAGCAAAAGCCCCACAGGGCACGGAAAGGCAAAGGGCAGTTTCAGTTTCGTGTTCTCATTCATTCATTCAATTCTCAGTACTGCTAACCAATCAGGCGGGATACGCTCACTGGAATTGCGAGACAAGTCATTGCACGCTTTCACGTGATTTACCGTTCACAAGTGAGGACCTCCTATTTCTAGGATCTCCTCAGTGAGAATCTCCTATTTCTAGGATTTCCTCAGACGGGTTATCGCAAATGGAACCAAACGCTACGCCAAAGTCCTACTTCCCTGATTGGCTTTCGTCACTATTGAATTCTCAAAGGTCACGCGCGAGCACCGGTACTGCCGAACAAGTCTTGCCCTTTGACTCCACCGAGCGGCCAAACTGAGATGAGTAGTTCATACCCATACTCAGCGAGGTTGCGCCTCACGTAGCGTGTCCGTCACCTGTTCTCAGACTCGGACTTGCCATCTGCCATCTGCCGGGTGGTCCCACGGTTCACTTGCGCGCTACGTGGTTTCCGCCGGTCGGACGGCTCCGGTTCTCGCACTCTTGAGTTGTCAACACTGGTGAATGACCATCCGGTCTCTCGGCCCTCCGGTCTCCTGGTCCAGCACCACAAAGCTATCATGACCAGCGTTTGGGCACAACCGACTATTTGGGACATCCCAGACAAATCACGTATAACCCTGTCACCATTTGGTTCCGTTACCAAAACGTGATCTTGTGACAGAAATGACCACAATGTCCGGACTGAGAGAATAAAAACTGACAGTCACTGTCAAATGAATGTTAACGCGGTTAACCTCACGCTTGTGAACGCATTCACAAGCATATCCCCTTCTCTATACATAATACTATATATGTATATATATATATATGTATATGGTATATACAGGTGCTCTATCGGGTATATAGGATCAAATTCAGTCATATGCCATATCCCACGCAAGTCTACCTTTTTAGTTGTACAGTCAACCGTCTATTGTATACTCTCGCTATCGTGCCTGGTGGGAGGCATTTAGGTCAAGTATACCCATAGATGTAATGTGTCTGTTTTGAAAAACACCACTTTCACGAAAGTCAATGTATTGCATACCACGCATATCTACAAAATCGGACAAAAAACCGACACACCGGACAAAAAACCGGACAAAAGCGAAAAAAACTGGAACAGCAATGGGACAGTGTGTCTCAGGCCGTCTCAGGCGATGCCATACGTGGTGCCATATGTTGTCGTAAGGCGGACAAAATGGACATCAAAATGGACACCAAAAGGGACGAAGTGGACAAAAAACCGGACAAAGTGGACAGTGAGGTATCAAGCGGTATCATATGGTGGCCATATGGCCCCGCGCAAGGTTGTCGAGATCGGCAACCCACCTAAGGCGCCCGAGTAGTTCGACTCGCACCACCACCTACCTGTGGGTGCGCTCGCCCGGGATGGCCGCAAAAAGGGACCTTTGCGAATTTCACGAAATTTCGATCAAATCGGTCACTTGGGTGTAGACACACTCCGCTGGGTGGTGGTAAGGTGTGGACACACCGAAGGACCAAGGGCCAGGAGGCAAAAATGGACAAGAAAGTCAAAAGCCGCAAGCGCTACGGGTGCGAGGACTGTGGCGCCACCTGGTCGCGCAAATCGGACATTCCGATCAGGTGCCGGTCCTATGCAGTCATGATTCGTAAGAACGACAAAAACATCGGCGGGTACGAAATGGTCGAAGGCGACATCGACTTCTAAGGGGAAGAAAATGGACAAGACAGACAAGCTGAGCATCCGGGATGCACTCGACAGTCTCGACATGTCGGATGGCGAGTTCGATCTTGACATCTGGGCCGAGCGGCACATGGCGGCCAAGCGGCGCATGGCGGCTAAGCCAGTCGAGAGTGCCGAGATCGAGGTTCGGGTCGTTACGTTCAAGCGCCTCAAGCCGGGCGAGAAGCGCGAAGGGTTCTAAGATGTCTAAGGGTACCAAGGGTCGCCACATTCGCATCTCGGACGAACTCTGGCAAGCGGCGCAGATGAGGGCAAAACAGGATGGGACGGATCTCTCGGCCGTACTCCGCGAATTCCTCGAAAGGTACGTAGCTGGTAAGTAGCCCGTACCACCAGAAAAAGGGCCTTCTGTACGAAGGCCCTTTTTCACGTCTATAGGGTATGTACTACGCATAGGGTATGTACTACGCATAGGGTATGTACTACACCATACCACTACTATGGTATGTATGGTATGTATGGTATGTATGGTATGTATGGTATGTATGGTATGTATGGTATGTATGGTATGTATGGTATGTATGGTATGTATGGTATGTATGGTATGTATGGTATGTATGGTATGT